CCTCTGGAACCCCACCAACGGCAAGAAGTACACCTTCACGCCCCACCACGGCCTGAGCGCGGGGTGGGAGTGATGGCCCGCCGCTACACCTACGCCACGACCCTTTCCTGGGGTGGCGATGAGCCGACCGCCGAGGTCGATGTCGAGGTTTCCTACACGGTCGCCTGGGGTTCGGCCGAGACCGGACGCTTCGGGGCGCCCGAGGGCTACGACCCTGGCAGCCCATCCGAGGTCGAGGACATCCGGCTTGAGAAGGTCGAGGGCAAGCCCCGCCCCTGGGGCATGTACCACGGCTACATCGCCAACGAGGACGACGAGTTCGCGACCGACTGCATCGAGAAGATCGAAGGCAGCGAGCGCCACCTCGAGGCGATGATCCAAGAGGCCGCTGGGGTCGAGGACGCCCGCGCCGATGAAGCCGCCGAGCGGCAATACGAGGCCCGGCGCGAGATGGCGCGCGAGGCTGACAGCACGGGAGAGCCGTGGTGAGCGACGAACTCCACATCCCCATTCTGAACGTCTTCCTGGATGACGAACACGAGGTCATGCCCCCCGGCTGCGTCAACCACGATGACCGGGTGCGCGTCACCAATCTGGACGGCGAAGACCTCTGCCAGGAGTGCGCCGACGCGTGGTGTCGCGCCGAGGGCCAGTGGCAGCAGGGGCAACCGGAATGATGACCGATGTCCAACCCCTTGAGCGTCACCCGCAACTGGCTCGGTGGATCGAGAAGATCGCCTCTGTCGGCAATCAATTCAGCTGGGCGACTTGGTGCGCCTTCCTGCGGGAGATCAACCGGGCGCTGGATACCGAGCGCGAGCGGTCGCGGGCCATCCACATCGCAGGGTCCGGGCTTCTCCGCGCCCTGGAAACCTACGGCTTCCCCGTCTCCGACGCGGCCTCGACGGCCGACATGAGCGTCGAGGCCCGCAACCTCCACAACGCCGCCCGGCGATTTGTGGTCGCCCTTCACTCAACAGGGAGCATCGCCGACGAACCGGCGGTGACGAACGGACAATGACTTTCCTGATTAGCCAGACGGCGTTGATCTCGGCAGAAGACGCCTATGACGAGATCGCTACCGGCGCACACGAGCAAATCAATCGCCTTGGCGTCGAGAAAGCTGTCAAAGCCTATCTAGCAACCGATCCGGCGCTCGCCTACGCCATCGAGGTGCTGCGCTCGATTGCCGCTGCCGACGAACGCGGGCCGCCCACGGGCACAGCGCGCGCCGCGCTCCTCCGGTTAGGAGTGTCGCCAATATGAGCGGGTCCACCTTCAACCGCGCCGTCATCTCGCAGGAGATTGCGGTCGTCTACAGCGGCGGCGGTCGGCGATACTTCACGCTCAAGGCCGCCGCGCGCGGGGCCGCCAAAAAGTACATGCGCGACCTCATCGCAGAGCAAGGCGAAGACGGCGTGCCCCAGCTGATGTTCCAGCGGGAAGTCGGGCGGATGGCTGGCGAATTGCTGCGCGGGGAGGCCATGACGTTTGACTGGGATGAGGCGAACGAGCGCGCGAAGGGTGACGATGATGAGGCCGGCGTCGCCTACCACTTCGACTCTGTCGGGCGCGAGCCGGGAGTCTTCGATTGACCGAACACCTCCAAGGCTACCCCTACTCCCAAGACGTGATCACCCGGCTTCACGAGCGCGCCGAGAGCTACCGCCAATCGGGCGAGAGCGCAGCGCACACCGCCGACCTGTTGGACGAGGCGGCAGGCTGCATCGCGTCGCTACTTGCCGACCTCCAAGTTTACGCCCGCACCGCCAAGCTGATCGAGGAAATCGACCGCCGCGTGGTGGACGTTCTGATGTGGATGGATGAGCGCGGGCGCAACAGCCGGTCCTTCGGCTCCCATGCCGACGCCTACGAGATCGCGGCGCGGAGGCTGCGCGAGGCCCTTGGTGGGAAAACTTCTTCCGAAACCTGACCGAAGCTTTCTTCTCATTGGGTACGTTTTGTGTTGACCCAATTGGGTACGCGACGTATCCTACTTTCATCAACAGCGGCTAACCCGCCCCCGATGAGGCCCGACGCAGATGTCCATCACCGATCACGATCTCTGGGACCGCAAGACCCAAGCGGCCATCGACAACGAGCCCGATTACGCTGCCGTCTGCGAGTGGTGCGATTGCCTGATTGATCAGATCGACATCAACATTGACCGCAACTACCGCAACGGCGGGATGATCTGCCAAGCCTGCGACGATGACCGCGCGGCGGTGCAATCGTGACCCCCGCCTACCAACAGCCCGCCCCGGTCCCGGTCTTCGCCAAGCACGGTCTTGCCGGTCGCGGGATGTCTGAGCCCACCACCTTCATGTTTTCAGATGAGGCCATGACACGTCCTCTGGGCTGGACGAACGGGTTCCTGCCGGATGGGGCGATCTACGAAGTGTCGCTGTGTGAGCGGCGGGTTCTGAGGGTCGCTGCCGAGGCTTCGGCTTTTAAGTTGGAGGCGGCGTAATGGACCGCACCGAAGCTATTGGCCGGTTCATTCACGGGATGATCTTGGAGGATGAGGCCTCGAACGCAATCCCCGTTGGTTGCTCCTCGCAGAGCGGCAACAGCTTCACATTCACGGTGGAGTTGGACCCTGAGGACCCCGAGGACTTCGCTGGCCCCGCCGTTGTGCGGGTCACGGTTGAGGTTATGCAGCCATGACCCCCGCCCCCGGCTCCACGGCTGACCACGAAGCTCTCCGCAAGGCTGTTGAGGTCTCAGAACGTCAGACGCGGGTTGCTGACCTTGTTCAGTGCCCTGCGGCCTTCGCCCTGGATAACGCGGCTTATCTCCGTGTGACCGAGCTGGCGATCCTCTGCGGCTACCAGTGGTCAAGTTCAACCACAACCCTCGAATGGGCCAAGAGGCGTCTTGAGGTCCTTGATAGGCAATATGGGAGGGGGGGTTCGTGACCCAACTCGTGTTCAACGCCGTGGATGCCGCGATGGAGGCTGTTGAGGCCCGCATCGACAAGGCGACCGGCGGCAAATCCACCTACCCGATCACAGCCGAGATTTCGGAGCTTCAAGGCGCGCACGTCGCCCTCTGGGAGCTTCGCCAAGCCCTCCACCGCGCGCTGAAGGCGGAAGGCCTGTGACCCGCTCCTCCTGGCCCCTGGTCCTTATCGGCTTCTTTGCCGTTGCTCTCGCCCTTCCGGTGACGTGATGAGCGAACGCTACAGCCCCGGAACCTGCCTCACGATCTGGGCCGTCCTAGCCGCCCTGTCGTGGATTCCTGCGGTGAAGTTCATCGCCTTTGTCATCACCCATTGGAGGCTCTGATGTCAGCCATCCCCATCCCCTCCCCCACCACCATCCTTGTCGCCTCTGCTGCGTCTGACCTTCGTACCATCCAGACCGCAACATCGGCAGGGTTCATCACACCTGACGCCCTGGACCGGATGGAACTCGCCGCCCAACGCCTGTCGATCCAGGCCCGTGAACTCCGCATCCATGCGAGAGCGATAAGGGCTGACGCCAAGCGGGAAGCTCGCGGGAGGGCTGCGGCGTGAAGCTTTTCCCCCATGAAGCCCGCGAGGTCTCCGATGCGCTCGCGACTGTCCGCATGAGGGCCGAGGCCTGCGGACAGCAGCCCGACACCGACGAAACACGCAACGCCCTGATGGCCGTCCGCAAGGCCGCCATTGATGCAATTTACACCCTGAACGAAGCCGAGAGGAAGTCCCGCGCGACAGCGGAAGCCGCCTCGCAAGCCGCGTTTAGGGCCAAGCTTGAAAGGCTCTCCGCATGACCCGCCTGACCCCCGATCAGATCGCCGCGCTCCAAGCGCCCCTCAACCGCGACAACGTCAAGGGCCGCAAGCAGGCCGGGCGCGAGGTGTCTTACATAGAGTCTTGGTTCGCCGAGTCCGAGGCCAATCGGATCTTCGGATACGACGGCTGGGATAGCACGATCAAAGACCTTCGCCTCGTCTCTGAGCGCGAAGTGACCATCGGCAAGGGCAGCAGCTACGAGAAGCCCGGCTGGTCCGTCTCCTACGTCTGCACCGTCCGCGTCGATGTCTGCATTGATGGGGCGTTCGTCACCCGCGAGGGTGTGGGCGCCGGCCACGGGATCGACGCTGATCCTGGCCAAGCTCACGAGAGCGCCGTCAAGGAAGCCGCGTCGGACGCCGAAAAGCGCGCCCTCAAGACGTGGGGAAATCAGTTCGGCCTGGCGCTTTACGACAAGACGCAGGCCAACGTCGCCACCGCCCAGGAGATCGCCAGCAAGGGCCGCAAGACCCCGGCCCAGGCCAAGCGCGACGGAGACCACGAGAAGTACATGACCGAGTTCGCCAAGCTGGACCAAGCGGGCGTGATCGACTGGCTGACCAACTTCGACAGCTACACCGCCGACGCGCCGGTCCAATGGCTGGACGCCCTGAGGGATCGCCTCACCGACCGTGAGAACGAACTGAAGCGTCCGCCGGAATCCCTGGACGCCGAAGCCGACCTTGACGAGGGCTTTCGCGGCGCGGTGGGTCCGGCAAGTGCAAGCGGCATGGCCGGGAGCGACCGTCAGGTGGCGGCTGCGTGATGGCCCGCGCGACCCTCACCCTCGACTGTAAGGCCCGGCGAGAACAGGCGTCGCGCTGGTGCCTCAACGCGCCCCTCGGAACCCGCATCACCTTCGCGGAGGCCAAGCGGACGGCAGACCAAAATTCCATGATGTGGGACCTGCTTACCGACATCGCGACCCAGGTCCCGTGGCACGGCGTGAAGCTCTCGGCTGATGATTATAAGCTGATCTTCATGGCCGCGCTCAATCAGGAAATGCGGCTGGTCCCGAACCTCGACGGCACGGGCTTCGTCAGCCTTGGCCGCTCATCCTCCAAGCTCTCCAAGGCGGAAATGTCCGACCTGATCGAGCTTATCCTGAAGTTCTGCGCCGAGCGCGGCGTGACGACTTTCGACAGCAACCAGGTCGCGGGTGGGGTCAATAACCCTGCCCGCGAGGTTGCTTAGATGGCCCGCTCTGTCCCCGAGTGGATCGGCAAGACCCACGACACCCCCATCCCGCCCCGCGTCCGGCTCCGCGTGTTCGAACGCGATGGCGGCGTCTGCCACCTGTCAGGACGGAAGATCCGCGCTGGCGAGGAATGGGACTGCGACCACATCAAGGCCCTGATCAACGGCGGGGAGCACCGCGAAAGCAACCTGGCCCCGGCGCTGCGCGACAAGCACCGCGAGAAGACCGCCGAGGACGTGGCCGAGAAGTCGAAGGTCTACCGGATGCGCGCCAAGCACCTCGGGACCTGGCCGAAATCGAAACAGAAAATCCAGTCGCGGGGGTTCCGATGAAGACGCCAACCGAGCGCAAGTTCCTCGCCCTCCTGGCGGCTCAGCCTCAAGGCCGCTGCGGCTTCCGTCCGATCAAGTTCGAGGAGGCTCGCCGCGAGTTCCAAGGCTTGCTGGACGAAGGCTTGATCCGCGAACGCCACCTTGGCTCCAACCCCGGCTTCCAACTGACCGACGCCGGCAAGGCCTACCTCAATCCGACAGGTGACCAATGAAAGACCTCATCATCGCATCGCAGCCTTATGTCGCCGCAGCTCTTGCCGGGCTCCTGTTCGCAATGTGGAAGTCGGACACCTTGCTCAACATCAGCCTGAAGTTGGCGTTGGCGCTGCTCTCCATCATGAGCCTTTTCACCATTTTCTGGGGGCTTTCATGACCCCTACAGAACAAGCCGCAGATAGGGTTAAGGCCTACGCCGCCCAGATTGTCGAGTTCGCGCCCGACATGACGAAGCAGGACGCCGACGAGCTTTCCGCCGACCTGACCGCCCTCCTCTCCGCCCTCACCGCCCTACAGGCGGACAATCAGCGCCTTCGCGTCGCCGTCCGATACCAGAATGAGCGAGATAACCGCATCGGCACCCATGGCACTGACTGCCACACCTGGGGGCCGCGCCATTACGAATGCGCCATCAGGTTCGGGAAGTCCGCCGAGTTCGTCTGCGCCCTCATGGCTGCGGCTGCGGAGACGACCTATCGGACAGGGTTCCGAGACGCCGAGCGCGTCACCGACGAGCGCCATATCGACTACCTGCGCGGCAATGCCATCGCCGGGATCACCGCCGCCATGCAAGCTCCTGACGCCGATCTCACCGCACGGGTCGAAACCCTACAGGCAAGGGCGGGGGAGCTAGAGGGGGAGAGCGCGGCGATCCTGTCCCTCGTGGAGATTGGGGCCCGAGTAGAGCGGGATCGGTTTGAACGGATGCACCTACCAGACGACCGCTCAATCACCGCGATGTTCGGGCTTGAGAGGCTGGACAGAACGACCCGCGCTGCCCGAGCCCTTCTCACCCCTCCCCTGGAGCAAGAGTAATGGTTGGAAACAATGACTTGGAGTCCCAGAGCCAGCCGTGCACGGATGGGGCCCCGCCCATCCTGACTTCCGCTCAGCACTCCGATGGAGGGCGAGGCTGATGGGTATTGAACTGCGCCCCGTAAAGCGCGACGACGCCTTTCCGTTCATCAAGGCTCATCATCGCCACCACAACGTGCCGACCGGCTACATTTGGTGTCACGGCGTGCAGGATGACGATGGGGCCCTGGTGGGTGTCGCCGTCTGCGGGCGTCCCGTCGCCCGAGAGCTTGACGATGGCCTCACGACCGAGCTGACGCGCATGGCGACGGACGGGCACCCCAACGCCTGCTCTATGATGTACGGCGCGTGGCGACGCGCTGGCGGCACGAAGGGCTATCGGAGGGGCCTGACGTACATCTTGGCCAGCGAGGGCGGCGCGAGCCTACAGGCGTCGGGTTTGCGGCCCCTATGGATCGTCAAGGGGCGCAGCTGGGATTGCCCTTCTCGCCCCCGCACCGACAAGCACCCCACCGAAGACAAGGTTGCGTGGGGATGGGGTTCATGGCCCGAGCCCACTCCCGAGATGAAGACGCGACTAATCGCCATGTACGGCGAGTTCTGGGTCACAGGCAAGAAGCCCTCCAATCCAACCACCCCAGGCCTCTCGGGGCCGCAGGGAACCGAGGCCGCACTCTCGGCAACGGACGAACCCCTTCTTCTCGCCTCCCAGAACAAGGACGCTGACCATGGGTGAACCCACAGAAGCCCAGCGGCAGTTCATCCGCGAGATCTTGGACGGTGATCGCTGTGCCATCTGCGGCGACCTCCACGAGGCCGAATACGACTGCGAGGGGGCCAAGCGCGCCCTGATCGACGCCGTTTTCCCAGAACTTAGGAACGCCGAAAATGACCACTGACACCGCCGCGCCGCAATCTAGGCGCCACGCCCTCGCCGACGCTCTGATGAACCAATCATACGCCGTCCGCAACGGCAGGACTATCGACCACATCGTCTTGGAAGAAGCAGCGCTTGAACTCCGCACCGCTGCCGCCCGCTCCGAAGCCCAACCGTCTGGATATGATGGCCCTGTCGTCTACCTCCGCGACGTTGGAGGCATCGCCAGCGACGGACAGTACGACGAATGCTGGGCCGTCTGTTCCAAGGGCGATCCGGGCGCCCTCACCTTCACCGCCAGCCTATCGGATGCGAGCGAGGTCGAAGGGGAAATCGGCCCACCTACGCCGCTCGACGCTCTGAAGTTCCGCATGGAGCAGGGCGGCCACTCGCAGACCGACTTCGCGAAGCTGATCGGGAACCGGAGCCACGCGTCAGAAATCCTCGCCGGGAAGCGCTCGCTCAGCAAAGCGATGATCGCAACCCTCGCGGACGAGTGGGGCATCCCGGCCAGATCGCTCTTGGGGCCCGGCATTACAGCCAGCCTATCGGCTGCCTCCCCCTCTAGTGGAGATGAATGATGGAGAACAAGAACTTAGCCCCTCCCGAGCCAGTCGTGCGCGAAGGGGACCCTACCCCTTCTAACGCTACCGCCGAGCCTGCTGCGGCTTTCACGCGCGGGCCGCTCACCTACGGTCACACCGGGATGGATGACCCCAACTCCGGCCCACCGTGGTGGGAGGTCTATACGCCCCACGCTGGCGCTACGGCTTACGTGTGGCGCGAGGCCGACGCCAAACTCTACGCCGCAGCGCCTGAGATGCCCGAGGCCATCACCGACCTTCTCGGGATCATCGCCAGCGTCTGCCCGGAATACCTTGAATCCACGATGTGCGCCAATGCCCGCGCCATCCACGCCAAAGCCACCGGAGCCGACCAATGACCGCCCGTGATGAAGGCGCCGGGACCATGGACGGTTCGGGACTAGTGGACCTTACCCGTAACTGGGAGGAGGCCAGCAAGCGCGCCGAGGCCTATGCGAACAGCAGCAGGGCGAGCGATTTCGAGGCGGCGGAAGCCGAAGGGCGAGCGGCTGGGCTGAAAATGTGCGCCGCAGAACTGCGCGCCCTTCTCGCCGCCCCGGTCTCCGCTCCTGGGATGGAGCGAGTAGACTGGCAACCCATCGAGACGGCTCCGCACGACAGGTTCGTTCTGCTCTACAACCCGCCGCGCGACGAGCTTCTAGGCTACATTGCCATGGCGAAGTGGCAGGGCGGAAGCTGGTATGGCGTCGATGAGGACGGCCTGACCTTCAACCCTTTGCAGGCGTGGGATTTCGTCAGCCATTGGCGAGACCTTCCGGCTCATCCGAAGACACCTCAGGTCGAAGGTGAAAGTTCCCGGGAGGAACCCATTCCTTCAACCCCCCCCTTCATCCAATGGAACGGAGGAGAGAACCCAGCGCCGGGGAAGGTGGTGGAGGTTCGCTACAAACTCAGCACGATCGTGTCTGGCGCAGCCCCGTCAAGCCAACTCTGCTGGGAACACGCCCCTGAGAACAGCCCCGTGAGGGTCTACGACATCATCGCCTACCGCATCATCCCTACTGATGGAGCAGAAGCCGATGCGTAGCGACTTCTACGGCTTGCCCTATGCGGCGCAACAGGCGATCCGGCGAGGCGATACCGCCTCCACCCGCGCGCGACATCTGGGCCGCGCACGGAATGACCTGCGGACCGCGCTACAGGACATCCTCGCCACCAGCACGGTTGAGGGCGCCAAGGCCATCGCGCGAAAGGCTCTCGGCATCCCTACTGATGATCAGGGAGGGGAAGGGTGATGGGAACTGTTGCCTTCGCTATCGTGCTGCTGTTGTTCCCCCTGATCAGCATCGCCGCCAGCCTCAAGCTAATCGCCCATATCCTCTTAGACACTGGAAAGGGCGAGGCATGAGGCAGAGCGAAACCCGCAAGCGGGAGATCGCGCAAGGTCTTCGCGATGAGCAGGGAGGCCTGATCGGCGGCTTGGATATTCTGGAATGCTTCAAGGCGCAGGAAGATTTCGAGGCTGGCCGACCGCCTCCGCGCATAACCTCCACCTCCTACGACGTCTGGCGTGCGCGACTGGCGCGCGAGGCCGATGAAAAGGCCGACGTCCGCGCCAAGATCGCGGCGGATGACGTGGCAAGGATGGAGCGGATGCGCGAAGTTCTAAAGGACCACCCCGACATTCTGGCGCAGTACGAGGCTGAGATGGCACGTATTGAGGCGCAGGCCGACCCGACGCGGACACCTCCGAACGCCTCGGTAGGCCCCGGGAGGCCAACAAATCCCACACCCTCCCATCGACAAGGGGGAGAGACGACATGACCGAGAAGCTCTCTTACACGGTCCCCGAGGCCGCCGCCGCCATCGGCATCAGCAAGGCCACGATCTTCCGTCTGATCAAGGCCGCCAAGCTGGAGGCGTTCAGCTATGCGGGGCGGACGCTCATCCGGGCCGATGTCCTGCAACGGGAGATCGACAAGGCGTCAGGGAGGTTGGCGGCGTGATCGAGCGTCTTCGCCACCAACGCATCGACTTCGCCTATGCGGCGGCGTTCGTCAGCGAGCATCACCGCCACCACACGCAGCCGGTCGGCCATCTGTTCAGCGTCGGCGCGTTCCGTGGCGACAAGCTGGTGGGCGTGGTGATTGTCGGGCGTCCGGTTGCGCGGCGGCGGGATGACGGCCTGACCGCCGAAGTGACGCGGCTCTGTGTCCTGCCTGACGAGCCGAACGCCTGCTCATTCCTCTACGGCAAAGCCGCCCGCGCCGCCCTCGCAATGGGGTTCCGCAGGATCGGGACCTACACCCTCAAGAGCGAGCCCGGAACGTCCCTAAAGGCCGCAGGCTGGACCCTGATCAGCGAGACGCCCGGCAAGTCGTGGAGCGTGCCCAGCCGCCCGCGTGACGACAAGCACCCCATCGAGCCGAAACTGCTCTGGGAGGTCGAGGCCTAGCCTACGCCCCGCGACATAGGAATGACCTTCCCTGTCCGGCCACCGCAGAACCCCGCCCACGCCTCCATCAGCTTGCGCCGCTTCAACAGCGCGTCGCCCCGGCGATAGGCCCGCTCCGTCTCGTCACCGACTTGGTGAGCCAAGGCCGCTTCAATCGTTCCATTCGAGAAGTTGGTGCAGTCTTCCGCCCAGTCTTTGAACGTGCTCCTAAAGCCGTGAACCGTCACCTCTAGCCCGTCCAGACGCAGTATCTTGTCCATCGCCATGTTGGAGAGCGGCTTGATCAGGTCGCGGCTCGGGAAGATCCATTCACTTCGCGGCGCCATGTCTTCCGGCGGCCAGACCTTCGCCAACACGTCGAGCGCGGCCTGGGTCAGCGGAACCCGATGTTCCCGCCCGGCCTTCATCCGCCCCGCCGGCACGGTCCAGACATCGCCCTCGACCTCACCTCGCACCGCGAACCGTATCTCTTCCGTCCGCGCCACGGTGAGGATCAGGAACTCCAACGCCCGCGCGCTGATCGACGGCCTCTCCCGCAACGCCGCCATGAAGGCCGGAAGCTGCGCGTAGGGCAGCGCGGCGTGATGCTTCACCTTCACGTCGGGGCGGGGCAACAGCAGCGCCAGGTGGCCCTTCCAGCGGGCGGGGTTCTCCCAAGGCCCGGAGATATGTCCGGCGGCCCTGGCGGCGTCTAGGACCCGCTCTGTGCGGCCCCTGATGCGTTCCGCCGTCTCATGTATGGTGGTCCAGTGCGGGCGCAGGGCGGTTAGCACGTCCTGGGTGGTGATCTGGTCCACCGGCTTGGCCTGAAGGTTGGGCTGATATTCGGTGAGGGTCTTCTCCCATTGCATCCGGTGCTTGTCGGATTTCAGGGTCAGGCCCGCCACGATCTCGCGGGCGAAGTCGCCGAAGGTCGGGACCGCAGCCGGGACGATGCGGCTCTGTCGCCGCTCCTCAACCGGGTCAACGCGGTCGGCCACCAGCTTGCGCGCCGCGTCGCGTAGGGCGCGGGCTTCCTTCAGCTCGACGTTATCGACAGACCCCAGGCCCATCTCGCGGCGCTTGCCCTCCCATTGGAAGACGAACACCCATCGCTTGGCCCCGACCTTCTCGGGTTGGCCCTCTTGCTGGGTCGCCGGATCGACGTGGAGATAGAGCCCCATCCCGTCCGCGTGGCGGCCTGACGCCTTGATCGTCTGCACCTCGCGGTGGGTCAATCGGTTGGCCTGGCGGCGCGCCATCTGGTTCCGTCCCCCTTTCCGTCCTAAAAGCGGGGCGCGCTCGTCAGGCGACCCATGCGTCTACATGCGACACCTTGCTCGCCGGAACCCTTTCACCGCAAGGCTTTTGCGGAGCCCTGGCGTTCCCTATACATTCGCGTTCGATATCTGCTCCGGGAGCCATTGGAACCGCCTCAATCCCTTGTGTGGTAGGGATTTCGCGAAGGGCCTAGAGGCCGCGTCCTCAAAGCCGTCCTAAATCCAGATTCAGCGCGCCCCTCAGTTGGCGCCAAGTAGCGCCAGGCACGACTAGCTCATTCGGCCTCCTCTCCTAATGTTCCATAGGGCGTAGGGCTTTACGGGATTTGAGCTGAGAGCCAGATACACGAAACCCGCCGCTATGGTGGGCGGCGGGCTCGGTTGAGTGGCGGCTCAGGTGAATCAGACCCGATACGCCTCGCAGCCCCTTGGAAGGCAGCGTAACCGGGCGGGTCAGTTTCCCGAACCGCCCACCTGTGACAGTCCGAATACCCTACCCAATCCCGCCCCTTCGCGCAAGCTTTCGGTTCAAATCCAAGGCCAGTTGAGGTAGAGTGGTGGGTATGGAAACGACGTTGGTTCGCGACGATCTAACCCCAGAGGAACACCGCGTTTTATCCAGCGGTCGCGTCTCGGTTCACCCGCTCATGAATGTGGCCCCTGGCAACTGGGCTCACGCGGTTCATACGCTCGCCCTGCGCGGCCTGCTGTCCGTTGATGGCGCCCAGGATCTCCATAAGCTCCGAATGATGGGGATGGAGCGCAGCGCGCACTATGCGCAGCTTGCCGTGACAGGTGGGATGCAGCCAACAGTCTACACTGTGACGCCAGCGGGCCGCTCCGCTTACCTGAGCTATGGCCTGCCGTTTGTCCCCTTCACCAACCCCTAATGCCTCCCCTCTCCCACCTGACCTCTAAATGGTGGTTCCCTTGGGCTGGGATCATAGCCCTACTTGCTGCGGCTATCCTGATCTCTGGGGGGATATTGGTGTGGGGTGTGGTGTTTGTGTTCCGCAGGGCTAGGCGGGGTGGTGATGTTGCGGGCCGGGCGCTAATCCGGCTGCGGGATCGGTGCGGGACGAAACGGGCGTCTCGCTCTCCAGTTTTACGGCGGGCGACCAATCCCGCCACCGCTTGCCATTTGGTCCATGGCGCGTGTCTGCTTTCCACGCCGCCGCAACGCAGAAACCTTAGCGAATCCAACGCCAGGGTGCAAGCTTTCCGCTCGCACGAAGGGGATTCCAACGTCATGCCATTGTGCTATATTGAATCCAGTCCCGTCGCATAGGCGTCGAGCAAGCAAGGACAGACAATGACTACTGACGTTTCAGCAGAGCGCTTCTTGCCCATTTCGGTCGTGCTCGACCGCACGAGCTGGTCGCGGGCCAAACTCTATGAGGCCATCAAGAGTGGAGAGTTTCCATCCTCGATAAAGATCTCGGCGAACCGGATTGCTTTCCCTGAATCCGCCGTGAATGCTTGGTTCGCCAGGAAAATGGCTGAGTACCAAGAGTGAGCGGAACGCCGATGGATCAGGGCTCCGCGGTCAGTCCCGAGAAGCGCGCTGCGATAGAGGCGCTTCGGAAATGACCGCGCCCCTCAAGCCCTGCCCGTTCTGCGGCGCGCAACCGGCGTATGATCACACTCGCCCCGATGGCGTCCGCTTTACCTGTCTAGCCTGCGATGAAGCGGAGTTTGAGGATTTCGAGGCGGCGGCGGTGTACTGGAACTCGCGCGCCGGTGGGCGAGGTGGTGGAGCCGAGAACTATGACTGAACGCGATCCGATTGTGGAAGTGAACCTAGCGCCCGTCGAGGGCTCGCCGGGGTGTTGGCTTGCGGAGGCAATCGACAGCGACGGCGGGGTCCACCGCGCGGATTTCAGCGGACCATACGCGGAGGCTGATGCTCGCGTCTGGGCGGGCGCCGCTTACCCCGAGGCGGGGTTCAACGTGCTAGGTCCCCCGACGCGCCGTGGAGCGACCCAGCGGCCAACCCTAACAGTTGTCGGCGGGACCGACGCCTAGCCCCAGACATGACGAAGGCCCCGCCAGCCGAAGCCAACGGGGCCTATTGAGCGGAGCCGCTAAGGCTCAACGCTGGGGGTGGGAAATATAATCCCGAGGTGGGAAATATAACTAGCCGTCGTCGGGCTTGCCGAAACGCCACCACTTCCGCTTAGGCGGGTGAACGATCCTGTTGAAGCTATCCACCAGGGCGACGATGCTGTCCGCCCTCGCCTCTCCGCAGTCTGCTGCGCCTTTCATGCGGATGGCGTAGGCCCCAAGGTCGCCCACCGTCTCAAACGCCGCCTGAGGCCGCTCGCAGCGCGCCTTGAGGCTATCGGGGATGGTCAGGATCGGGGACGACGGCTGGAGGGTCGAGCAGCCCACGAAGGCCGGCAGCGAAAGCAGGGTCAAGGCGGTCATCCGCCCCCGGTAGCTTCTGGACATCGGCGGCGCCCTTTTCGGCCTGTTGAATGATGACGCGGGTCGTGGTTCCGTAGTGCTCCACGATGGGGACTTGAGCCTGAGCCACCGCCCGGCCCTGCGTCGCGGCGTCGAGGGCGGCCTTAGCCTTCCCGGCAGTGTTGAAGGGGTCGAACCGGAAGCCGAGCCCATGAAGGCCGAACAGCACCAAGACGGCCACCGCGACCGCTGCGGCGATCCAGGCGACGATGCGCGGGATCACTTACGGAACCCCAGCCAAGCCAGGCCAGCAAACAGCAGAACACACCCGGCGCAGATGGTGAGCATGTAGGCGGCGAAGGGGTCGGGGGTCACGCCGCCAACCCCACGGTATACTTCCCGCCCTTCATGGTCAGGACTTGACCACGCATCCGGGGGCCGAAAGAGACGTGAACCCAGCCCGCGCTCGGATCGTTGGCCCTGACTTCCTCCGCGATCAATTGGTCAAAGCGCAGGTTCTTAGAAATCCACCGGGCAAGCTCGGTATTGGGAACGCCGGGGATTTCGATGTCTGCCGCTTCGCCCTTGGCGTGCTGGCTGGTGGGGGATGATCCAACGGCTCGGTTTACGGCAGGGGAGCGATAGCCGCTGTTGACCTGAACGGGCTTTCCGAAGTGGGCTCGTATCGGCTCCAGCACGTTGACGCAGAGGGCGGTTAGGCTGGTGATGATGGCGGGCGGGGCGACGTTCGGCAGGCCCGTTCGGGTGGCCGTCATTTCCGCCAAGGTGAAGTTGGGTGAGAGCTTCATCAGGTCGCCCCTTGATGCTTGATTCTACAGGTGATTTGGGGGATGATCAAAGGGTGAAGCGGCGGCGTGGATGGACATGCGGCCCTGTATCTGGAATGGGAACGAGAACGCGAGAGCGCCGCCTTCGTAAGGCGGAGGTGGCGGGGGTAGCGTCCCGCAGGTGGCACCAATTCCCCTCCGGGGTCCGATCCAGCTTGCCGCCTCAGCTCAAACAACCTCAGCCGGTATCAAGCCCGGCCCGCTTCACACCCTATTGGAGGACGAGAGATGGAAGAGGGCGCGGCCAACAGACGACTTTCAAGGCTCGACATCCTCGGTTGGGGCGTAGGGGCGTTCTACGTCGGCGGATCGGCTCTTGGCGTTGGGGGCGCGTACTGGTTCGTCTACGGCGACCCGCTCCGCGCAGCGGGTTTGGGTGGCGGGTTCTTCACGGCGGTGTGCGCCATCTCCTATGCGATGTTCGCCCCGCCGCCTCGATGGCTTCGCCGCTGGATAAACCGCAGTCCCGCCTAACCCTTCCCCACCTCCGTTGTCGTGGTGGTGGTGACGACAGCAGCGGGTTCATCCTGATCAATGGAGCCTGAGACCCCATCCTTCCCGCCCTTGAAGTTGATGTTGAGGCCGGTGATCGCAGCCAGTGATACCAGAGCCAGGGCGCCCGCAATGACGACGCCGTACCCGAGCCAGTCGATTTGCTGGGCTTGGCGAGAGGTATCCCACGGGCCAAGCCAGATCGCCAATTCGAACGACACCAGCACGACCGTCCAGGCCATAGCCGCGCCGATCTGCGCCCAGATTTTCACCGGGGCCGCAGACAGCATTGCCCGCCAGATTGAGCCGATCATTTGATATGAAACAGGTTCATGATCTGATCCCGCAAAGCCCCGATCAGAACCCCGATCAGGAAGATCCCGGTGGACATGACCGACTGAAACCGCTCAAGGGCGCCGATCCTCTCGGGAAGCCTGTCGTCCTCAATCGCCTTCATCCTGGCCTTGAGGTCTGCGAGGTCCTCGACGTGCTTGAGATCCATCACGACGCACCCGCATGATGGCGACCAGCAGGACCGCCAAGCACAAAAGCGCGAATGCGGCGTTCAACATCGCGAGCCCCCGGCCAGCCACCCGCAGCGAGTTGACCAAATCCTAGCACGCTCAATCCGAGCGCGTAGTAAGCATCGATGCTACCGATTGGCGCATTGGCGGGCCGCAGGAACCAGAAGCCCGCGTGCCACCCGATTTGGGCCGACAGCAGAGCCAGGAGGACGACCTTGTATGGCGCCCAGTCCTGAACGATCTCCCCATCCTTTCCGAGGAAGAAGCACCGGGATAGGATGAACAGACCGCAGGCAAGGTCTGTGAGGGCAAACAGACGAACGTTCTCGGGCCACGTCCCGGCGTTGTAGAGGGTCGTGTAGACCCCGCACGACACCGTAACGGCCAGGGCGATCCCCTCGGCGTCGGCGCGAGCCTTCGACCTGGGCATCATGCGGCTCAGGAGGTAGACCAGCCCGCATAAGGCGAAGCTGGCCGGCGTGACCCAAGAAGCATCCATACCGGGTTATTGCGGCTTGGGGATGGGGGACATGATCGAGACGCCGCCGGCAGACGCCTTCTCGTGAACGTCCTCCAGAAGGGCGTGGGCGGCGTTCACCCGCTTGGCGGCGTACCGCTTCAGGGGCCCGTCCTCATGGGCCTCCACGGCGGCGTGAAGGGCCTCAAAGAGGGCTGCGGCTTGGGCGACAAGTTCGTCAGGGGTCGGAGTGGTCATGGTTTCAAATCCATCAAATGTTAAACGTCTGAGGGCTTGCATTGGGCCGCCTGTACAGGTCGGCCCCCCGCACGGGGCTGGGTCCTCCGGGGTGTCTCAAGCACTCCGGAGGGCTGAGGGTTGGGTAGGCTTTTGATGCGGGGGCGTGGGTGGTGCTGAAACTCAGCAGGAGGTCCAGACGCCCGCCTGAAGATACCCGTGCCAGTGACCGACATGGTGGACCGAGGGGAACAGCGTGGGCGCTTCCAGGTTGCCGTCCCACTCCCAGCTTGGTCGCTCGCCGCCCTGGTTCCTAAACGCCAGCGCGCCGGTGCGTTTGCAGCCGCAGGGGCAGATGTAGATCAGGCCCGCAGGGTATTGGTCCCCGGCCTGATAATACTCGAACGCACCGGGGAGATCAGGCTCGGCGTCGATGTCCTCGATCCGCTTCGCCTTGACCGGCGCAGTACGAACGTCGCCCATGGCGGACTCCTGTTGAGTAGGGTTGTGGGGGTCTAGGTGACGCCGTTACTCGGGAACGCGGCCCAGCACAGCACACCCCCCGTGCCGCCCTTGGCCGCCACCACCCGAAGACTTTGCCCCGGCGTCAGGGTGTAACTCGTCTTGCCAGAAATGTTGTTGAAGGTCTGAGTCCCATTGGTGTTGACCGTCAGGTTTACCGTCCGGCTGAGGTTCACGAAGCTGACCTCAAACCCCTTGTAGGAACCACTCACAGTCACGTTGTCGTCGGTGATCGTGGGGAGGGTGTACGTCCTTGGGGTCGTGTCCGTGAAGGTGACGACCCCGCCTTGGTCAGCCGAGACATTTAGATCGGCATCCCAGGTTGTGATCTTCTGGCCGATGGGCGTGTCGGGATAGAGGAAGTTGGAGTTGGGCGACCGGACATGCAGGTCTGATTTCGACCAGGAGCGGTTGGTCAGAGAGAGCGATTGGACTGCGCGCACGCTGTCATACCATTGGCCCGAGCCGGTGTACTGAAGCCAGCGCGCGATTTGCCCGCCATAGCGGAAGAAGCTCGACGCGCCGTCGATGTCGGCAACGGCAGTCGTTCCCACGCTGTCGATCTGCGACGTTTGAGTTCCGCGCACGCAGTAGGTCGCATAGGAGGTGCCAAACGACGAGATTTCGACCCGGTTGCTGCCGCCACCCTCCAGATAGAGACTACAAGTCGCGTGGCCCTCAAGATCGACATCGGTCAGCGTCATGTTGGTGGTGCCGATGGCCCCGCCCGTGCCGATGATTTCCAAATTGGGGAAGCCATAGGTGCGGATCGTCAGACCAGTCGTGCCGGTCGAAGCGATGGCCGAGCCGCTGCGCGAATTGCCGAGCGTGATGGCGTTGCCGCTCTGCGAGAGCACGAAATAGATCTGGGTGGCGAGGAATCCGTTTCCAGACGCGCTGAAACTGACCGGCATCCCCACGGGGAACTTGGTCCCATCGGAGACGCCGATGGATGTCGAGGCGTTCGTGAAGGTCGCCGACTGTGACGCCGCCTCGCTTTCACGGAAGAAATTGACCTGGATTCGGTGGCCCGAGATGAGGTCCATCTGCGCGTTCGTGCCAACGCTTTCGAACACGATCCCTCGCGCGCTCAGGCTGGTCGTGTTGACGACGAACAGGTGCTCAGTAACCGAGTTGCCCGTCGCCAGAACATCATTTGCGACGTTCGCGGTAAAGCGCATCCCATTGGCCGAGGCGCGAACCCAGATGCGCTCAAACTTGCAGTGCATGAAGTTCTGGAACTCAAGGCCCCACTGGGTCGCGCCAGTGATGTAGAGATTTCGGAACGTCGAATACATCACCCCCATATTGTTCTGCGCGCCCGTCTGGATCGCATAGGTGAAGTTGCTGAACCCGATGTTCTCAACGCCGCAGTTCGCCAGTGCGTTGTCCCAGAACGGAACGTCAGGACTGCCCTTGGATGTGGTGTTGCCGGAGAACGCTTGGAAGGTTCCGTCGCCAACCAGGATCGTGCCCCCGACCAACGTCCAGTCGGTGTCAGGGATTGACCCCTGGAAGACGATGACCGGCTCAACGCCGACGTAACGAACGCCGCTGGCGAGCGGCAGCGGCGACGTTAGGGTGATCGACCCCACAGGCAGCAGGACCGTTCCGACGCCCGCCGCAATGGCCGCATTTGCGGCGGCGCGGATCGAGGCCTCAGTCGCGATGGGGGCATAGACAGAGAGTTGGCCTTCAGCCATCAGGACACCTTTTTTGCGTAAAGAGGGATGGACTGGCCAGACGAGCTAAGACCACGCAGGCCGATGGACACGCCTGCCGAGGAGAGGCCACGGAGGAACAGGTATCCGGGGGGAGCCCCCACACCCTTGTTAGAGGTGAGGCCCCGGACCCCGCCTCGGACGACGCCGTTGACGACGCCACGAACTACGCTCATTGGCTGATACGGTACGCCACCGTCCCCGAGGTGTAGGCGGTGCAATTCAGCCGGTAGATGGTGCCGTTGACGTTCTCTTCGGCCACAACTGAGAACGGCGCGGTGTAGGCCGCAGCCGTCCCGTAGCCATCAGCCGAGCAGACGAACCACGTCGAACCGCTGTCGAAGGAGCGCTCAAGCTGAACGGTCGCCACGAACGTTCCCGAAGCAGAGACGTTCATCTGTCCCCAGGACCGCTCACGGATGATCGGTTGGAAGGTCGCGCTTTGGCCCGTCGCTGTGAACGTGCCGGTGACAGGTGCAGCCATTGCGGGCTCCTTTGGTCAGATTGTGTGGGGGTTAGAGGCCGGGAATGCCGAGAAGCGACCAGCGGAACGAGATCGTGCTGGCGGCGGTGAGAATGCGGACGTAGGTGGCCTTGCCGTAGTCTTTGGCGTTGGTCGCACCTTGCGGCCAGAAAGTAACCGGGCCACCGCTCATGTTGATGACGCTCACCATTCCCGAGACAATCGTTTCCGCCGCAGCGCGGCTATCAATCATCAGGTGGAAACGTGAGTATAGAACCGCGCCAGAGACAATGCCGGACGGAAATAGGTCAATTCTGGTGCTGTTGCTTGTCGTTCCCGGCGCAGTTCCGCCGAGATACTGATTCACCCCCGCATAGTCGCCAGAGGCGGACTTGAACGTCGGCGTGCTATCGAAGGCCAACTGAAGCCCGATATTTGGGGACGCGGGAGCCGTAAGGTACTGTATTTCCAGGACGTAGGCGTTGAAGTCGGCGTCGAGCGGGATATCAACCGCCGTCTGGGCCGTGGCGGTCCCCGATGCGAGCTTGGCGTAGACCGACCCAGCACTAGTGGGATTGGTGATGATCAGGTCGTCGCCAACGGTCGCGCTCCCCGAAACATCGGCGTCGCCCGTAAGAGTCGTGGTGGTATAGTCGAGTTCAAGGTCGGTGCCTTGGGTGCCATCCCAGCCACCAATGCGCCCGCGCCCACCGACATCATCGGGGCTCGGGTCGCCGGTTTCGATCTGGACAACGCCGGCCTCGCCGTAAATCTGGATTCGACCGTTGGCGCCGAAGTCCTTCTCGAACGCATTAGACGTGCCGCCCAGCGCGATCACGTCGCTGAACGTGCGCCCATTGCCCCCGTCCGCATCGGTGAGGTAGAGGTCAAACACCTCCCCTTCCGTGGCGAACATGGCGCCGAAGCGGCCAGCGGAATCGGCCTCCAGCGGGTTGGCGTTCGTCACGCTTTGCGCGTCGGTCGTATAGGTGGCCTTCGGCGTCGTCGTGCCTGGGATGTAGGTGTGCAGCCAGGCCCCGGAATAGGGCTCGGCGTTGCCATCCAAGGCCGGGTTGTAACTCAGGTTGTAGAGTTGGCCCAAGTCAGCCTCCCGTGCTATGCGTGGTGGTGATGAAGACGGAAATCCGCTGGGAAGTCGGTGAACGCATCATGGCGGAAAGCCGCTTCGTGCCCGGAATCTTCGTGTTCATGTATGCCGGGGTCATCGCATGGCTCCACTTAGAGAGTTTCGCGAAGCGTCTCCTTGCTCGCGCACCAGAGAAGCGCCTGCGGCTCCCCCCGCCCTTGAAAGCCTTGCCGCCACCTGACGACGCAGAGCGGCTATAGACGGGTCCTTCGCCATCAGGACGGCGAGTTCCCGGTCAGCGGCTTGAAGCTGCGCCTTAGTGGCGTTGCCTGGAATGCGCTCCACCACCTTGCGACCCATCATGAAATAGGGCGTCGAGGCGGCGGCCAGACCCATCGCCGTGGGAATGGCTACGGGCGCGGTCTGCGGCGCTACCATTGCCCCCCCAAGGCTCATGGCGCTTAGAGCGTCGGCTGTTCCGGGATTGCCGTAGGTGTCTGGAAGCGTTTCCCAGGCCGCATTCGATAGGTCTTGCAAGACTGCTTGACCCTTGGCGACGTTGCCCTTCCCCACCGAACGATCCAGTGTGCGAACTGAGGTCGCCAGTTGGCCGGGCGTGAAGATGCCGCCCTTGGCCTTGGAGGCAGCATTGCGGATGCGGGTGTATACGGACCAGCCGGTATTGGCTTTGTCGATCAGGGCGGCGGCTTCAGGATTGTTGCGTCCGATGACGTTGGCGAGTTCGTCGGATAGGTCATCCAAGGCCCCGCCAAGCGCCCGCTGAGCGCCATCATCGCTCGCGGAGAAATCGGCCGCCAGCTTGCCGATCTGGGATTGCACCTCGCGGATTTGAGCGCCCGTCACGGTCTTCCCGCGAAGGTGTTCAAGCCGGTTTTCCACGATAGAATCAAACTGCGAGCGCACCCCTTGGGGCTGCTCCTTCAGCCGAACGCCGATCTGCTGGGCCGCGCTGTCAAACGGTTCATCAAGGGCCGTCGCAGGGACCATATCCGCCGCGTCGTCGTAGACCTTCCCCAGCGCCTTGGCGACGTGAGAAACGCTGTCGTGTCCCGTCGCCACGCCCTTGGGGAGGTAAGCCCCCACAGGTTCTAGGGCACGATCCGCCACGGCCCGGTTCAGGCTGTCGACGCTACGTGCATCAGCACCCTTGATCGCAGCCCCAAGGATAGGCGCGCGTTTCGCCAAGTCTTCGGCATTTTTGGCGAATGCGCCTCCCTTTCGGCCCGGCGTCATGAACACTTGAGCGTCTTCCAATATCTGGACGTTACGCTGCTGTGGCGTGAGTTCCTTCGGCGCGCGTTGAGCGCGCGGCGTCGCTAGAGCCCCGCCAGCAGCCCCGAGTCCCAGTGTGAGGGGGTTGAAGGCCGACGCATTGGCCGCCTTGGCGCGCTCAAGTACGCTCCCACGATCCGCAAGCCCGTAACCTGCGGCTTGGGTTGCGGCAGTCGTCGCCCCGCGCAACATGTTCATGCCGAGGTTGGAGCCCTGGATAGCCTGCGCGGTCGGCACAGCCGCCGTCGCCGCAGTCCCAAGCCCACGGCCAAAGGCCGCCGTCTTCGGCTTCTCTGCGGCGTACTGATCTTCGACGGCGCGTTGGCGGCCCATCTGGCGGCCAAACTCCCCCCGAAGTTGGGAGAGGCCTTGCATGGAGGCATCGCCGCCCTTGGGGTCGATCTTGATGACTTGTGGGCCAAGGCCCATCGCGCCCTTGACCGTGCTGAGCGCGGTGTTGCCGACCGCCGCAAGCTCGTCTCCGAGCCCAGAGCCTCGGTTCACGTTTGCCATGAAGCCCGTCACCTGATCCATCAGGCCCATCGGCGCGGGCTTGGCGGCAGGTTTTGGCACAACGGCCTTCGGCGCAGGCTTCGCAGCCGGGGCCTTGGTCAGGTATCCGATAATCTCCGCATCGCCGTAGCCTGCGGATTTCGCCTTTCCCACGGCAGGATCGGACGTACCGAGATAGCTGATGATCTCGGCGTCCGAGTACCCGGCTTGGCGGGCCTTGGCGATCTGTGCGGAGCGGTCCATTTACTGACCGAAGATCGCAGAGAGCGGAGGACGCTCGCCAGATGCGGGCGCAGCACGCGGCGCGGCAGCAGGGGAGTCCGCCCCCATGTACTGCCGCCACGGCGTCGTCTTGCGGACGATCAGCTTCCCGCCAGAACCCTCGTCAAACATCGGGTTGGCCGCAGCGTAGGCGTCCCACTCCTCTTGAGCGCCCAGCAGCGAACCGTTCTTCTTGGCGTAGTCTTCCAGATAGGCCACGTAGTCGCTTTGACGCTTTGACGCCGCGATGATGGCTTGACCAACTGCTTGGTTCGCCGGGCCAGGCTTGCCCAGGCCAACGGTGGCCGATTGGAACATGGCGACATCACGGTCAGACGCAGCGCCCGGCATCCCTTGGCGCATGGCAGGCGTGAGCCGATCCGTAATCGACTTCATCTCCGCAACCTTGGGGTTGAACATCGCCGTGGTGCTGGCGAGCGCATTGTTCCCCAGCGCCCCGCCCGTCCCGACTTCCTCGTTGAGCTTCAGGAAGCGCTTTACGAGAGGGACGGTGTTGGCGAGTTGGGCCGCAGCCGTGCGCGTGTCGGAAATGTACTTCCGGTCCTGGGGAGCCAGAGACGCGCCGGTCTTCTTCATCGTCGGGTCAACCTTGCGGTCTCCCGTCTTCTGATTGATCAGGTTCCCTTGCCCGTCAGGCGCCCACTCGGGGGTCTTGGCCGGGCCTTGGGCCAGCACCCGAGCGCCGGGTTGGGAGCCGTTCGACTTCGACGCGGGACCGCCTTCAAACTGCTGAATGGCCGAAGCCATGTCCGACGCGATAACCGGGTCCGTCAGGTCGATCTCCTGGTTTGGGGAGACGCCCAGGCGCTGCGCCACGAACTTGGCGTAGGCGACCGGGTCGTTGTTGTCGGAGGCCGGCGCCCAACGGCTGATGGCGTCCTGTACGGTCTTGATCCCGCGCCGCCCGTAGGAGCCCAGCAGAGCCACTTGCGCGGACGATCCGGCCTTGGGGTCGGTGAAGATCGCAAAGCGGCCATCGGAGCCCGCATAGCCCGGCAGGGACTGCGCGAACGGGCCGTCTTCGATGTTGCCGGGGTTGTTGTTGCGCATGTTGCGCGGACCACCCTTCGGAGCGCCCGAAGGGTTGGAGCCGGGGACTTCCACCAGCGTGTCGCCCTCCCCCAGCTTTTCCAGCTTCGGAGCGAAGGGGGCTTCGGCCAGCAGGTCGCCGGTTCGCGGGTCGCGGAGCTGAGAGCCGGGCGCCATGACGACGCCCTTGATGGCCTCATCAACCTGCGAACCAAACGCTTGCAGGGTCGTGTCGTCCAGCGGGCTTTGCTGAATCTGCGCGATCAGGTCTTCCGGCATCCCCTGCATCTTGAGGGCCGGGGCAATGGCCTCGTTGAACGCCTTCTGACGTTGGTCCTGGGGGATGCGCGCGAGGATCGTGGCCGAGTCCTTCAGGAACCCGAGTTCCTCCAGCCGCTGATCCTTCGCGGCCTTCTGCTCCATCCCGGCGCGCTCATCGGCGCGGTCTTCCTCGGCCCGGCCCATGCCTTGCACAGTCCTGCCGGCGTCCAGCATTCCGGCGCCGTAGAGCGTCGATGACGACCCGCCGTAGTCACCAGCCGAAAGCGCGCGGCCAGCCTGCTTGCGGGTCACAAGATCCTGCATACCCTGCTGATCGTCGTAGGACGCGCGGCGGTTCGTGTTGAAGGCGTCGAGACCGTTCATCAGTAGAGTCCGTTGAAAGCGGAGTCAGGGGTGTTGCCGAGGGTCGAGACGCCGTAGGAGCCGGGGTTCGTGTAGCCGCCCCCGCCGCCGTAATTGCCCAGCAGGTTTTGCGCGACGCCCGTGATGTTCCCGGCCAGGCCGCCCGCAATCTGCGCTTGGTTGCCGTAGGCGCTGGAGAGGTTGTTGGCGTTGTTCTGCGCCAGGTTCCCGGCGTTGCTGGCGTAGTTGGACGCCGCCGAGCCTTGGTTAGAGGCCGCGTTCTGACCAATGCCGGTGAGGCGGAACAGATCGCCCACGTTCTGGTCAAACCGGTTCGTCAGGTAATTCCGGTCGGCGTCGTAGACACCGGTTCCGTACTGGCGGTCGGAGTTAAAGTTCTGGTTCCCGATGTTGTACAGGCCGATCTCGCGGTCCTGCCAGCGGGTGAAGTCTTCGTCCGCGATCCCCTGCATCCGACGCCCGAACTCGGTCGCGGCGGCGCCAGATTGCAGCAGGCCCTTGGCCCCGAACTGCGCGTTCGTCGCCCGGCCAGCCTCTTTCAGGCGGTTCTCGTAGCCGGGAGATTTACGATAGGATTCCGCCGACAGGTCCGGCATTCCGGGGCGCGTGTAAGTCGCGCGCTCGGCAACCTGCGGGCCGTAGTTCTGACCCGTGCCGGGTTGGGTGGAGGGATCGCTCGGGGTTTGCGGAAGGGTCGGATAGGCGCGTTGCTCGCCCGCCGCCTGCGCGTTGGGAAGCTGGACCTGACCAACCCAATCCTCAACCGACTTCCACTGACCGTTCGGGCCGATCTCACCGGAATTGGTCAGTTCCTGCGCGCGGGCCTGAACGTCGGGGTTCTGGGAGATATAGGCCCCAACATCGTACTTCGGCGCGTTCTGATTGGCCGGCGCACCTGTGCCGCCATAGCTCGGCGTGTAGGTTCCTAATCCGAACTGCTGCGAGAGCTGGGCGAGAGCGCCCGTCCCGGCCTGCATGAACGGGGCGTTGTTGGCGGTGATCGTCTGGAAGGCCTGGCGTCGAAGCGCGGTCGCTTCGTCGTTCGCCGCCGTCTGCGCAGCAATGGCCTTGTCATTGGCCTGAGACGCCTTGTTCGCCGAATAGATCGAGCCGCCGACAGTGGCCGCCGCAGCAATGAACGGAAGTGCGGGCATCTACATCCTCCCGCGAGCCGGGGATTTCTCCCAAGCGTCGCGCGTCAGTATCCAAGTGCGGAGATTGACCCCGTACTCAGGAGGGGCCGGTTCGAAGTCGCCAGCAGGGGCGAAGCGGAAGGTCTTGGGAGGCCTAGAGCGCCACCACCCCTCAACCTCGTAGGTCACGATGACTTGGGCGCCCTGGTCGAAGATCCGGTTGAAGGCTTGACGGGCGGCGATGAAAACCTCACGGCCCCAGCCTTCAGGCGTGAACAGCGTGTGAAGCTCATAGACCCGCCCCAGTCCGTCCAGCTTGGCGAAGATGAACCCGCCGTGTTCGGCCCTCAGGGGCGTCACAGAGGGGTGGGAGACGCACTCAATGAAGCTCAGGCCCTGCTGACCCAGGAAGACGTGCGGGGCGACCTCAGGGTGGCTTGCGACGCCATCCCAGAAGGCCGTATCCCGGTCTAGAACGATGTCCAGACCCGCGTGAACGCCGGGGTCGGAAGGCCGTTCGCGTCCACCATGGGGACGGAACTCGACAACGTTACCGGCATGACCGATTTCCACAGTTGAGCAAAGTCCTTCGTCGGATAGCCGCCATCATCCACGACCGGAAGCGCGTCCGGGATCGGAAGGTTGGGGAGCGTTAGCAGGGCTATCTTCTGCCGCCAGATCGCCTTGAAGGGCGTGGTCGAGCGGCCGTTTTGGACTAGCGACACAGTAGCAAAAAACGCCACGGAATCAAAGGATCTCGTTCATTCGGACATCACTCATCCGATATGTCACAGGGTCAGAGCAGCGGAATTGGAAGTACCGGCCCGGCGAGTGCAGGGAGCCCTTGCGGTTCCACCTCACACGGTAGTTGTATTGGCCCACCAGACCCGAGGAGATGTACTCGTAATCGGACCACGTCTGCCCGTAGTCGTCGCTATAGGACATCCCGATGAGCGGGTTCGCCCCCTGCCCGTTCTGCAATCCCTGGCCCGCCGAACAGACGATGGAGATATTGCCGCAGGCGAGCTTGCCGTCGCGCATTTCGAAGAAGGCCGTGCAGGTCCGGATGATCTCGTCGCCGTCATCCGACATCGTGTCGGGGGCGACGCTCCAGATGATGTTGGAGCCGGGGCGCATGTCGGCGGCGTAGGCATTGCCCGACACGTCGCAACCGAGGCCGGCGCGCCAGTAGTTGTAATCCCGAGACGACGCTCGCGACCACAGTTTGGTCACCATGTCGTAGACCCAGGTTTGATCCTCAAGCGACAGGACATAGTAGGTGTGGCCGTCCACCGTGAACGTCCAGGCCATCAGCGTCGTCGGGTCCGACTGGCGAATTTGCTCGTCCAGCCCGTGATCGGAGATGATCATCGGCTCGCCGCCGGTAGACTGAACCACCTCACCGCGATCAGAGACCCACACCAGCGTGTTGCGGACGTTGACGACGGTGTCTCGGGCCTTGCACCCCACATTCCACGCAAGGCCGCCGTAGGGGGCGATTGCGGGGCTTGTGGAGCCCGTCAGAGCCCAGACCTCAGCTGAGGACGAACCCAGCAGGAAGATTTGCTCTCCGAGGATGCCGATGCAGACGATAGGGTCGGGCTGGTATTCCGCCGAGGCGAAGTCCAGCGCGTTCCATTCGGTGTCACCGGGCACGAGGTAATAGACCTGAGCCGTGCTGGCCTTCACCGCGAGCCAGAATTGGCGGATATAGGCCACCGATGTGGCGCCGTCCGTCTCCAGCGCGGAGGGGAAGTTCTCGGCGGTCGTGGTCCCGTTCTGTGTCAGGTAGATCCGCGTTCCGTCCACGATGCGCGCTTGGCTCACCCCACTGGGGTCTCTGCCCAAGGCGATCTGCACGCGGCCCATGCTGGTCTCAAGGTCGCCGGTTTGGACGACAGGGACGGCACTCGTGGACAGCGTGTAGACTTCGTTCGCACTGACGATGACCGCAGCCTCATCGAACAGGCCATTCTTGCGGTTGATACCGCGCAGGCTTCCAGATCCGACATTGGCGAAGAAGGTCAGGCCCGGTCGGGTGATCAGGGCGAGCGGCGTCTCAAGCTGCGTCGGCGTCCGCTCGGCCACCATGTTCATCTGAGCCAGATGCGGGAAGGCTCCAACGCTCCGGTCATAGGCCCCGTAAGAGAGCGGAACCTTCACTGAAATCCGACCTGGGGTTGGAGGTAGACCGAGGCGCTTTCCTGATCCTGGCCCGAAAGCTGGCTCAGCAGGGCCGCAGCTCGCGCCGTCACGCCGGGGTAGTTGACGTTGTACGGCTCCATCAGCCGGTCGGCCAGGTTCCACACCAGGCATTCCAGCCACTCTTGCGGCAGGTCGGCGTCGTTGTTCAGCGAGTCGATGTCGTCGATCACGCGATAGTAGGTGTAGCGCAGGCTGTACTGCGTCACCGTCTGGGCCGAAGCCGGGGGCCAGAGGTAGAGCGTGCGGGACGATCTCTGCGGGTTGAAGTACCACATGATCGGAACCGACGCGGTTTCCTTGTTCGGCTGGTCGTCGTATTCCTGCCGGCTCATTTCCGACATCGGCGTGTCGATGGCCGACGTGGTGTAGCGACGACGAACCGAGATCATCCGGCGCGCGTTGGGAACAGAATACTCGATCTGGTTCGCCACCAGGGCCAGCGTCCCCGCCGTGACGATCCACAGGTGGGAATGCGTGCCCCATGTCTTGAGCAGCAGGTTAAGCGCGACCTCCGCATCAGCGGCGTCGTTGGCGCTCGGCTCAGATCCCCCAGGCGTCACGCGGATGATACGCAGCGCCTGGGTGACGATCTGACGAGCGTCGAGGTTGAAGTCCGTCGATCCCGATACGGCCATGGTTTATCTCACAGGTCTTCGGGAGTGACGGTGGCCGAGAGGAAGACGTTCGGCGGCTCGGGGCGCGGGTTTGGCACGACCTGGCGGTCGGGGACGCCCGTTACGAAGTCCTGAGGGTTGCGCTTGTCAGGATCGACGCAGATCAGGTTGTCCCACTCCCGGCGGGTCTCCGAAGCCCAGACTTTGAAGCCTGTCCTGTCGTCGATCCGCCGGAAGTCGCCTTTGCGCTGTTCGCCCTGCCAGTTGCGGGCCTTAGGCATTCTTCGGCTTGCTCTTGGGCATGGAGCAGGTCGCCACGGCGTAGCGTTGACGAACGGCGTTTTGGCCGCTCATCTTCGCGAGGTTGGCCGCCGTAAGGGTTTGCTTGGGCTTGTCCATGCTCTCACCCCTAGGTCGGGTTCACGGCGATGCCGGAGGTCGCCGCAGTGACCGTGCCGCCGTCGATGTAGGTGTTCGCCAGGCCGTTGGTGCCGCCATACTCACCAATCCCGACGAGGGTGCAGTCCTTCATCAGGAGCAGGCCGCCCGGCGACGCATTGGAGAGCGTGGTCAGAACGGTCATCGCCGTGGAGGTGGACTTGATGTTGTTGATGAAGGTGCAGCGGTCGAACTTCTGCCAGCGATCCATGCAGGCGGCGCCGGTGCCGATGATGCCGATCACGTTGGCCGACGAGGTCTGGAACGGGAAGTTGCAGCCGACGAAGGTGTTGCGCGGCGTGCCCCCGGCGAATTCCAGCGAGGCGTTGGCGACCGTCTTGGTCACGGTGTCGAGACCGATTTCGCAGTTGACGAAGGTGTTCTCGCCCGTGGTCCCGGTGATCAGCAGCGACCGCGAGGTGGTGGCCTGGGCCGATTCCGCATCGCCAGCACCGCCGAACTGGACGTTGTCGTAGTAGTTGCGCCCGCCGCTGTCGGTCCACGCGATCTGCGAAGCGCCGCCCGTGGTGAAGCCGTGGAAGATGGAGAAGTTGGCGAACATGCAGCCGGAAGCGGTGACCACGATGAAGTTGCCGGACCCGAAGGTCGCCATCGTGTAGGTGCCGGTCGGAGGCGCGATGCGGGCGCGCTGGGCCACGCCGGTCGGCGCGGTGATGCCGACGAGGTGGGTGGCGTTCTTCGACCAGGTGAGCGTGCCCGTGGTCGCGGTCGAGTCCACGGTCTGGGCCAGGGCGGTGGAGAGCCGAGCCGAGCCGGACGACTGACCGTTGCCGATCAGATAGACCACGTCGTTGTTGCCATCGGTGCAGGCCGCGTGCGCCTTGTAGAGGGTGGCGAAGGCCTTGTTCGGCGAGAGGCCGGTGTTGCCGTCGGAGCCCGTCGCAGGGTCAACGAAATAGGCGTTGCCGGTGAAGGGGAGCCCAGCGACGCCGGGCAGAACGGGCACGCCGAAGCTCGACACGCCGTTGGGGAAATTGGTCAGTCCCATGGGAAGTCTCCGTCAGACCCGCGCCAGCAGGAGCAGCCAAGGTGGGAGCCTCAGCGGGGGTCGGTATGTGGGGGAAAAGGGGTGGGGCGGCCCCGTAGAGCCGCCCCGAGGACTACTGTTTCAGGTGGTCCAGATGTCGGGGGCTCAAGAACCCGATGAGCCGTAGGTCCCGCGCCAATCGCTCCAGCCGAAGCTGTAGCGCTCGTAGCCCTTGTACTTCAGGTTCGACGTGTCGAAGTCGTTGTCCTGAGCGAAGGTCGCCGTCTTCCGGTTGAACATCTTCATGCTGTCCGGGCAGTCGGTGCGGATGAACCAGGCGTCCGCGTCGGTGAAGTAGTGGTTCACCTTCACGCCGTCCGGGAACAGGCCCATCGACTTCATGGCGTTGATCGCGTTGTTGGCCGTGTCGTTCTGCAATTGCGATTGCAGAATACGAGTGGCCTCGAACACGTTGGCCGGCGCGACGTGGAGCGAACGGCCCATGAGGGCGATGCGCAGGCCACGGTCATCGACCGCGTTCATGATCTGGATGCTCATGTCTTCCAGGGCGGCTTCCGACAGATCCGCGTAGGCGGTCGGACGGTTGCTCTGGTTGCCCGTTTGGGTCGGGTGAGCGTTCGAGATCAGTTCAACGCCATCGCCGCCGACATACGAGCTGTTGAAGGCTCGGTTGTAGACGTTGGCGCCGACGTTCTCCTTGGTCTGCCGGAACGAACGGGCAAGCTTGCTCGTGCGGTTCAGCGCGGCCTTTTCGTAGAGATTGTCGTCGATCTCTTCCTCAGTGAGGATGAACCCCAGGCCGTACGCGATGTGCGTATAGCGCGAGGTGAACCCTTGCTGAGTGGTGTCGTAGGAGATCGAGGAACCCTCCGGCTTGACCGGGGCAAGCCCGAAGCCGGCGAGGAGGACGTCTTCCTCATAGTTCATGTCCGAGGAATTGATCTCGAACAGGTCGCGCCACTCTTGGGGATAGTCCTTGTACTCCTGCCCCCAGACCGCATTCAGGCCTGGCCACAGAAGCTTGGGGATTGAACCAGTGGAAATCACACCGCCAGCCATGACCTAGACCCCCGCAGTTTGGTTGACCAGGACGTGGCGGTTGATGCGAACGGCCCACATGGCCGAAAGCCCAATCGCGTTGTCAGGCGCGTTGACGAAGTTGACGATCTTCAGATCGAGCGTGTTCGTGGTGTCCTCGCTGGTGTTGAGGAGCACGGAGCCGGACAGGCCAGTGACGGTGGAGCCGGCGACGACACTGATGTTGGCGTTGAGGCCGATATCGTTGGCGGTGAGAGGGGTGCCGGAGCTACCCTCGCGGACGGCGAAGAGGCCGTTGGGGTCGTCACAGACCAGGGCGATGCGCTGGGTCGAAGCAGCGCGGTAGATGGTCGAGTCGCGCGTGGTGGCGACGAAACCTTCGACAACCCCGATGAAGGTGTCACCGGAAGCGGCCTTGATCACGTCGGGGTAGACATTCCCGTCGATGGTCTGGCCGGTGCCGGCGAGTTTCACGAGGTCGCCGAGATAGATCGCGGTCGCGTCGTCGGCAGAGACGGAATAACGTCGAGCGCCACCCGTCACATAGCCGCTCGACACGTCGCGAATGGGCCGAAGCCCAAACGGCGCGTTGGCGTTAGCCATGTTGGAAAACTCCTAAGAGCGTTTGAGAGAGCTACGGCCACCGCGTGGCGCGTAGACGTTGTCCGCCTCAGTCAGTTGCCCCGTCGTGTCCCTGTTGGAACTGATGGCTTCTTCGAAGGGCTTGAGGCGGTCTTCCTTCTCCGCAACACCCACGGCGTACTCCGTTTCGGGGGTCTCCATGAGATAAGCGAGCATCGGTTCACCCGTGGGTTTTTTGCCTACGTTTCGGGCGATCCGAGAGCCTGCAACGTCGCTCTTGACCGAGGGGTCATTGACGAAATCGTAGGCCAGATCGGTATGCAGACGCTCAGGGCGCCCGCTACCGTCATCGTTGACCCAGCGCCGAACGAATCCGGGGCGGGCCTCTACCGCGAGCCGCTGAGAGAAGCCCCCGAGGTTCGCGCGCTGGCGACGACGGGTGGGTTCAACGGCCTGGGTGGTGTCTTGGGGCTCGGCGGCGTCAGCAGCCGGCTCACGGCGCGTATAGGCGCGCTTGGGGGTGTAGGTGTCGCTCACCAGTCGTAATCCTTCAGGAACTTTTCACGGGTGAAGCCGGGGATCTTCTTGATGAAGCGCTCGGCCTGGGCCTTGGCGTCGGCGGGGAGATCGGCCCACGTCTTGGCCCCTCCCCTTGCGGCGCCCATTCGGCCCCCTTCCACAGCGCCAGGCGCATCGCGGTTGGGGTTCTTGAACTTGCCGGGGAACTCCTCGCGGACGAGCCGGTGGATCTGTTTCAGCCGGGCCTTTTCCTCGATCCCAGCCTCTGCCAGCTCGCCGTCCTTGGCGACGGCCCAAGCCGACATGGCGCGGTCAGTGTCGAACCAGGGGTTGTCGGCCTTGAAGGTATCGACAGCCTCTTGGTAATCCGGCGTGAGCTTTGGGCGCCCGTCGTTGGGAGCCTCCGACCGGACCTCCTTGTCGAGGGCCGCGATGTCCTTGGTGATCTCGCGGACGGCCTGAACGTCGCCGGCGGCCACAGCTTCGGCCTGTTGGGTTTCGAGGTCACGCAGGGCGCGCTCGTAGCTGCGCTGCTCGGCCTTGTCGGCGAAGTTCTTGTACTCCGTCAGGGTCTTGCGGAAGTCCTTGATCTCGCCCTCGGCTTTGCGGAGGGCGGCTTCAAGAACCTTGTTCTGGTGTTGCACGATGGGAAGGATTTCCTCCCCGCGCTTGACGAAAGTCTCGGCGTCCACCCACTTGGCGGGGTCGCCTTTGAACTCCTCCTTGTCCGTCCAGCCCATGCGGCGGGCGCGAACGTCGGCGGGTTCGGATTGCGGGGCGTCGTCGTGCTGGACTTCGGGGGCTTCCAGGGCTTCGCTCATGCGAGCACCCCCAGAATGTCCTTGTCCTGGCAGATGGTGTAGTCCTTGCCGTCCACGCCCTCCTGCTTCACGCCCGCATATTGGGCGATGATCACAGTCTGGCCGGGCTCGGGCTTGGTGGCCTTTCCCCATTCGAGGAAGGCGTTCTCACCTACCGCGAGGAGCTTGGCCTTGGTTCCTGCGTACTGCTTTCGGTCCTTCACGGCGTCCGGCAGGAGGATATTCCCGACTTTCGTAGGGACTTCCTCAAGCTGAATCAGCACTTGAAGGTCCAACGGACGGATGCCCGAGGGATTGTCTGACAATGGGGTTCTCTTGGCTAAATGAAGTCCCGGTTAGGGACTAAGCCGCTCCCTTTGAGCGGATTTCTGCTATGCTCGGAGGCATGGTACAGTCGCCCTACGAACAGCTCCCCGAAGAGGTCTTGCCCTCCGACGAACGGTACAAATGGACTGAGGTTTCCGCCTCGTTCAGCGTGACTGATTGGGGCGATTGGAGCCCCGAGATGATCGCCTTGCTTATCCGCGAGGTTGAGCGCGGCGGCGGTCGTGTTGTGTCCGAATAACGTCCCTCTGCGGGACTATCCCCTCGCTGTGAGGGTGATTTCTGCTAGGCTGTTGGGATGAGCCAAGAGCCTGATCTGAAAGACCTCTTAGAGCAGCTTGAAGCTGTTCGGCTGGAGGTTGAGAAGATTACGGGCGTCCAACGCACTATGCGGCCCGAGATGACCAAAGGCGTTGATCTGCCTGAGAACTCGCCGGCCGATGACGGCGCGGATGGCTTCACCACAAAGGACATCAAATGGCGGATGAAAGTGGACTTGCCGCTAGTCGTGGTTCACACCTTCTTGGGTGGGTACGCCACGACAGAGGGGGCGGATGGCTTCCTGCATGAGATCGGTGGCGGACCTCACTCGTCCCCGTTATAGAGCCGGTCCACCGCTTCCCATTCCAGGGTCTCCAGCTCCCATAGGGTCTGGGCCTGCTTCTGGACCAGGGGGCATTCCGCCGGGTTGAGGCTCCCCTCCACCCATTTGTCCGCCAGCCGGGTCCGGTAGTCCCTCAGGAACAGCCGGAACGCCTCCGTCAACGGGTGTCGCTTCCACTCGTTGAAGCTCTCCTGGGTCAATCGGGGCAAGGTTGTATTCCGTCTGAATGGCTGCGGCGTCGAACAGGGTCTTGATGGTGGTGGCCGTGTCCTTCTTGACCGTGGCTTCGGCCTTCATGTGCTCGGTCTCGGCCTTCTTGGCGTCGATCTGAAGCTTCTGGCCCGACTGCTTCAGTTCCTCGCCCTTGATCATCGCCTCAGGGCTCGGCCCTTGCTCCACGAACAGCGCATCAATCTCGGGAATGTCCGCCGCCTCCAGGGACCGCTTGACGATCTCCTGCTGGTTCATGAACGGAAGTTGCATGTACTGGCCCAGGTACTGCGCGCGGGCCAGGCGCTGGCTGTCCATGACCACAGTCGGGTCAGACACCGGGATCACGTCAACGTCGTCTTCGGCGTAGTCCGCCTGAGCGATCACGCCTTCCTTGTCCTGGAAGACGAAGTAGCTTTCCGGGTCGAGGTACTTGCGGTTCAGCCGGCGAAGCACCGCCAACTCCCACTTGAACGCCCGGTGGATGCGCTTGAAAATCGCGCTGTAGACCTTCAGCCCCTGCTCGATCAGCGCCATCGTGGTGCCGACAGGCTGGTTGGTGGGCGTCGTGTCCCCGGTCAGCACGTCCTTGGTCGAGGTCACGTCCTGCGCGGCCTGGATCAGGAATTGCAGGAGCTGGAACAGCACAGGGCTCGGCCCCGGCATGTTCAGCGGCATGAGGTTATCACGCAGGCTTCCGCCCGTGCTCTCAACCCGCTTCCACTCGCCCGGCTTGAACCGCATGGCGCCCGACTTCATCGACACGCCCGACCCGATAAACCCGCCCTGGACGTTGGCCAGGTGGCCCGCGTCGAACAGTTGGTTCATGGTGGTGTTGATGCCGTCGTTCAGCGCACTCAGCAGAGAGCCGAAGCCGATGTCGTAGAAGCTACCGTCGAGCGAGGGAATGAACGTGTACTTGGTGAAGTAGCGGTCGGCCTTGAACTGGACAACCTCACCCTTCGGTCCAACCTCGATCCCCTCCTCATCGAACCGGGCCACGATGCGAACCACTTGGCGGCTCTCGTGGTGGACGGTGACGATGTAGGGTTCCGGCAGGCCGTCGTCGTCGAGATCCAGCAAGCGATGCTGCTCAAGGAACTCACGCGCCGCATAGGGATCGTCGGCGTCGGTCTCGGGCTGGCCGAGGTCCACACGCATCCACAGCCCAGACCGGAACTTGATCTCGATCTCGTTGGGGTAATACTCGCACAGGTGGGTCATGCGAGGGCAGGATTCGAGGTCGCGGGTCCAGTAGTTGACGATGAACTTGTCCGGCGGGACCAGGGTCGAGACGTTCGTTCCCCGCGTCGGGTCGAAGTAGGTCTTGCGGAACACACACCCACGCGCCGGCAGCATGTGCAGCAGCTTGTCGGTGTCTTCCTCCCAGCCCTCCATCTCCTCCAGAAGCTGGTAGGACATGTGGCTTGAGATGCGGTCTGCCCGGTCGGTCTTCTCGGGCGTGGGCTTGCCCAGCACCTTGCCCTTGACCACGTTGAAGCCGGGGACAATCGCCCCATAGGCCCGAGCCGCGAACTGAATGCAGGCCGTGGTCAGCAGCGGGTATTTGATGTTGCTGGCGCCCTCCCAAGGATAGCTCTTGGCTTCCTTGACCAGCATGGCCAGCTTGACCGCATCCTCGTCGTTCTTGAACCAGCCGGCCTCTTCCAGGCTGTCGCAGTCGAGGTCGTATTCGTCGCAGACCTTGCCCGCGATGTCGGTCAGAACCGAGGCGTCAAGCTCGTAGGCGAGGTTGGGGCTCTGGAGGGCGATAGACAGCCACTCCGGGCTTTCGGCCACTCCACCCTCAACGTCATCGTTGATGGGCTCCAGGGCTTCCGTATCGTCGTCGGTGGCGTATGCGAGGTCAGTCATCAGTACCCCGCATGTTCGCTGCGCCCGTCGTTGCCGCTGTACCGCTCGTCATCGTCGTATTCTCGCGGCTCTGTCTTGGCGTAGCGAAGCATCATCAGCCCGTAGCGGGAGGCGCTGATGCGGTCGTCGCGCTCTTTGACGATCAGGCCGTCTATCCGGTGATAGAGGCGAAACTCTTGAAGCCAGCCGCCGCAGGTGGAGAACACTTTCCAGCGCCCCGTCTGCATCCGGTCCAGCATGTCCATGACGCCAGCCTCAACGCCGTTCCCGCCATCTCGGAAGGTGGCTTTCTCGGACAGCAGGTTGAGGCCTTGGGCTCGGTACTGGTGGGAAAGGCTCTCGCCCGATCCCTTGTCGTGTTGCAAACCGTCGTGCGGCCAGGCTACCGGGATCCACGACCCCCAGGGCTTGACCGCAGCAGCGTGAATGACCGGCGTGCTCTCGCGCTGAGCGTACTCGTTGACGACGTAGACGATGTCGCCGTCCCGATCCCAGACCAGGCGCATCGCCGCGAACGGGTGATCCCAGCCGAAGTCGATGCCGACGATCTGCGGCCAGAACGCAGGCCACTGGAACGGGTCACAGGTGATCTCTTCCTCAGAGATCGGGAACACACGACCCGAGCCCATCGACGGGATGCCCTTGATGCGGGCCTCGCGCTCATGTGCCGGATAGCTGGCGATGATCGCCTCGCGCTCCGCAGGGGTGTAGTGCTCCGCGTCGTCAATCGTCATTTGAGTGACGTTGCGGCTCATGCTAATTCCTACCTGCCGCTGGCCCCTGCAAGTCACGACAGGGACCTGCCCATCGCCGGGCTGGAGCTGGAGCGTAGTGCACTCTCAGCGGCTCATTCCGCATCGTCCAGGAACATGCTCACCACGTCCGACATCCCCAGCAGGGGCGTGAAGGTGATGAAGGTCATGCCGCCCGTTGCGTTCGTCCGCGTCAGGCCTTCCATGTAGATGTCCATCGGCGGCTCCTCATCGAACCACACGAAGTCCAGGGTTTCCGACTGCCACTTCTGGCGCCCTTGGTCGTAGCTCTTGAACCCGATGGTCGAGGTTCCGCCCGATGCGTGCTTGACGATGGCGTTGTCCAAGGCGTCCGCGACACCCTGGCGCCGGCCCCAGTCCAGCAGGTTGTCCGCCGGGATCATCCCGGTTCCCCACTGGCCTTCATCCTTAGGCTCGCCGATCAGGTAGCGTTGCACACCGTCCCGCGTCACCTCGCCGGTCTTGGATCCGGCCCAGGCGCGCACCGGGCGATCCCAGCGGCGCCCTTTCCAGTAGGGTGGGTATTGGCCGGTGAGGTGGATGGCGGCCTCCGCCGCGCCGCAGTAGGTCTTCCCGAGCTGGTTACCCGCCATCAGGAGCCGCTCGCGGTGGATTGCCCCCGCGTCGTGAAACTCCCGCTGCTTGGCGTAGGGCCGGTACTCAGTGAGCCGTCTGCGGTCCTTCCGCCTCTTCGCCTCCTCCAGCAGGCTGACCAATTCCGACTTCAATGAGATTGGCGAGGGTGCGAATGCGAGCGTCGAGCTGCTCATCAGTGAGGTCACTCGTGGTTTCTATCTTGAACTCTTTCGGCAGCAGCGAGGCGACGACCTTCATGTACTGGTCGGGCTTCTCTGTGCGAACGGCTTCGATGACCGCCACGCCGTTCACCGCGAAGTCGTCGTGCAGCGCCTTGATGAAAGCCTCACCCAGCGCATGGCGCGAGCCTTTGGGCTTTCCAGGGTTGCCAGGACCAAAGCGGCCTTTGTCGTCGCGCGGCCCGTTTCCGTCCGTATTATCGGTCATGGCCTGCTTGCTTCTTGCTGCTTAGCCATCTGGCTAACTGTCTGCTTCACTCACCGCTCGGAGACGGCTTGCGCTCGACGTACTCCCACGATCCAGGCGCATAGGCCTTGTCGAGGGTGTCTTCTGTCTCGCCCTTGGTGATCAGCATGAGAACACCGCCTTCAACCGCTATGTCACCGGTGTAGTCAGTGGGGCGAAGGAGGGGGAGCTTGATGGACCAGATGGGCAATAGGTTCGCTCCACGATCAGGGCGCTAGGCAATGATGCGAGGGTGTTCGTCCATCGGGAGCGAAGGAGGAGCCCCCGCGATCAGACGCGAGGGTTACAAACGCTTTGTGTGTCGAGGCGTTGTTCGGGGGGCGAAAGAGGTTGGCCGGAGCGCGTCTGGCGCAACATCGGCCTCTAGTGATTTATTACCCCCTACGGCTTAGGCTGTCAAGCTGTTGCGACCCTGCGACGGATTAGCACAACATCGTGTGTGCCCTCCATCACCCGGCGCAGGTTCTCCAGGGCGCTCACCACGACCTGAGACTGCCGGATCGGCTGGCTGATCCCCGTGACCTTCATGACGATGCCCCGCCAGACCATGGCCCGGTCTTCCTCCACCACGGCCACCATGAAGGCCTCGATCAACTCGCGGTCCATCGGGCCGACGTGGGCGAGGATGCGGGCCACGTCCTTGCCGGCCTTGATCATCCGGTCCGTCACCAGCTCCACACACCCCGTCCCGCCGTCTACGAAGCCCGCAGAGGCCCCTTGGCTACCAGACAGGCCCTTCCACGTCGCCCATTGCTCGACAAGCTCCTGAGCGGCGTTGAACTGGTTCTGATTGATCGCCTTGGACTCCAGCAGGATTTTGAACACCGACGAGCGATAGGCCCCGAGGATGCGTCCGTTGCGGTTGTCGATGGTGACTGTGGCGCCCATGGTCTTCAAGCGGGTGATCTCGGCGTCACGGTCTCGGCGTTCTGCGGCCTGGCGCATGATCTCCATCGGGTCGGATGGTTTGCGATTGCGGTTGCGCTTGGTCAATGTCTATCGCCTTTCGGGGTGGGAGGGGGAAAGGGTTTGGGGGCCTCCCGGAGCTTGCCTTAGTGGCTCGTCTTGCTCGCCACCCGAGGGGTTTTGCGTGCTGGAAGAGGGAGACCAGCGCCAACCCTCGCCCCTGATATCGGCCACGCGCTGCGCGGCAGCTTCAGTGACGGGCATCATGCGGCGCGCTCCTGGGCATTCTTGATCGCCCCACGCAAACGGCTGATCTCGGCGTCGATCACCTTCGCCTTGGCCCTGGCCTCATGCCACTTGGCCGGCATCTCATCCGGCGTCAGGAGGCGACCCTTGAACTTCCCCTCATTGACCAGCATCGGCCCTGCGGCAGTCATCAGCTCGGAGCGGACGATCTGGAGGTGGCGGATCTTGTCGCGGATCGGAAGCTGCCGGTATTCCTCGTCGCTGATCGGGCGCCATGCCTCGATCTTCGGACCGTCGCCCTTGGCCGGCAGAACGGCGCGGACCATCGGCAGCAATTGGCCGGGCGTGGGAAAGCGAGTGTTCTCGCTCTGGCGCCAGCGGGTGCAGGCCAGCTTGATCGCCTCAATGGGGAAGCTGGCGAGGTCGGAACACCAATCCACCATCCAGCGGGAGCGGTCTTCCACGCTCATCAGAGGGGGGCGACAGTGGACGGCGAGGCTTTCCAGGGCGTTGGCGATGTCGAGGCGATCAGCCATTTTCAGCATCCATGCGTTCGAAGGCGAGGCGGCGCGCTTCGTCGTTGTTCGCGCCGATTTGTTCGGTGAGGTTTGAGGGACGCGCCCCGGTGATCGGGACCACGTTGGGCGCCGGGTTCACGGCGTTGAGGCGCTTGTCTCGGAGGGCCAGGGCGTCGTCCTTCACCCAGCCCCACGACTGGATCAGCTTACCGCGCTGGCGCTGGCGCATCGCCACCATCTCGATTGCCACCAAGACCTCTGCCCACTCGCAGGGCTCGCCAGATTTGGGCTCAACGAGGGCTCGGAGATCGGCGGCGTGGTTCATCGCCGTGCGCGTCATGTCGGCCATGTCGCCCGCCGTGGAGATCGCTTCCTCCAGCATCGTTTTCCAAACGGGCACGCCCGCCTTGGAGATGGTGGGTTCTATAACTTCAGGGTCCGGTTCAGATTTAGGTTCAGGAAACGCGCGCGTGTCTCCTAGCAAAACGGTAGCATTGCTAGGATCATTTTCGTTGTTTTTCAGGGCCTTGGCGTCGCCGCCTTTTTTACCGGCTCCTTGCCTCGCAGATTTCTTACGCGAGATGTTGTCGTATTCGGCCTTGAGCCGCTTCTGAGTGAGACGCCCACGCTGGACCTTGAAGAACTCATCCAGCACCGGCTTGGCGACAGTTTCGAAGTCCTCTGCGGACAGTCGGATCTTGCGGGCTATCCAGGCGTGATCGTTCGGCAGCGAACACCCTGGCGTGCGCCAAGCCAGCCGCAGCAGGCGCCCATAAACGCCGTCTTCAGCCGCCGTCAGGTGAGACGTGGCGGCGTCATAGTCGTCAATCCACAGTGGCAGGCACGGGTGGGTCACGCAGCCCTCCCCTGCGCGGTCTTGCTGGGCCAGACGAGCGGCAGGCTCACCACGACCACGCCCCTCGGCATCCTCCGCTCCGACAGAGCGCAGAACCCTCCCAGCGCCATGCACGCAGCGACATAGGTGTCATCACGGTTGGCCGTTTCTGGGATCGCCCTGAGACGTTGCGCCTGAAGCGCCGTAGACGCGCGAGCGGCGCGCAGGTTGATCAGGCGCTCACGCTCGACATCAGGCGTGTGATCCTCGGCAGATAGCCCCAGGCGGCTTCGGCGGTGACGGACGGCCCTTGCAGACCGGCAAAGCGCCTTGGCGGTGACGGGGGCGATAACGCCATCCCGCCAGTCGTTCTTGACCCTGTCGTCTTCGGATCTGGTCCAGGGCTTGAGCATCAGTTGGCCCCCATGCGCTTCTCGTGGGTGCGGACCCCATGCAGAACGGTGGAATGGTCAACGCCGACGAATTGGCCGATCTGGGGGAGGCTGTAGCGTGGCTTGCCGTCCAGCCACTTCACCTGACGGGCTCGCCACATGAAGTCCTGGCGGGCGCGAACGTGGTGGATGAAGCGCCGATCTCCGGTGATGGCGGACGGAGGCAAGCCATGATCAGCGGCAACCTCCGCAAGGATTGTCTTCATCGTTGTGGTAGGGCGCGGAACGATGGGCGCCGGGACGTTCCAGCCCCAGCCGGTTGTGAAAACGTCGGTCATGCTGCAACTTTCGGGCTGATGATCAGGCCAACCCAGTCCATCCCGCTCGGGGAAAGCCGGTAGCCATAGCCGGGGACGGTCTCGATCAGGTCGGCGCCCACCAACTGGCGAATGCGCCAGATATGGACCTTTAGGCATTGGCCCCCGACCCCTTCGGACAAGACCGAATCCAGGGCTTTCTTCTCGACGGGGCGACCCGCCGCGCTGTATAGTTTCAGGACCAGACGGGCGGTTGTCGGGCTCAGGCCAAGAGCCTCGCGCACGGCGAAAACCGCTCCGCTCATCTCGGCAAGCCCTAGGGCGCTCCGAAGCTCAGCGAGTTCCGCCGCCATGCTGGCGCAGTTGGGACAGGTCATGCCACCTTCCTCGCTTCGAAGTAGGCTTTCCGGTCTTCAGCTTTCTTGGCGTCGGCCTCGACCTCTGCCAGGGCGGCCTGAGTGATCGCCTTGTATTCAGCCGGGACCATCTGTAGCGCGGCGATGCGGAGGAACTTCACCGCCACGGCGCTCTCTGCCTTCAGTTGAGCGTGTTCCGTTCGCAGGTTTTGAAGCTCTTTCCCTTGGGGGTTTACCTCGTATCCCAGAGCCCTCAGGCGCTTGCGAACCCGAGTTCGGCCACGCCCTGTCCAGCCCAGCTTTTGAGTGCAGCGAAACACCCAGGAGTCGTCGTGTCGGTTGAAGATCGCCGCCGCCTGGAGTTGCGCGCGGAGGTCTTCCGACATCTCCTCAAGGCCATCATGCCACTCGACCAGTTGGGGAATGTCGCTGCACGCCTCGACCTCTTCAGAGGTGATCTCAAACGCGGTCGCGTCGTCTTCATCGAAGTAGGAGTACATCGGCATCACAGCCCACCCCGCAGCGCGTCATTTGTGGCCCTGAAAGCCGCCAGCCAGCGTTCAGCCTGCTTGCGGGTATCCTTCCGCCTTACAGCCTCGTCATAGGCGTCCAGGGCGATCCTGCGGGCTTGGGCGATACGTTCAGCCTTGTGGGAGGTGAACCATTGGCGGGCTTTGAGGAGGAAGGTCATGTTCTGTCCCTCAGTTCGTCGGTTGCTTCGTTCGCCAGCCGTCGTCCGCGCGAGACATCAGCCTCACCCAGGTCAGCCAGCGTTTCGGATTTTGCGAGGCGGCGCAGACCGCGTAGGGTCAGCGTGTGACCCAGCGTCAGCTTCGCCCACGGTCCCGGCCTCTTCAGCCAGGAGAGCGCGGCGTGAATGAAGCCGCCGCACACGCTCTTGAGCGTTGGATGCTGCATTGTTGGCTTCCTCGATGATGCGGGTGAGTTTCTGTTCTTCCCACTCGTGGTGGGTTTGGCCGGTCAGGGCGTGGCCGAGCGCGTCAAGCAACTCGAACCCTTCCGCTCGGATCGCCTTGGTCAGGGTCCGCTCGCTGGCGTGCCCCTTCGTCAGGTTCTTCGCCGTCGTGGGGTCTAAATCCCATGCCCGCGCGACGTGCTTTGCGGTATTATGGGGCCACCGGTTGCGGACCATTTGAGCGAGCGTTTCGCCCATGGTGCGCCGGATAAGTTGTCCATCGTCGGGCACGAAACCGTCCATCCATGTTGTCATTGTGGGGGCTCCACAGAGGACGGACGGACATGGAGGCTATCGAACGCGCACTGGATCACGCGACACTCGCCGGCAAGCTGAGGTGTTTCGTGAGGGAGAACGGAGACGGGCTCGGCGGGCTGTTGAAGCTTGCCGACGCCCATAGCGAACGCGCTAGAGCGTTGCTGGATGAGGTTGGGGAAGGACCGCTGGAGAACAGCCCTTCCCCTCACGCGCACCCTGGGGGGGCTCGCGGGTGTGCGTGAATTGGAATGGGGGGAGCGCATTACAGCGACTCCAGAAGGGACGGCTGGACGGCCTTAGCCACCGGCTCGTCAAACAGCCGGGGCTGGCGGTAAGCGGCCTCTATGCGGCGGCAGGCGATGTCGAAGTAGGACGGCTCGCGCTCAATGCCGATGAACTTGCGGCCAAGATTGGCGCAGGCGACACCAGTGGTTCCCGAGCCCATGAAGGGGTCGAGGATAGTTTGCGACGACACAAAACCGAGCGTCCAGGCCATCACGGCGACGGGTTTCTGCGTCGGATGATCATTCCCATCTCGACGGGGAAGCCTCTTGGTCCGAGCTGCAAATCCGAGGTTGGTCCAGCAAAGCTCCATGTCCGCGAGCGAGAATCCTGTATCTGCCTCCGGCTTCACCCATGCCAGCCAAGCCGAAGAGGCCGGAAGGAGATCGGCGAAATAATTGCCGCCCCAGATGGCCACCTCGCGAGCGGACAGAAGGGCATCAAAGATCAGAGCGGGCGGTCGACCATCATCCCAATCCGCAGGCGCCCAGGACGCGTTGTCTCGGATCGAGGAGTGCGCCCCCTTCTTGGCGGCGCTGATCCCATAAGGCGGATCGGTCACAACCGCGTCCACCTTGCCAAGCGTCGGAAGGATGTCCCGGCAGTCCCCGAGATACAGCGTCGAGTCTCCGATGATCTCGGTGCGAACGCTCATCCCGCCACCCCGCTATGAGTGTCGAGAGCCACACGTTGAGCGTCGAGCCCCGGACACCCAAAATGCGTTTGGCGCCAGATCGACGTGGCGTCCTGCCGCACCATACCGGGGAGCAAATCAACCGCGAGGCGATTGCAACGGCCAAGGTTGTGAGTCGTAGTTCGCGTAACGCGGTCGGTGAACTCGCTCCCCCAGGGTTCGCCGCAACCGGTCATGGTGGCCGGTCCTGCGATTTCGTGGGTGAGTGGTTTGTTGCGTGCAGTGGTGGACAAGCAGGCCACGAAGGCTTGCCGAAAGGGCGTCAAGCGGGCGCTCAAGGTGTTGGAAAACCCGCCGTCAAAGCGGCCCATGCTCAGGGTGCGCGACGCCATCGTGGCGGATTGGCTCAAGCGCCGATGTACGGCTTGTGGAGCCTGTCCGAAGGTGATGGCGAGGCAGGGCATTACGCGGCCTTCGGAGCCGTCCGGCGTTGTTCCGCCAACTCGGCCAATCTGGCTTCCGTAATCTCGCCGAAGCCGCGCTCATGAGCAGCGCGGGCCGTGGCGCTAAACCACTCAGCGGCGATGCTGTCACGGCGGCCCGCCTGCTTTGCGGCGCCGGGGGACATGCCGACCGCACGACCGAAGTTGGCCGGGCCGCCGAACTTTTCGATGATGTCTTTGAAGCTCTGAACCATACCCCATTGGGTACGTCATGAACCCAATCACGTCAACACCCATTGTACCCAATCGGCGGGTACATTCTGCGCCGATGGCTAAGTTCTCAATCGAACCCCCGGACCTGGACACCATTGGCGGGCGCTTGCGCTGGGCAAGGGAGAAGGCGCACTTCACGTCCGCCCGTTCCGCAGCTCAGGCGCATGGCTGGAACGAGAACACCTATAAGAGCCACGAGCAGGGCCTTCGCCAGGCCGAGGGGCTGAAGCAGAAGTACGTCGAACGCTACACGCGGGCTTTCCACGTCAACGCCCTATGGCTGACAACCGGCAAGGGACCGCCCAGGCGAGATGCTGCGGAGGCGGCGTGGCAGGAAATGAGCCCCGAGGAACGGGAGCGGGCGATCCGGCTTTCCAAAGCGGCGGGCTAAAAAAGCGTGATTGGGTACATTTAGTCGTTGACGTGATTGGGTACGTTTCGTATCTTCAATCAACAACGGAGACACCCCATGATCACCCGCACCAAGCAAGACTGGACCCCCGGCGCTTCCGTCAAGGTCGGCTTCCTGACCCTGGAAGTGGTCGAGTGCATCCCCACCCCCGGCGACTACCGTCCCGACGACTACCGCCTCTGGAACCCCACCAACGGCAAGAAGTACACCTTCACGCCCCACCACGGCCTGAGCGCGGGGTGGGAGTGATGGCGACCCGCTACACCTACGCCTGCACCCTGCCCTACAGCACCGGGGACATTCCCGAGGCCGATGAGGTCGAGGTGGAGGTCTCCTTCACCGTCGCCTGGGGCTCACCCGAAACCGGCAACTACGGCCCGCCAGAGGGCTACGACCCCGGCGCCCCTGATGAGGTCGAGGACCTGAAGCTGCTTTCCGTCGATGGCGTCGGAGGCCCGTTCGATCAGCGCGACGAAGCGGCGATCCTTCAGGCCATCGCTCAGAACCACACGGAAGCCATGCTGTCGGAGGCGAGCGACCGCGATCATCAGATGGAATGGGCCGGGAGCGACGACCGTGACGACTACTGACCCGAAGACGTGGTGGTTCCTGGAAAACGACGAGGGCCGATGGCTGGAAAACGCCGCGCACGGCACGTTCACCAGCGACCCGAACGAGGCGCTGAAATGGGAAAACCGCACGGCGGCCGACGCCTTCCGGCTGAGCCTTCGCGGTCCGCTCTGGTCGCTCAAGATCACTGAGCACGCGTGGGTCTACGAGGGAGTCGACTGGGGCGACCTCGAAGACGACATCGCTGACGCTATCAGCGACAGCATGGATATGGACTGGACCTCGCGGGACGGCGCAAAGGCCGTCGTCGCGTACCTTCAGAAAGTTGGAGCCCGCTTCCCATGAGCAGCGAACCCTTCAAGACCGGTGACGGCTGCGAAATGCGCCGCCTGTGCGCCGACAGCCGCTATTGCGTAGGTCATTGCCGAACCAAGCGCGACGACGCCTCTCGCGCCTCTGTGGCGTCCATGGCGCGGTATTGGTCGGAGACCGCTGAGCTTTCCGACCTTCCGGGCATGATGGGGCCGGACCTGCGCTTCTGCCTTGAGCGGTGCGCCGAACTGTTGGAGGCGGACCTTTGACCCGCGATCAGTTCACCCTGTTGCAGGACAAGATCGCTCTCTGGCGCCGGTCGGCAACCGAGGGCGCAATGGATCTCCGCGACTACAACAAGCGGGCCGGGGAGGCGCTGACAGCCGCCCTCTTGGAGCGCGCCGCTCTGCATGAGGTGATCTGCGATCTCGTTGACCACGCCCGGCCCTCGAACTGGGAAGACGACGATCAGGACGCCGACAGCATCGAAGCTTGGCGCGGGGCGGACAGCGCAATCGCGATGGTGGATGGCCTGAAATGACCGGCGATCTCCACATCCCCATCCTGAACGCCTTTCTGGATGACGAGCACGAAGTCATGCCGCCGGGCTGCGTCAACCACGATGACCGCGCTCGCGTCACCAATCTGGACGGCGAGAACCTCTGTCAGGAATGCGCCGACTCGTGGTGTCGAGCGGAGGGCCAATGGCAACAGGGACAGCCGGAATGAGCAGCGACATGGAGATGAAGATGCAGGCCCAGTACGACGGCTGGGAGGCTCAGATGTGGGCGGCCGACGCGGACCTCAAGGCCTACGTCGCGCTCATGCGCAACCCCGACGCCCTGGACGCCTTCATTGCGATTGAGAAGGCGTGGGACCTATACGGATACACGCCTGAGATCGTCTGCACCGTCTTGAGCTCTGTCGCGGGCGGGATGGGGTTCGACGCGGCGCTGGACGCCGCCTTGGCCCAGACATGAAGAAGGCCCCCCGGCGTGAACCGAGGGGCCTATCAAGCGGAGCCGCTAAGGCTCAACGCTGGGGGTGGTGAAGGCCTGCCTTTCATTAGCAAGCCAGTGGAACGCGGAACGTCCCTCTGCCTTTCACTAGCCGTCAGGAGGATGCGTCTTGCCGATGCACCATCTCTGAGCCTGCCCCAGCCGATGGGCGTTGGCCCTGGACCACGGAACCCACTCGCCCCACAGGAACGCCGACAGAGCGGGCGGGAGGGTTGAGGGGTCGATACCCTCGGGAGGCAGGGGCTCGGCGGGGATTTCAGCCGCGAGGCTTGCCGGGCAGACCAGCGGAACCGGGGATGGCGCCTGCGGACCAGAGCGCCCGGAGATCAGGCTGCACCCCGACAGGAGCGGGCTCGCCAGGACAGCGAGGGCGAGAGGCATAACCAGCGTTGAACGCATCGCGTGCGGCTCCTCGGTAGAAGGTTGCGGTTTGGGTGGCGTCTGAGGCCTCCTGAGCGGCGTTGAGGCTCAAGGCGTCGTCTCGGTCGCGGATCGCGTCAGCAGCCGTCCTGAGGGCGTCTGCGGCGGTTGTGAGGGCGTCGCGCTGGTCTCCGATCTTTCCGGCCTGGTGCTTGATGAAAGCGCCGGCCAGGGCGAGGGAGGCGACGAGGGCGGCGATCAGGATTTCACGCCAGAACTTGAGGGCGATCATCATGCCGCAAGCTCCCAATGCGGAGAGTCGCCTTCGCCCTTCTCGCGGGGCTTGCCGTCACGATCCCAATCCGCCCCCCAGCGCAGGCCGACGCCAAGCTCATCCGCCGCCTGCATCATGGCGCGGTTCACGGCATCGAACCCCTTGGGGTCCTTCCAGTCGTAGGGCGCGGGAAGCAGGTCGACCGCCTCCCCGTCAATGTGCCGGGACTTGAGGGTCCACGTTACGACCTTGCCTGGGACGGTGCGGCCTTGGGCATAGAGTTGCTTTTGGCGGGCCAGGGTGCGGACGCCCTCCACGACCATGAAGTCCACCGTCGAAATCTGGATCGCGCGTTTGACGATGGCGACGAGGCGCGGATCCACACCCTCGAGGCGGGCGAGCGAGGTCTTGCTGAGGGCGAAGGTCATTGCGCCGGTCCTGGGGTTTGGGTCTTGGCGATCTCCACGTCCGCCGCCTGCTTCCCGGCGCGCGACACCTCCCAGGCCTTGGCGGTGTAGAGCCCGACGACGCCGGTCCAGACCGCGCCGATGAACAGCGCGCCCTCCCCGAACGTCGTCACCTTGAAGGCGATGACGATGGTGGCGACGGAGCCCGACGCGGAGGCCAGGATGATCGACAGGGGCCGGGAGAGGTCGCCGATCAGGCTCTTGAACTCGTCGATGGTCATGCGGCGTCCTCCAGCATTTCCGGCGTCACCTCGACGCGGCCAACGGCCCCGAAGCGGTCGTGGTAGGTGATGGCGATGGCGGAGCGTTCTGCGATCCAGCCGCCCCGCGCCGCGTAGGCGTCACGCGCGGCCAGAGTCGGGTGCTGGATGACCTTCATCCCCGCGTGCTCTTTTTCGTCGGTGTGGTGGCGATGGCCGCAATGCCCGTACCGCTTGGAGGTCGCGCCCCAGATTTTCGGGAACTGCGCGGCGAACAGGAGGGGGAGCGCCTCGTTCTTCACCTGATGGCCGTGGTGGAAAGCCAGCATGGTTTGGCCGTGCTGGATCACGTAGAACGGCAACTCGCTGTCGTTCACGGCCAGGCGGGGCTCGTTCTCGTAGAGCGCGGAGAACATGTGCCGCAGCCACATCGAGCCCGACAGATCGTGATTGCCCTCGCAGATCAGAAGCTCGACGGCTTCGTGGCGCATCAGGGCCAGGTCGATGACCCGACGCAGGACCCGCACGGCGGCGGCGACCATTTCGGAGTATCGACCGGCGGCGTCGAGGACATGGCCGTGCATCGGCGTCACGGGCGTCGGGCCGTCGGTGTGGAGGAAGTCGCCCTGGATGTTGATGATGCCTAGGCGGGCCTTGGGCGCGCTCGTCACCATGTGGGTGAAGGCCGAGAGCATGGTGTTTTCGGCGATCTTGATGTCCCACGCCGAACCGCTCTCCTTGGCCCAGGCGTACATTCCGAGGTGATAGTCGGTGATGGTGTAGAGGTTCGCGAGCGACGCCATGGCCCAGGCCGGGGCCTCGATCGGATCGACGCGGGGCAGATCCTCCGCCATCGCGGCAACCGCGGCGCGCAGCATTTCCGCCCGGCGCTCATCGTCCGCTGCGCTCTTGACCCACTGGCCGCGCGCCTTGCCCTCGCTGTCGTAGTAGGTGGAGACGCCCCGGACCTTGAACCCATCGGGAACGGTGCGGGTCATGTCGTGGTCTGGGGAGTAGCCTCGATCAGCGGCGTGCCTGCGAAGCCGTTCGATGGCCCCGCTCACCGCGTTGGGCGCCACACCAAGGGCGCGGGCGGCGGCGCGGGCCGACCCATGCAGGTTGATGGCCTCGCAGTACCGGCGCTGGGCGGGTGAGGCGAAGTCCAGCAGGCCAGGGTCGATCTGAGTTGGCGCGCTCATCCCTCGACCTCTGGCGCGTCCAGGGTCGCGGGGATCGGCTTGCGCTTCGACGTGCGCCGCTTGGGATAGGGTAGCAGGCCGTTTGAGGGTTCGGCGACCCAGAGGCGGCGGGCCTCTTCGTAACGGGCCTGGAGGAGCTTGGAGACCGCCGGGAGATAGTTCATCTCGACCGGGGCCAGGGTCACGACTGCGGCGTCCGGCGCCGGGTGGGATTTGATGGTGGCTGCGGCTCAACGAAGTGCCGCTCGAAGAGGCTCGTCAGATGCTTGAGCTGCTCCTGCACCCGGATCAGGTTCTCGTTCATCTGGTCGTGCTTGGCCTCGCGGGCGGTCTGGGCGGCCTTGATCGCGACGATGTCGAGACGCAGGGCTTCGTCGGCCTTTTCCCCCGTGGCGGCGATGGCGGAGCCGGCCTTCTCGGAAGCATTCACGCGGCCCTCAAGCCGGACGAGCCAGACGATAGCGGCGACCGCCGCAAGGCCGATGGGGAGATATTCGCTCAGCATGTCGGGCGTCTCACTTCGCTCGGCTGTTGATGGGGGTTTTCATGGCTCAGCTTTCGTGGTCCCTGGCCGACGCCTCGCGCGAGGTCGGTCTAGGGACTCACTGCCCGAAGGCCGCGCCCGGCGGTGTTACAGCACCGTCGGGCGGACTATGCTCGACCCCACATTGAGTGAGGGTGTGGGGGTCTAACGGACCACGATGGCGATGCGGCCCACGATGGTGGAGTAGTCGAAGCCAGCCAGTCCGGTGACGCGGCAGTTGGAGCCCGAGGCGGCGAAGTTGCTGGTCAGGGTGATCGGCGTTCCGCCCCGCCCTTCCACGTATACCTTGTCCCCCGCCAGCATGTTCGGAACCCAAGCTGCGGCGGTCTCGGTCGGCTTGATCGCCGTGAGGCTGGACGCTCCAATATCCATGAAGCTCGTGCTGCCGCCGCCGATCCGGCCCGTCTTCAGGAAGGTCCCGCCCGCGCGCGCTGCGTCCAGCGCCGCGTTCAGGGCCGCGTCGCCAGAGCGCGTCTGGCGGAACACTTTGGTGTGGGTCTTGGCGACAGCCGATGCCGTGATGGCCGCCAAACCCGTAACCCGCGTGTTCGCCGCCGACGCGCTCGCTGCGGCCCCAGAGGGGAGACGGAAGCTCACCTGTGACGCTGTCGGCTCCATGATGTCATAGGGCGCGATCAGCGTGGGGTCTGCATCCGGCACGGAGGGGCCGAAATCTGCGTAGGTGTTGGGCGCCGTGATGGTCACGGCATAGGCCGACGAAATCTGCACGAACCGGCTCGTGTCCTCCACGGCGCGATTGTAGGCGAGCCAGGGGGTGTAGGGCTGGGAGATCAGGGCCGCGTCTGTCAGGGCTTGCGAGTACGGGACCGCCGCCGCGACCCAGTTGGCGAAGTCCTGCGCTTCGGCCTCGTAGCCGACCTGATTCTGGTGGATCTGATCGGCGAAGTTGGTCCCGACGGCCACTGGGGAAGTCACCCCGAACAGGCGCGATTGCGGGTCGTAGATCATCACATTGCGCTTGCCAGCAGCAGCGGCGTAGTAGGCCGCGCGAACGCCGGTCGTGTAGATTTGGGCCAAGCCAGCCGGGTTGATGTTGCCCGACCCGTCCTGGATGTAGTTGAGGCCGCCGGTGTTGACGGTCAGGTAGGGCGCCGGGATGCGCAGAACGATCAGCGCATCCGGGACGGAGGTCTTGATGTCGGCGATAAGCTGGTTCAGCAGCGCCGCGCCGTTGGCCGTGACCGCCTCGACAGTCAGGCCCAGGCCGCCCAGCCGCACGTCGTTGGTCAGCCAGCAAGGGACAACCACAGATGGGTTCAGCGCCATGGCGGCGGCGAAGGTGTTGGGACCCGCTCCGGTCAGGTAGTTGGAGAGGAGTTGGCCGTTGTTGCCCTTCGGCACGATGGCCGCCGAGGCGACACCCTCCAGGCCCTCGCCGGGTTTGTTATAGGCCGCTTGCAGGTCGTCCCAGAGGTATTGGGCCGCCGTCGTATCGTCGGTGTGGCTGTCTCCGATGGCCACCATCGGGCGCAAGGTCGTCACCCCGCCCGCCAGGATCAAGGCGCGCAGTTGCTCGACCCTGCCACCCCCCACACCCTTGAGGAGGGGGGCAGCGGAGAACTTGAGGGCGAGGCCTAGACTCAACGGAACACCAGAATGCTGGTGGCGGTCGTGTCAGTGTCGCGGACCCTCCGAATTTGGAGAGGGATCACGATGCCGGCGAAGTCGACCGGCAGGATCACGATGTCGCCCTTGTCGGTCTCAACCGCGCACGGGCCGCCGGCAAAGATCAGGCCGAGGCCAGCGAGGGGCGCGGTGTCGCTCGGCGTGGCGATCACGGCGTTCGTGGGGATTTGGCTCGCATCCATGGGACGCTCCTTCGAGGGAATGCGGCGTCTTCTCGACGGCGCGGGCTGGGTGGGTTCACGCCGGGGCTAGGCCGTGGCATGTTGGGCGGCATGGGTCAGAAGCAAACCGAAGCCGGGGACGAAGGATGATCGCGACCGCGTTGGTGATGCTGCTCGCCGCAGGCGATATGACGACGGTTTGCGATACGAACGTCATCGGGACGACGACTTGCAAAACCAGAGAATCGACCTCGCCAGCGCCAGGCGCCTGCCTCGGCAAAGACTGGTTTCTGGTCGGGTGCTCAGCGAGCGACCACAGGGCGGCGGTCGCTGATCGAGACCTACGGAAGGTCGTGACGGGCTTGCTGGCCGAAGGCAAATGCGACGAGGCGGTGAGGGTCGCGCTCTCAGGCTCTAACCTGCCGCTCGCTCGCGAAGTTAAGGCGTTCTGCGCTCCATGAGCAAAGAGATCATTGACGCCGAGTTCGAAGAGGTTGAGCCCCGCGCGCGTATTCCGTGGGGTCACATCCTGGCGTTCGCGCTCTTCGGCGGCACGACGATCTGGATCGCAGCGTCGGCGCAGGACCCGGCGACCACTATCGGCGCGGTTTCCGCGGCCCTTCTCTATTGGCCTATGGTTTTCGTTTGGGCTGCGCTGACGTCGAAGCGCCGGATACCGCAGGCGCAAGCTGACGCGCTCGCGGAGCGCCTGGCAGGACGACGCCGCGACTAGCCCGATAGGCCTCGATCGCCTTGGCGAGCTCTGCCGGCGGGAGCATCAGCGCCTCACCAGCCTTATCTCGCGCCGCCACCGACATGCCTCGGGTCGGGCCGACTGCGTCGAGGATCGCTTGAAGTTGGCGGCCAATCGCCCCCGTCGCGGCGCCAACCGGGCCCCGGCCTTGAGCGATGCCGCCAGCGAAATCCCCAGCCATCTGGGCGCCGCGGCCGACCGAGTCCTGCTCCGCCATCGCAGCCTGCATTTCGGCGGTGATGGAGCCCGCGCCAGGCGCATACCGGCGCTCAAAGGCCAGCATGTCGCCCTCTCGGCCCGCGACGGCGAGAAGTTGGTCGGCGGCCTGGTCGCCCAGCGCGGCCCGCAGCTTGGCTTGAACCCGGGGCGTCTTGACCACCTTCGGGTCCAGGCGGCCGGTCTGGGCCAGGTCGTAGAAGCGGTTGGCGATGCCTCCGCGATAGGCCTGCAGATCGCTGGCGCTCATCTTGGCGATGCGCTCGGCGAACTGCTTTTCCGTGAGGCCGGCGTTGAAGATGTCCTTGCCAGCGCCCAGGAAGGCTTGGTCGGCGCTAAGGTAGTCGCCACTCGCGGCCAATGCCTTGCCGTAGGCAGGGTTGGCGTCGACAAGCTCCTGGCGCAGCGATTTCAGCGTGCCCAGGACCGCCCTGCCCTCATTATCGAGGACAAGCTTGCCGGTTGTCTTGTCGCGATAGGTCTCGAGCACATCATCCAGCCCGCGCTTCACGAGGTCCCAGGTCTCGGCCGTCGGGCTCTTGACCGTGATCATCTCGGGAATATCGCCCGACGCTGGCGAGACTTGGAATCCGAGATCTCCCGGGTTGCGATCCTCCTCGGCGGCGATCTTGAGCGCGTTGCCCATCGCCTTCTTGACGGAGGGGCGCTGAAGCAGGCCGCGCAAGGCGGGGGTCTCGACCGGGCCGCTGGCATAGGCCTCGGCGTACAGGGGCGCGGCCTTGGCTCGGCCAGCGGTCACCAGAGCCTGGATGTCGCCCGAGGCCGCTTCCGGCGCCACGCCGCTGGCATCGGCGAAGGCGTCAAGTATGCGGGCTGGGCGACCCAGTTGTCGGGTGGAGACCTCGGCATTCAACGCATTGCCCGTCGCGCCTTCCCGGCGGCTGAGACTGGCGAGCGCTGCCTTGCCGGGCTGACCGACCGCCTCAGCGCCGGTGATCAGATCAGGCGCCGTCTTCAGGGTCGCGAGATCGGGCGCGCCGGCCTTCACCACCTTCTCGACGTATCGCAGGGCTTCGTTGTCGGGCTTGAGCGAGGGGCGAGTCGGAGCCGCAGCGACATCCGGCATCGGGGCGCCCGCTTGAACCTCGATAGCCGGCGCTGTTCGCGCAGGGCGCAGGGTAGGCGCCGGGCGCTCGGGGCCCATGACGCGCGCCTTCAAGGGGAGCCCGCGCGCAGGGCTGGCCGCCATCATCGCGCTGTTGATCGCGCCGCGCATGGCGTCTTCCGACTCTTGGGGCGACATCCGCCGAAGCGGAGCCAGCCTGACGCCCGTTTCGTCGACTGCCAGGCCGCCTCCATCATAGGCGCCGACGCCGGCCGCCTCCGCGCCGCGCGCGATCGCTCGGCCGGCCGGGGCCGCGACCAGTGCATCCGGAATCGCGGTCAGCAGAGACAGGGGCGCGTTCGCCATAGCGCCGATGGTCTTCAGCAACTGCATCTGGTCGCCGGCGCCTTGCTTGACGAACTCGACAGGGTTCGCAGGCGCGGGCCGGGCGACACTGTTGCGGTCCCAGAACTTCTTGCCCTCGTCGCCCGCCGCCTTGAAGGCCGCGCCGACGCTCGCCGCGTAGTCCTCGACCGGCTGGAAAACCTTGGCCTTTCCGGCGGCGTCCAGCTTGGCGTACGTCCCGCCCGCCTTCGGAGCCGGCTTGGCCTTGTCGAGCTCAGCGAAGGTGCCCATGCCCTACCTCTTCACCTGAACCGAGCCGTCGTCGTCGATATAGGACTTGCCCGGCGGGATGTTCTTGAACTCCGCCGCGTTGCGCGGAACGAAGGGGTTCGTCGGGTCGCCGGCCGGGGCTTTCGTGCCCTTGAACCGCTTCGCGGCGTCGACCTGGGGAGCGGGAAGCGCCTTGGACCACCCCTTTTCGCGACCAGGGCCGGGAGTGGGGCCCTGAGCCTGCCCCTCCTGAGTGGCGCTCAGCCAGCGCTCATAGTGGCCCTTGATTTTGGCCAAGTTGCCCCGAAGCTGGCTCTCACTCTGCCCGATGTCGAGGTTCGCGACGGTCGACTGCAGGGCGACAAGTTCCTGCACCGCGATAGCGCCGAGGGCGCCACCGGTCGGTGAGGCTGCGCGCATGGCCGCGAGCTCCTGAAAGCCCAGGTTGGCCTTGATGGTCTCGATCTGCCGGGCGACGTCGTAAGCCTTGGTTCCAGGAACTTCGGCCATCTTGGCCCCCACGAACCCGGCTTCCCCCTTGCCGATCATCGACATGGCGTGGTCCACCGTCGAGATAATGTCTTTGGCCTTGAGAACCTGAGCTTGCTTGGCCTGCGCGTCTCGCTCGATATCCGCCGTCCCCTTGGGCAGCGCAATGACATCAACCGTGCCGTCCGCCTTCATCTGGGCGGGGACGCTGGAGGGGATGCCGTAGACCGCCTTCTCGGCGTCGGTGGCGGGCCGGGCAAGCGGCGGCTTGGCCTTCGCGGCGCCGTAGAGCGTGCCGGCCGGATCACCGGAGGCGGGAGCCGCCACAGCCACGGCCGGCCCATTCGACTTCGAAGCCGGGCCGCCCTCGAAGATGCGAATGGCTTCGGCGACCTTCCCGAGCACCGCCGGATCGGCCATGTTGATCTTGTCGCCCGGCCGGACGCCGACCTTCTGAGCCACGAAGTTCACATAGGCGCCGGTATCGTTCTCGGTCGGCGGCGCCCAGCGGTTGATGATGCCCTCGACGCTGTCGATCCCGCGCTTGCCGTAGGAGCCCAGCAGGGCGACCTGGGCGGCGTGGCCGGCGTCTGGGGTCTCGAAGATCGCAAACCGGCCGTCCGTGCCCTTGTAGCCCGGCTGCGAGCGCGTGAACGGACCGTCTTCGAGGTTGCCCGGGTTGTTGTTGCGGACGCTGCGCGGTTGGCCGCTGGACGAGGGCGCGACCGAAGCCGGGCGGGCCTCTCCGATCTTCGGCAGCCCCGCCGTCGGATCAGCCGAGCCGCCGAACCCAGGCGGCAAGATCGGCATCTTCGGGACCGCCTTACCGCCCTCGCTCACGTTCACGTAGTCGGGGACGAAGGGGACCGCGCCGAGGGCCTTCACCCCATCCGGACCATAGGAGAAGGCTTGGCCGGCGGCGGTGTCGGTCTTGGGCGCCGTGTAGACGCTCCCGCCCTGGTCGGGGTTGCCGTAGACCCGCGACGAGCCGGCAGCAAGGTCGGAGGCGGCCAGGCGCGTGGCGATGTTCTTCCCGAACTCGCCCGGGTTGGTCAGGTAGGCCTTCAGCTCGTCAGGGCCGGCCTTGCCCAGCTCAGTCAGCAGGCGGGTCTTCAGCGCCTCCATCTGCGGCATGGCCAGCTCGGCGCGGTGACGATCCTCTTCGGCCCGGCGGCTCTCGGTGAAGGTCATGCCGCCGCCGAGAACCCCGTCCAGCACCGCCAGGGCGTTCGGACGCCAGGCCTTCGGCTGCGGGACATTGATGGGCGTGATGAAGTCGGCCGACATCTGCGGCGGAGCGGCCGGCGTGTTCATTCGCGCAGTGATGTCGCGAACCTTCGTAAGGTCCGCGGTCACCGGCTGGCGGGTGTCGAGTTTGCCGAGGCTCGCCTTGGCCATGGTCTACTTCCCACCATAGGTGTAGGACGCCTGCGCGCCGATCTGACTGCCGGACCCCTTCGACTTCGAGGTCCCGACTTCCGTCGTGGTCTTGCCCGTGAACAGGTCGGGGTTAAGTCCGGCCATGGCCTGGTTGATCCAGTCCTGCAGATTGAAGGGGGCTTGAACCTTCTCGGTGGCGATGTCGCGATTGACCGCGCCGGCGGCCTCTTGGGCAGCGATGTTGGCGCGCTGGTTGGCGTCGAAGCCTGCGGAGATGTCAGTGAGTTGGCCAGCGGCGGCCAGGCGCTGAGCGCGGTTCGCGGCTTCCAGGGCCGCGTTCTCGGAGCTGGCCGACTGGCGACGTCCCGCGTCCAAGTTGGAGAGCCCCGCGCCAGTGTTGAACATCTGGTCCAGCAGCGTCGCCATGGTCGTCGCCCGGCCGCGCGCCAGCTCGCCTTCGGTGGCAGACTTGGTCAGCGCCGCGCCGGAGCCGCCGAAGGCCGCCTCACCCGCAATCGCGAGGTCTTGAGCGGCCCGAGTCTTGCCGGCCATGGCGTCGAAGTCCGCCGCCGTCGTGTCGACCACTTCCTTGCGATACGGCGACATGTAGCCGTCGAGGTTTTCGAGCAGGCTGGCGGCCTGCACCGTCGGCGCCGACTTTGCCAGCACACCCCGTGTGACATCAGCCGCAGCGTCGTAATTCCACGGCGAGCCGGTCAGACTGGCCGCCGTCGTCGAGGCCTGCTGCTGAAGCGGATCCGCCCCAGGAACAAGCGTCGAGGGGTCGGTTGCGCCAAGCCTGGTGATGTTCGCCGCCGCGGCCTTGGTCGGCTCCAGAAGCCAGTCGAGGACGTTGGGCGTCGTGGTCGCGGTGACGTTGGAATCCGTCGAGCTCTTCTGCTTGGACTTGCTGCCGCTCAGGCCGAAACTCATGACGTCAATTCCTTCATGCAGATGCGGGCGGCCGGCTGGAAGCCATAACGCGCCATGACGCGGTCCCAACCGGGGCGGCCGGCGGTCGTGACCTGGGAGCAGCCCTGATTCCGACCCCAGACTTCGGCGATGGGTAGGAGAACCTCGACCAATTCGGCCATGTCGCCACCGTTGAGCCAGAGGTGGAGCCGTTTCAGGCGGGGGTATTCGATGATCTGCACGACAGCCGCTGAGGCCTCACCGGGCAGGAACCGATAGTCCGGATCTGTCTCGCAGAGGTGTCGGACGTCGCCGATCAGGTGAGAGCCGCCGCTATGATCAAGGGCGGCTTCAATCCAGGGAGCGCAGCGGTCCCATTCAGAGGCCGCGATCATCGTCCGCCGGTCCGCTCGACGTCGAAATTGATCCGCCCGAACCTCGCCGAGGTGGGAGCGCTGTTGCCGCTGAACCTCGCCCGGAACAGCCGGCCGCTGATGCGGTAATCGGCCTTTGAGTCTCCCACCGCCATGGCGACCTCGCCCTTGTCGCGCGGGTCTGGGTCCTGGGGTTTCAGGAGGGAGGTGATCTTGACCATGATCGGGCCAATCTGATCGGCGAAGTCAGGCCAGAGCCCCCTCACGAGGGCGGTGCGGCTGTCGTCGATGTAGGTGTCGGCGGTTTCGAGATGCCAGGCGAAGGGCCCGCCGTCGGCGCTCTTGCCACGCTCATGGTAGTAGACAGCACCCCCCGGCGTGACGCCGATGGGGAACGCTGAGGGGCCTGCGTCGACATAGGCCGTTCGCGCCATGACGCCGCGGCTCCAGGCGCCCGCATCCTTCCCGTCGACGATCAGGGTGAGGTAACGGCTGTTTTCGGTGCCGTCGCGAGCATCAGGGTAGTCGAAGCGGATCTCGCTGAACGTCGAAGTCGACGACGCCATGACCTTGTCGCCCTGGGAGGCGGCGATGTTGTCGGCCATGTCCTCGCGGATCGGGCACTCCACGGGGCGGACGGCGCCGCCAAGGTTGTAGGCGTAGAACTGCAGGTCGGGACCAAGCCAGAAGGCGGTTTGGCCGACCACAACAGCGGCGTTGGGGCCGATCAGGCCACACTTCTCGCCAACTCTGTCGAAGCGCCAGACCTGTCCGGGCGAGCCAACATAGCTCCCCAGGAACAGGCCGTGGCTCGTCCAGACCAACAGATAGCGCCCGATCACACGGCCGGCGACGATGCGCCCGCCGCCCGGCAGGGTGTATTCACGAGCCGTGGTGTCGGCCGCTGTGTTCCAGACCGTGAGCCTCCGCACGCCGGAGTGCCGGATGCAGAGCGGATTGAAGACGCCGCTGACCTCCTGATTGCAGCCCAGCGCGAAGACCTGATCCTGCGGCGCGATCACCATGTGGGTGACGTTGGCGGGCGAGTTGGCGACCGGCGCGGCCGGGGTCCCGGTGTCGTTCTGCCACTGATAGATCGCCCCCGCGCGCGGGTTGGCCAGCAGGTTCTCGCCCCAGGCCCCCTGCGCCCAGGTCCTGGGGAAATAGTCGGAGGTTGAGGGCTCGCTATACTCCCCGGTGGAATAGGTCCCGGTCCCGTAGCCCGCACCGCCCGTGCCGTCGATTGCGCCGTCGGAGAACGCGACCTGAGGCGCGATGACGACGACAGATCCGCCACCCGCAGCGACTGTCGACGTCGCCGACGAGGTGAAGATGAAGCTGTAGGCGTCGGCGCTGAGGCGCGTGACCGCGAAGGGCCCGCCGTTGGGCGTGATTCCACCGATGGCGGCGGCGCCGGAGACGATGATGGTGTCGGCCGTGGCGAGACCGTGGCCAGGATGCTGAACCGTGACGACGGCGGACAGGTTGACGACGCCGAGTTTATCCGTCCCAAGGGTGACGGCCGGCATTTCCAGGGTCGGCGTGATGTCGTAAAGCCCGCCGCCTATCCAGACCTCCAGGTTGGTGTGTGTGCCGAACCCGACGTTCGGGTTCGTCTGCAGGTCGGTCCAGTTAAAGACGCTCCGGCAGACGCCCGTCAAAAGGGAACCCGTGAGGCTTTCCCAACCGCCAATGACCTGGGCTCGCCCGCGATAGAAGCGGACGTTTGAGGCGTCTCGCCAGCGGCCGGCCGCGGCATAGGCGGTGTCGTCCCCGTTGAGGCCGGGGGGGATGTCGAGGGCGACGCGGGTCACTAGCTGGACGCCAGGAACGCGATGATCTGCCCATCGCCGCCGGAGATTTTCCCAGGATAGGCGCCAGACGCGCACCCGCCGCCGGGAGAGCGGCCCGTGGCGACGTTTTGACCGCTCCCGCCCGCTCCCCCGCGGAACGGCAGATTGGCCGGCGCCCCCGCGCCGCCGCCGTAGATGTTGACGCCTGTCCCCGGGCCACCAGCGCCGCCGCCAGTCCCCAAGCCATTGCCGCCCGCACTGCTGTCTATGTCGAGACCGCCGTCTGAGCCGTCGAGATTGACATCCCCGCCAGTGGCGACCCCGCCCGTGTTGCCCGATGCCGCGCCCGCCGTGACGACGGTCCCGTCTGGAAATGTCGCCGTGCTATCGGTCCCCGCCGCGTCGGTATTCGCGCCCCTACCGGTGACGAGGGCGACGGTCTGGCCGGTCGTGAGGAACTTGGTGATCTCGGCGTATGCGCCCGAGCCGCCCCCATCAGGGCTGACATAGCCGCCGCCGCCCCACAGCACGAACTTCCAGCGACCCGAGACGGTCGGCCTGAAGGTGTACGAGCCGCTCGGGAACATCTGCGGGCTCGCCGCAGCCGTCTGGGCGCTTTGGTCTGCGTAGACGCTGGCGATGGGCCGGCGCGCGATTGCCGCGCGGCCAGCAATGTCGCGGCGCGCGATGCCTTGGGTCATTTAGAGGTCTTCGAGCTGGCAGTCGACGGCGACGCCGGCCGTCGCAGCAATGCTCGTCGCGACCCAAATCTGCTCACCGGCAGCGACCCGACGAGGCGCCGTTTCCGACCAGCCAATGTCAGCCGCAACCGGGCCCAGGCTCACCGATTGCGTATAGTCGGCGATGTTCGCGGTCCCGATCAGAACCATGTCCGTGCCGTTGAGGGAGCTGAAGACAAGCAGGCGGCCAGCTGCCCCAGTGGTCCCCTTCGGCAACCCGGTGAGCTTGTAGATGATGCTCCCGTTCGCGGCGCCCGTGAGAAGCAGAAGGGCGTTGGTCGCATCGGCATAGGTGGTCTTCGCGGCAGTGCAGGTCTGCTGCGCCGTCCGGATCCCTTGGGGCGTGATGATTTCGTTCGGAGTGCCGGCCATGATCAGATCCTAAAGGGCGATGGCGAAGGCGATGGCGCGAGCATCAACCTTGTCGTTGAAGTCGGTGATGTCGGCGGCGACGGGAGCTTTCGGATACCAAGTTGATCCGTCGCAGAAGAGGAACTTGCCGGCGTTTCCTGTCGTGGCGGGGAGAGAGCCGGTCGCGGCCAAGACGGCGCTGTCGATGTAGGTCTTGAGGCCGAGCCCCGCGAAGCCGAGCTCGTTGACATTGGTCCCATCGCAGAACACGACCACCTTGGCGCCGGGGTCGAGGGTGACGGTGGAGCCCGCGCCCGTGGTGATCGTCAGCGCCGCCGTGCAGGCGTTCCAGATCAGGTATTGCTTGCTGACCGACGGAATGGTGACATCCCACGGCCCCGCTCCGGTGAACTTCAGGAGCGCTGAGCGCGCCTCATCATCCCCGTTGGAGCTCGTAAGCGCATAGTCGGCGGTCAGGGCGATTGTGGTGAAGCCAGCGATGGCCTTGTCGATCCGCGACAGGGCGCTGTTCAGGCGCACGCCCCAGGTGTTGAGGTTCTCCCCAACGCCCTGCAGCTCGAACCTCAGCGAGGCGGTATACGAAGAGGGCATTAGATCGGCGCTCCAGTATCGGCCCGGATCCAGTCCGAACCGTCGGAGTGGGCCAGGACGTTGAGGTCGGTGACGAGCACGACGGTTGAAGGCCAGGCGGCGGCGGGAGGCAGATCGGCTTCCAGGGTCGGAAAGGCGGACCGCGGCTCAGTCGGCGTGAATAGTTCCATGATCGCGTCGCGCATGGAGGTCAGCAGCGGCGCCAGGGCCGCCGGAACATCTGGGCCGACGGGATCGACGATCATGTCCCGGTCCTGATGTCGAAGCCGTCTCGGTTGCGGCGCCCGACCAGCAAGGCAGGTTCCGTCGACAGCGTGACAGCCGCCTTGTTGCTCGACTCCTTGGCCTTGGCCTGGGCGAGCGCCTCCTTGAACCGGGTGTCGAAGATGGTCAGCAGGTCGTTATCCCGCAGGAACGGCCCAGCCTCGCAGCACGCGCCGAAGAGGTAGAGGTCCGGGTATTCGGTCAGGACGAGGTTGGTCAGCGTCGTCGCCAGGTCCAGCACGCCGAGATAGCGCAGGGCGAAGGTGTAGGCCTGATCGCAGGGCCGCTCGAAGGCGATGTTGGTCCCGTCGATCCCCCACTGCAGGGGCTCCCCCTGGGTGGTGTCGGCCTGCATCAGTTCTGGCGTGACGAAGCGCAGCGGCTCCCGCCGGCCGTCGACCGGGGAGCGCCAGAGGTTCTGCGGTTCACGGAAACTGGCCGGCAGAGCGATGAAACGCGAACCGACGACGCCCGTGAGCGCCGCCGTGGTTTCGATGGTCCTGATCTTCAGTTCCCGGTTCAAGCGACTTTCGGTGAGCGCGATGAAGTCGGGAATGCGAGAGGTCAGGTCGCCGCGCTCCAGCCAGTCGGCCACGGCGGCGGAGAGTTCGGCATAGGTGGTCAGGGCCATCTAGAAGCCTCCGCGCGCCGTGGTTTGGATCAGGCCGGTTCGGCGGGCTTGGACTTGCGGCCCCCGACCTTGCCGTCTCCGTCGCCGTCCACCTTCGCCACCTCGGCCTCGAGCTCCTTCACGCAGTCGCCCAGCTTCTGGACTTCCTCCGCGTAGAGGCCGGCGTTCTCGTTAGCTTCGTCACGGGCCTTGGAGGCGCCGGCGAGATCGCCTTCGAGCGTGGTGATGGTGGCGCGCAACGCCTCGAGGGCCTGGATCCCGGCGTCACGCTCCTTGGTCAGGTCTTCAGCGGCGGACATCGCGTCATCGCGCTCAGTCTCCGCGGCCTTGAGCGCCTGCTCCAGTCCCTCCACCTTACCCTCGGCCTCCTCGCGGGCCTTGGACGCTTGGGCCAGATCGTGATCCTTGGCCGCCAGAGCCTTGTCGCGCTGGTCGATTTGATCCTGGGCGGCGATCAGGTCCTTCAGCGCCTGGCTGGTGGTCGCGGCGCCGGCGGGCTCTCCGCCCTCCTTTTCGAACCAGGAGGCGCCGGGATCCTGCTCGCCGATGCCGAAGGTGAACCAGCCCTGCGTCGGATGCCAGAGGCGGGTGGGGGTGGAGAAGATGGATTGACGGGCCATGGGGTCTCTTCGAGGTTGGCGGCTAGGCCGCGGATTTCAGGGATTGCTCGACCCACCAGGGCTTGAGCCCCTCGCGAGCGCCACCAGGGCGCCGCATGCTGTAGTCGAGGAAATTCCCGGGGAACGCCTGGTCGGCGCTGTGGTGGGTCAGGTTGAGGTTCGGGACGAGCCAGACCTCACCGCCAAGCGCGTTCCAGCGCCGGCAGAAGGCGTAGTCCTCGCCCCACCACTGGCCGTCGTGGGCGCCGTGGTTGAACAGGTCGACGCTGGGGTTGAACTTCGGCCCGAAGCAGAGCTCGGGATAGGCCTCCATGAAGCGGTGGACCGCCTCTTTGGTGACTTTCAGGAAGCCGGCCGGCATGAGGTTGGCGCGGATGGCGCCGTCGCTCTCTCGCAGGAGCGGCTTGGTGGTGATGTGGTTCACCTTGATCGTGCCCATGTAGGACTCTTCGTCGATCTTGAACCGATAGGTCCCGGCGACGACATCGCCCTCGGTCTCGATCAGGATGCGAAGGTCTTCCGGGTCCCACGACAGGTCGTGGTCGATGAAGACGATGATGTCGGCCTTGGCGTCGAGCGCCTTGCGAAGCATTTCGGCCCGCGCGCAGGAGATGTAGGGCGAGCCGACGGTGTTGACGCTTGCGTGGCGGATACCCGCGGCTTCCAGCAGAGGAAGCGAGGCCTCCAGGGCGTCCAGATACTGCGGATAGGGCTTGGTGATCGTCGGCGTGCAGATGACGACGAAGGGGTCCGTGGGCTTCTCACCGAAGATAGGCAGAAGCCCCGGACGGGGCGAGCCGTCCGGGGCGTCCGTCATTAAGCCGCGCCCTTCCAGGCGCCGATCGCGGTGAGGGTGTTGCCCACCTCGATCAGGAACGCCTTGTGCTCGGTCGTGAGCGCCGTGGTCGAGGCGGTGCCGATCAGGGACGTGGCCTGGGCGGCGGCGGCGCGCTGGGAAACAGCGGTCCCGCCGTAGAGGTGGATCAGATCGGAGGTCGACTGGCCCAGAGAGGTGCCGTCAGGGTTGCCGTCAGAGAGATACTTGCCGATGGCCATTGCCTCGGTTCCTTTCAAGAAAAGCGGGCCGCCCGCTCGGAGCGGCCCAGAGGTTCATGGGTGAGGTCGGCCCTAGTTGTTGGCCAGGCGCGCGGCGAGCTGGGGACGCAGGGTCTTGAAGCCGTAGAGGACATCAAGGCGGCAGGGGTAGTTGCCGTTGTTGATGTCGAACTGGCGCACGATGCGCATGGACACGCCGTCGTAGTTCTCGCGAGCGGCGAAATCGACGCCCTTGGGCATGACCAAGTCCGCCGAGGCGAAGGCGAAGGCCTCGCGCTGGTAGACCAGGGAAATGCCGTGCGCGGCCGAGGCGGTCCCAGCCCAGGTGAGCGCGGCGGTGGCCGAGGTCGAGGGGATGGTCACGTTCTGCGCGCCGCCGGCCAGGACGATGGCCGGAGCGATCGACATGTCGCCCGCGCCGCCCACATAGTCGGCGGTCAGGACGAACTGCTGCTTCACGCCGGTCGAGGCCTTCGACTCCGGGTGGACGCGGAAGACGCCGTCGATGGTGAAGACGTCGCCCTTCTTGCCGGCGCCCGTACCCGAGGCGACGGTGATGGTCGACTTGGCCGTCGAAGACACCGGCATCGCAGCGACGAGCGTCGACGTGGTGTAGGCGGTGTCCTCCGCGCCGCGAGTGTGCGACGGGATCAGGGTGTTCTCAGCGAAGTCGAAGCCGGCGGTGCGGCCCATGTAGCCTTCGCGGTACTGCTTGCTCAGCGAGTCCTTGTCGTTGAACAGACCCTTCAGGGCGTCGACCAGATCGACGTTGTCCTGGGTGTTGAGCAGGGCGGTGCGCTTATCGACCGGCGCCAGGGAGTCCACCAGCATCTTCCGGCCCTGCAGCACCTTGGCGAAGGTGGCCGCGGCGCCGGTGTTGTTCACCTGCTGGTAGACGTCCTTGTACATCGTGAGCGCGTCGGCCTCGATGTTGGCGGCCAGGCGGGCCATCGCCGGCTCAAGGATGCGGTCGGAGAAGTCGTCCAGGCTCAGGGTCAGGTCGACGTCGGTGAAGTTGAGGTCGACACCCTTGACGGTCTGAACCTTCAGGTCGACGGAGGTCTCGACCGTCGGCTGAACGTCCATCACCATGCCGGTGCGGACGACGTACTCGTTGGGCAGGCGCACCTTCAGGGTGTCGCCGATCTTGGCGCCCTGCTTGGCGAAGCTGTCGTCATAGTCGCGGACGATGGAGCCCACGAAGTTCAGCTTCTGGTGAAGAACGCGGAGGGCCTCGCGGGTCACTGCGGTCGGAGTCAGGATGGTGTTGGGCATAGGAAGGGGTCCTTCGGGCCGGGCCTAGGCCGGGCGCTGGGATTGGCGCGTCTCTCGACGGGCGTTGAGGGGTGTCCGCTCTAGCGCTTGGCTTTTGCGGCGTTGCGGGCGGCCATCCACGCGTCGGTGCTCTGACGATCGCTCGGCCCAGTTGCCGCCCCGGTCTTTCCGGCGACGGTCTTGGCGGGCGTTGTCGTCTGCGCTGCGACGTGATCGGTGGCCTTGGATTTCTGCTCGAGCTTCGTCTTCAGGGCAGCGATCTCTTGTCGAGCCGTGTGGAGGGCATAGAGGCCCTTCCAGGCGCGGGGATCGTCCATGACGGCGAAGTCCGAAACTTCGAGACCGATTTCCTTTCCGGTCTCCATGATCTTGCCGGCGGTCTCCTGGCTCCAGCCGGGGATTTCCCGGGCCAGGGTGACGCCGACTTCCTGCATCCGAGTGGCGAGGCCTTGCTCGGCGGACTTCTGCAGGTCGGTTTTCTTGGTCTCCAGGGCGGACTCGGCGGCTTTCAGGTCGCCTTGCAGCCGCTGGTACTGGTTCCAGGCCTTGGAGACCTCCGCGCTGGCCTTGGCGGGGTTCTCGGCCGCCTCGGCTTCCGCCCAGGCCGCGTCCCAGTCGACCTTCTCGAACGCGTCGATGTTGGTCTTCAGGACGTGGACCTTGCCGACTTCGGCCTGAACCTCGGAGAGCAGGGTTTTGGCCTCTTCGGCGGCGGCTTCACGCTTGGACGCGATCTCAGCGTCTGCGGTCCGCCGGGTCTCGGCCAGTTCCTGGGTCTTCTTGGTGTAGTCGGCCTGCATCAGCAGCAGGGGCTTGAGCGCCTTGGGCAGCTTGTACTTCTGCCCGTCGTGCTCGACTTCCTCGTGGTCGTCATCAGCCACAACCGTCTCGGGGGTCCTGGGCTCACCAGTCTCCGGGTCGATCTCGGGCTCTTCCGGCGCCGCCATGCGGTCCGGGTCGATCTCCTGGGTGTCGGTGGCGGTTTCGGCCGCGACCCCCTCACCTTCCGTCGCCTGACCGCCGTCATCTTCCGGCGCATAGGCGACCTGAGGGCCGCGGAGCATCGGGTTGAACGCAGTGGAGGCGAAGAGCATGGCGCGGGGGGCGACTGCGATACGGTCCAGGCGCGACGCCTCGGCCGCAACCGCTTGGTCGCTGGCTTGTTCGGTCATCAGATCCTCAGGGGTGTGGGGCCGCTGCCGGGATGGCTTGGCGGCTAGGCGTCTTCCAGATCGGACGCCGCGGGCGGCATCGCGTCGGAGATTTCGTTCGGCTCGGCGGGCTCCTCGCCCTCCTCCGCCATTTCGTTCGAGCCCTCGGCCATCTCGCGGGCCTGGCCTTCCTCTTCATCGCCGAGCTCTCCGGCGGCGGGGGGCAGGATGTCGGGGCTGTTGGCGATTTGATCCAGCGAGCGATCCGCGACCGGCGCGACCGCGTTGGGGTCGAGAGCCACGCCCTTCGGCGCAAGGGCCCGCATCCGCGTGGTCTCAGCGTTGAAGGCTTCGATCGCCAGCTTCTTGGCGTCGTTCGCGGCGCTCGCAGCCTTGGCTTGGGCCTCGATGTCCAGTTTCCGCATCGCCAGGGCGTGGTCGGCTTCCTTGGCCTTCAGCTCGGCTTGCGCGGCCTTCAACTCCTCGGCCATCTGAGCGCCTTGGGCCTGGAGTTGCTGCACCACGACCTTGGCCTGCTCGACCTCGGGGTTCGGAGCCGCGCCATCGCCGCGCGCTTCCGGCGGAACCAGGGCGCGCAGGCGGGTGGCGACTTCATCGGCGCCGGGCCAGTCGAGGTTGCGGGCCAGCAGGTCGCCGATCACCGGAGCCGCCGGCGGATAGGCGCGGATCAGCTCGATCATCTGGGTCGCCGCTTCCTCACGACGCGAGGTGAACGAAGGCCCGGCCGAGACCGTGACGTCGTACTTTCCCACGGCGAGGTCGAAGGTGCGGGTGATCTGCTCGACCTGGCCGTTCTCGTCCTTCTTGTCGATCGTCACGGGCTTCTTGAGCGGGACCTGATGCGGCTTTCCGTCGGGTCCCAGGACGCGGACCATGCGGGCCGTCGAGTAGACCTTCGGAATGAGGTCGATCAGGATCCGGCCGGCGTGGCGGATCGAGCGGGACAGGTTGTCGATATAGTGGAAGGTGGAGACGTCGCCCTCGCGCTGGCGGGCCATGATCGCCCGGCCCGAGGTCTCGTTGCTCCGGGCGCCCAGCGAGGCATCATGCAGCCCCATGATGGACTTCATGTCGTCGGCGGCGTTGAGGCTCTCTTGGATCGCCCCGGCCGGGACGCCGCTGAACGGTTGGCGTTGGGGGGCTTCCGCCCCGTCATACTCGATATAGGCGTGGGTCTGGACGTTCGCGGTCGCCCACTTGGCAGAGTCGGTCTCGAACGCGCCCTTCTTGCCGATGAACGGAGCCTTCGGCGCCAGGGCCACCAGTTCGGTGGAGGTCGTGCGCCAGTAGTTGAACATCCGCTGCGGGTCCTTGGCGTCGCGCACCAGGGAGCGGAGATGGCGCTTGCCGTCGACGACGAGCTCTTCGCCGTAGACCGGGACAATCGGGATGTACTTGCCGGCCCACTCCACCGTTTCCAGCAGTTCGGCGCCGGTCATGATGTACTGGGTGACCTTCTTCGACGTGATCTCGCGCGGCTTGCCGACGATGGTCACGCCGAGCGCGTCGAAGTTGGCCTTCTGCGCGGTGTAGACATCGAGCCCGACGACCTGGCCGTCCGACAGGGCGACGATCTTGCGGGGGACCTCCTCGCGCTTCCAGTATTCGGCCACCAGAACGCGGTCGCCGTCCATCCAGGGGCCTTGCAGGCTGGCGTAGCCACTGACCTGCCAGTCAACCGCCTCGGCGCCCTTCCAGCGCTTCTCGAACTGCGCCTTGGGCATGCTCTCGACGACGAACGCGCAGTTCCAGTCGGCGCTATCGGCCGACATGCTGTTGGGGTCGCCGTAGACGCTGAACGGGTTGCTCACCCGCTCGATGACCAAGTCCTGCTCGAAGCTGTCGTCGGAGGTGTAGCGGGTGTTGATGCGGAAATACCCGAACCCGCCGGTCACCGCGAAGTCGAGGGCGGTGTCATAGGCGACTTCGGCGTCGCTGGACTGCTCGATGTTGCGGATCAGGCCGGAGAAGATTTCGGCGGTCTCAGGGTCGGACCCGGAGTCGACGGGGTGAACGGCGATGGCCGGCTTGTTCTGGCGCGCGTCGTTGACCACCTGGCGGATGAAGGCCGGGAGGCGGTTGATGGTCAGGCAGGGCCGTCCGTCGAGTTCACGGTCGCGCTTGACCTTCTCCGGCCACTGCTCGCCGAGCCGGGCAAACTTGATGTCGTCCATGGCGTCGAGGCGGTTTTCGTTCTCGACTTCGCAGGCGAGCTCGTAGGCTTCGCGCGCCTCCTCAAGGATCGCCTCGTCGCCGGTCAGTTCCACCTTCTCGCGGTCGGAGCGGGCCATCAGGTCGCGGGCTTCAGATCACGCAGCTCGTCGCGCTGCTTCCGGATGGTGGCGATCAGGCCGTCCAAGTCGTCCTGCGTCGCCGGGCGGAAAGTGTCATTGTTCAGGTCGTACAGGCGCGGCCGGTCGTCGGCGGGCTTGTCGGACATCAGAACCGCGATCTCACCATCTTCCGAAGGCGGGCAGAACCAGACGGTCTCGCCGGCGAAGACGTTGAGCACCGGCGTGAGCGCGGCTGCCAGGTGCGGCCAGCGCGGGTCCTGCGTCAGCGCCTTCGTGAAGCGAGCGAGGATCATGAGTTCGCCCCCTTCAGGTCAGGCAGATTGCCAGTGAAACCGGCGCGGGCGTCGCGCATGGGCTCGGGAGACGTGGCCTCAAGCGGATCGGCGAGGTCGGCCTTATCCAGCAGCGCCTCGGCGACGGGACTCAGGGCGACAGCCGCCTCGCCTTCCATCAGGCTCTCGGCGAGCCGACGGGCTGCAGCGGCGGACATGTGGCGGCTCTCCAGCCCATCCCAGGTCGCGACGCGGCGGCCGGCGCCCGGGACGTCGATCAGGCCGACGACCATGCCGTGGTCCGGCAGCGTGGTCCGCGAGATGAAGCGGTCGAGGACGTGGGTCATCAGGCCTCCACCGTCTTCGCGCAGGCGGCCTTCATCTCCGCCGGGCAGCGGGTGTCGAGCCAGGCCTGATAGAGGTTCTGGAAGATGGCTTGCATGGAGTAGGCCTCAAACTCGATGGAGGGGTCGGTCTCGCCCATCACCTCGCGGACCTTCTGCCAGGCGTGCGTCGCCTCGTGGCAGATCAGTCCGGCGATCTCCGTCCGCGAGTGGCGCTTTTCGCAGCCCTCGCGAATGGTGACGATGATGCAGACCTTGCCCTTGCTGTCGAAGGTGGTGCAGCGGCCGGCGCTGTCAGGATAGGGTTCGTTCTTGACGCCCAGGCGGCGCATCTCGCGCTTCCAGGCTTTGCGTGACGGGCAGAACCCGATGAAGGTCGGTTGCCAGCCGCGATCGATCCAGACGGTCTTGGCGAGCTTGTCGTCGGGCTTCGGCTTGGCCATGTCAGCCCATCCAATTCATGGAGTGCGCGGCCTTCGGCCTTGGCGGAGGGTCCTTCACCGGCTCGGCGAAGGTCAGGGCAATGGCGTCCCATTCATCCGGGGACCGGACACCGCGCCGCGCCATGTCTTCCTTCGACTCCAGAAGCAGCCGCTGGTTGATGTCGTAGTGATAGCGAGGGCCGCAGGCGTCGGCTTGTAGGCTGTCGAGGTTGGGGATGTCGGCGCCCGCCTCGTCGTCCAGCCACGACTTGGAGTCGTCCCACATCTCAGCGCGACGGTTGCGCGGGCCGGCCATTGGCTTGCCGGTCTCGGGGTCCTGCCGTGGCGGCTTCCTTGGGGGGGAGCCGAAGTTCACCGCGATCACCACCTTGTCGTAGGGCGCTCCCCACGAGTGCAGGATGTCGATCACGCCGCCGCCGATCCCACCGACGTCGACGAACATCGCCATCGGCTTGTCCTCGTCGATAACCACCTTCAGCCAGTTCGCGCCGGCGACGGTGTCCAGCTTGGTCTTGCTCTCGACCTTGCGGATCTTGCGGCCCTGGCGCCAGGCGACCGAGAACCGGTCGTCACCAAAGCGCGCCGGGTCCGCGCCGCAGATCAAGGGGCCGAAGCCTTCGAGATCGGCCTTGCGCGCCCTCATCACCTGCTCGGGCTTGATGAAGCCGTCGTGACCGGTGGATTGGAACGCTTCGGCCGCGGTGGCCGGGTACTCCTGCTTGAACAGCATCGGGTCCTTCAGTTCCGCGATCTTGGCGCGGCGCCAGACCATTTGGCCCAGGTCCAGGCCATGGGCCGCGGCGTAGTCGGCCTCCTCGGTTTCCAGCGAGAAGCCTTCCGGAACCGGCCGCCGATACTCGTCAGACCAGAACCACGGGACGAAGATCGCGATGTAGTCGCCGATCCCAGCTTCGGCCTGCTGCCAGCGTTCGTGAAACTCGCCGCCGATGCCGTTTCCGGTGCTCTCGAGGATGACTTCGGTGTCAGGGAGATCGGGGATCGTCTGCACCACCCCAGCGAAGTGGCTCCGGGCGTTCTTCCAGAAGGCGGCCTCGGATCCGTGGAAGAGCTGCACCGTCTTGGAGCGACCCGTTTCGGCAGCGCCCGCGGTCCCGACGCTGTACCCGCTGTCCAGCCGGTCGAAGACCAGCTCCTTGGCGTTCGAGATGCCCGTCGACGGCTTCAGTGGGTTGTTGCGGTGATACCGCTCGACCATCCCGAACAGGTTGTTCGTCGCGTCGCCCTCGTGGGTCAGGATGTAGACGTAGATCCCGCGCCGCATGGCGCAGCGGTGATAGTAGCGTGCCCCGATGTAGGTGGACGCGCCCTGCTGCCGGCCCTTGAGCACGAGAGCCCGGACCTTGCCGGTCTCCGCCTTCTGCTGCTCCAGGCGGCTGTGGATGTAGCGCTGGGCCTGGTTAAGGACGAGCGGGACGGTCTTTCCGGTCTTGGTGCGGATGCGGAGGCAGCGGGCGGCGTAGGTCTCAAAGTCAGTCCGCAGCCGCCTCAGGTTCTCCAGCCGCTGGTCGTGGGCCGGCCGGGTCATCGTCTCCGTCGATCCGGTCAAGCATCTCCTCCAGGGTCGTGGTGGCCGAGATCGAGCGATCGACGAACATGCCGAGCTCCTTGCCCAGCAGTTGCAGCGCCTGGTTGGCCGCGGCGGGGTCGCGCTTGTATTCGACGGTCTCGGTTTCTTCGTCGCCCGGCGTGACCATCGGGGCTTCGCCAAGGCACATCTGGGCGTTGCGCATCAGGCGCTCCATGACCCAGGACTTGCTCACCTCGACACGGTTGGCGGCGCGCTCAGCCAATTCGGCGACGCGGGCCTTAACCTTTACATTTCCTGCAAGCCGGGAGGCGCCGCCGTCATTGGGCCGGTAGCCGGCCTCTTCGTAGGCGTCGGCTTGGGTTTTTCCTTTGGCCAGGCATTGCGCAAAGCGTTCCTGGCGGGGGTTATCGAGCAGAGGCAATGGGGTCGCTCACCTTGCGCATCGCTCGAGACGCAGCCCGCTCTTGCCTGACGCGCTCGCCGGCGATGGCGGCGTTCACGATGGCAGGGATGCGGTTGATGATTACGGGGCTGGGGCCGAACCCCTCGACCCGGCCATCTGGCCAAATGCGCTGCGCCGAACCGTCGGCATGGCGAATCTCGAACGCCGGTTCAATCATGTTCACTCCCGCCAGACCCGAAGGCTTCCTGGCTGCTGGCTTTGATATCTCTCGATATCGCGATATATTCCCCGTCATGGGAAAACTGCTGTTTGAGCTGAGCGACGACGACCGGGCCGCCTTGGAGCGGGTTCGGGTCAGGATGGGCCTGCGGTCTCACGCCGAGACGTTGCGCGCCCTGATCTCTGGGGCGGATGGCGGGGCCGTTCCGGCCGCTGCCGATCCGGGCCCAGGGCCCGTCTCTCCGGCCGCTGCTCTCGTTGCGGGGCGGTCCAAGACGACCCTGACGCAGGCTGCGCCGCGGCCGATCGTCAGACGCCTCAAGGGCGAGTGGAAACCGAAGTAGCGTCAGGCGTTCCCGACGCAGTGAAGGATGCCGAGGACGGTCTCACCGAGCCCGCGGCGGGCCGCCTCCTCGACAGCCTCGCCCAAGTCGGTGGCGATCAGGGTTCCGCCGAACCGGGCCGGGGTGCCGTCGTGGCGGCGGGCTCGGAACTCGGTGACGAAGACGTGGCCGGTCTGGGCCATGGCGTTGATAGCGCCAAGATCGAGGCCGGCGGTCTCGTCGAAGCAGAAGCCGTCGATCTCGGGGCGTTCACGGTGGACGGGGCCAGGCAGCATCGGACCTCGCATGATGGATCGCGCCGAAGCGGTCGGCCTCGGGGATGGGGGCTCAGCGCGGGTCCGCCCGGACGATGTCCCGACGATCGGCGGGGCGCTGGCCTTGCCTGGGGTGCGGGGCGTCCGCTTGGCGCGAAGGGTGGGCCGTTTCCGGCTGAATTGGCCCCCGTGCTTGTTTGGCGGCGGGGTTGGCCCTCCAGTGAGGGCCTGGACGCTTCACCCGGGCGTTTGCCGCGGTCGCTGCGGGGATAGGCGTCCGACCTCGTGGCGCTGCGTTCCGCGTGGGTTTGCGCTGGGCCGCGAGGTTGTGCTTGGGGGTCGGCGCCCGAGGGGTGGGGCCGGGTGAGGCGCGATTTCCGGCCCTGACGATCTGATGCGCGGTTTTCAGACGGGGGGCAAGCGGCTGTCCGCGTGCGCGCGAGAGGGCGGGTTTGCGTCCGAAACAACGTGCGGTATTCTCCGGTTTCCGCCCTAGAAACGACAGGCCCGCTTGATGACCGGCAACGAGCTGAGATTGGCGCGCACAAGGCTCGGGAAGATGTGGGGCTGGAATAGGCCCGTCTTCGCCTCTGAGCTTGGGCGGGCGTTGCTCAACCCAGCCCGCGACCCCGGCGAGATGATCCGCGACCATGAGAGCCGGCGGGATGCGGCTATCCCCTGGCCGCTGGCGTCCTCGGTTCAACTGCTGCTGAACGGGGCGCTGCCACCAGGGGGGATTCCGGTGAGGTATTACGATCTGACGGTGAAGAGGCCGAGGGCGGCTTAGGTGGGGGTGTTCTTCCGCCGGGCCTGCTCATCCTCGATGGCGAGCGCGCGATCAATCACGGCGCGGAACTGAGCGTCGGCTATCCGCAGGCGATCGATTTCACGGCCCAATTGCCGGTCGGTTCGCCTTGCTTCGTCGCGAAGCTGCCCACCTGACAGCGACCTGAAGTTGGGAGGGAGATCGTAGCTCACGCAGCCTCTCCTTCGGTCTCGGGCATCGTCGGCCGATAGCGCGGCACCATCTCGCCATCCACGTCGGGCTCATCGAAGACCCCAGCGAGCACGTCTTCCCAGTACGTGCGGCAGGGCATGCAGTGCGTCCCGCCTTCCTCAGACGGCGCATCGCAGGTCTTGCAGGTCAGGGCGCGGTCTTCCAGCGCCTGCTCCCATGCCTCGCTGACGTGAAGGCGGGTCACGACCTCACCCCCGCAACCGCCCGCACCCCGGCCTTGAGCATCCCCCCGACCCTCCCGGCCTCTCCCCTGGCCCTGGCCGCCCGGTGGCTCTCCGCCGCCTGGGCCAGGCCGCCGCGCAGGGCCCGGATGGTGGCGGGGACGCCGGCGCGCATGTCGGTTGCAACATCGCCCACGGTGAAACCCTCGCCGCAGACCTTGTCCAGAACCGCGCGCTGGCGGGGCGATAGCTCCTTGCGGGCGATCCGCAGCCATTCCGCCGCCTCGTTGGCCTTGACCAGGGGGGAGCCAGGTTCGCAGCCCCCTCCCCCGGTTGCGCCCGGGTCGACAGCCTTGAGCGGGTTCGCGGCGGCGACGGCGCCCTGGTAGGCGAGGCCGACGGAAAGCATCTGGGCGGCGGCAGATGGCCCGTGCGCCGAGAGATAGCCGCGATGGAAGGCGTGCTCGATCCCGTCCAGCTTCTTGGCCCGCGTCGCCCGGGTGTAGACCAGGGCGGGCGTCCCCTTGTTCGGGCCGCGGCGATGGATGATCCGGGCGCCGTAGTCGTCGCGCGCCACCTCGGCGATCTCGACGTCCCCGGCGATGATCTCCGCGCCCCTGGCCTTCGCCATCAGGATCGGCTCCTTCGCCTCGCCGTAGAGCCGGTCTTGCTCCAGCTCGGCTCGGCGCAGTTCCTCGGCCTGGGCGTCCAGCTTGCGGGCCTCGGCCTCCAGCTTGTGGATCTGCGAGCGGAAGGCCTTGGCGCCGGTGATCCGCAGGGACTCCGCCTCGGCCCGCTTCATCCGGGCGTCGTTGGTGAGTTCTGCCAGGGCCGCGACGGTGACGGGATCGCGGAGGGGTTCGTTCAGCCGGGCGGCGCGCTGGTGCTCGTCCAGGCGGGCGCGCATCTTGGCCTCTCGGATGCGCTTGCGGGTCTGCTCCTCGGTTTCGGAGAGGGTGTCAGCGGTCATTGGCGTCTCCGGTGGGGTTGGGGAGGATTGCAGCGCGGATGCGGGACCAGAACCGACGCCACAACCCCAGGCGTGGCGCAGGAGCCGCCTCTACGGGTTGCGGCGTGGGATTGAACGTCACGCCCTCAAGAGCCGCCCACGGGTCACGCAGCGGACCGCCGGTCGCCTTGTCGTCGTTCGCCACCAGCCGGGGCTCGGTTCGGTTGCGCTGGCGGGGTGGGGTCTTGGCGCGCGGCTCCGGTGTCCGCTTGGCCCCGATCTCGACGCAGACCTTGCGGACGTCGCGGAGGTGGTTCTGCAGGCCGTGGCCGCCATCGCTGGGCGTGCCCGAATAGGTCACGAACCGGGAGACGCCGCGGAACTCCAGCACCAGGGCGTAGTGCTTCGAGCGCAGGGCCCGGCTCCACGTCACCCCGGGCCAGCGGGCCAGTTCGGCGTCAATCGGTTCGTCGAAGTCGGTGCGCTTCGGGAGGGCGCGGCTCATGGCTGGGCTTCCTTCGTTTCAATCTTCGGGATCAGGTGGGCCGCCCGCGAAACCCGCTCCGCCAGGCGCAGGAAATACGCCCGCATCGGCTCGGAGAACTTCAGCCAGTCCTCGGGGAAGTCTGAGGCCAGGGCCACGGCGAGGGGCTCGTAGGGGTTGGGGGTCATGCGGCTTGGCCTTCGAGCAGCCGGTATCCGAGCCCGTCGAGGTCGCGGCCGATCTCGCCGCGGATACCCTTCGCGATGGTCGGGCTTGGGCAGACCAGGGCGCCGTCTCGCCAGGCGCATCGGCCGACGTAGCCCGCGGCCCAGTCGGGACCCATGCGGGAAACGGCCAGGCCCCAGATGTCGGCGGGGCCGGGCCAGACGTAGGGCTCAGCGGGTGCTGGCGGTGCAGCGGCGGCCGGCGCCTTGCCAATCTCGATCTCGACCCAACTCCGCCAGGCAGCGCCCCAGTCGGCCACCCGCCGGTCGTTGGTCAGGGCGTGGCCCCGGAACCGCTTGGCGTGGTCGGCAGCGTCCAGCACTACCCCGGCCTCCGCGACCATCTCCGCCGCCTCGGCGACCTCAGGCTGTCCGGGGAAGCCTTCCGCAATCGGCGACTTCGCCTTCGGGCTCGCTCGCTGAGAGAGAGAGGAAACGTTAGTTTCCGATCTCTCTTCCTTTACCCCTCCTCCATCCTCCCTCTGCGGAGAGTTTTCCCCACTGGGGGGGAACTGGTTCCCCACTGGTGGCGGTTCATCGCCCTCGGGTTCGCCATCGTCGCCGCTTAAGCCGACGTAATTCACCCATTCGGCCGGCAATACGAAGGTCGCGTTCGGCTTTTTCGGCCTCTGGAACTTCCTGAAATAGCGGATGGCGCCGAGCTTTTTACCGCCCGACTCCAGCCCAGAAATCAGGTCGGCGCCGATCAATTCCGCGAGTAGCGCCGGCACGTCGGCGCTGTCGCCGGGCAGGAGCCGCATCTTGATTTGCAGCGGCTTCCACTCGAACAGCCCTTGGTCATCGGCGTCCGTCCAGAGGCCGATGTAGAGCAGGCGGGCGAGCGGCGAGCATGACACCCAGGCTTCGTCGGTGAAGAGGCTGGGGTGAACCGAGCGGATACGCGCCATCAGTCTTGTCCATGGGGCAGGCGCGGCGAGCCGAACCGGCTCGGATCGCGCGCTAGGTTGGAGAACTTGGTGAGGTCTTCGTTGAAGGCCATGCGGACGGTCCCGATGGGGCCGTGACGCTGCTTGCCGACGATCACCTCGGCAAGGCCGCGGGCCTGATCCATCTCATCGCACCAGGCGAGGTGTTCGGGCGTGCCGGCCTTGGGCTCGGTGCGGGAGAGGTAGTATTCCTCGCGGTAGATGAACATCACGCAGTCGGCGTCCTGCTCGATGGAGCCGGATTCGCGCAGGTCGGAGAGCATCGGCTTCTTGTCTTCCCGCTGCTCGACCTGGCGGGAGAGTTGCGACAGGGCCAGAACCGGAACCGAGAGTTCCTTGGCGAGCGCCTTGAGGCCGCCGGTGATGGTGCTGATCTCCTGAACCCGGTTCTCGGTGCGCTGGCCCGATGACATGAGCTGCAGGTAGTCCACCACGATCAGGTCGAGACCGCCCTGGCGCTTCATCCGGCGGGCGCGCGCGGCCATCTTCGCCATGCTGATCCCGCCCGTCGCGTCGACGAAGAGGGGCATCCCCTGGAGTTCGTAAGCGGCGTCGCGGACCCTGGCGAACTCAGTCGCCTCGATCTCACCCTTCCGGAGCCGGTCGCCGGAGACGCCGGACATCTCGGCGAGCATCCGCATCCCCAACTGCTCGGCGGACATTTCGAGCGAGTAGAACGCCACCCGGCCGCCGTCCGTCGTGCGGTGCGACCCGTCGGGCGCGACCTCGAAGGCGTAGCGGCGGGCGACGTGGAGGGCGATGTTCACAGCCAGCGCGCTCTTGCCCATCGAGGGGCGGGCGGCGAGGATCAGCAGGTCGGACGGGTGCAGCCCGCCCAGCTTGGAGTCGAGATCGGCCAGGCCGGTGGAGAGGCCCGACAAGCCGCCATCCCGCGAGAACGCCGCGGCGGCCATGTTGATGGCGCCGGCGAGATAGTCGTCGGACGCCTGGAAGCCCTGAGATGCGGTTCCGGTTTCGGCGAGCGAATAGAGGGCCTGCTCGGCGCCCTCCAGCATGTCCTGGCTGGTCTCTTCGTCGCGGGGCCGGGTCGCGCTGTCGATCAGGTCCCCGCCGATGCGGATCAGTTCCCGGCGCCGGGCGAGATCGAAGATCACCCGGGCATAGTCGGGGGCGTTGGCGCTGGATGGCGCGCGGTCCACCAGATCGGCAAGATAAGAGACCCCGCCCAACTCGTTGAACGCTGGGTCGCGGCTGAACTGCTCGGCCATCAGGATCGGCTCGGCGAGTTGCCCGCGGCGGACGTGGCCCTCGATGACGTCGTAGAGCCGGGAGTGGAAGGGCTCGAAGAAGTGGACGGCCTTGAGGCTGTCGCCGATGCGCTCCAGCGCGGCGTTGTCGTAGAGCAGGATGCCCAGCAGGGCTTGCTCGGCGTCGAGGTTGGCCGGAGGCCCGGTGACGTCGGCCTGGGGGACCAGGGCGAGGGATGGGGATGGGGTCATGCTGCGGCCCTCGCCTGTTGACGGTGGGCCAGGAACTGTTCGCCGATGTAGCGGGTGAAGGAGGGCGGAACCGCTTCCGAGATCCCGTTCATGGTCGCCCAAGGCATCCCCATCAACTCACGCGCCAGGGCTGGCTTGTCCTCGCCGATGAAGTCGCGGGTCCGGCCGGTTCCGTTGCCGGTGCGATACTCGCCGCTGCGGGACCGGAGGTGGCCGCCGAAGACGTTCGCGATCGGCTGCTGCGGGGACCAGAGCGCCGGCGCCGTGAGGCCCCAGTTGGTCTCGAACAAACGCTCGCGGGACAGGTGAAAGACCTCGCCGCGGGTGGTCGTCATCTTGTTGCCGAACATGAAGCCGAACAGGCTCACCGGCTCGATCAGGTGCGGCCGGACGGCGCGGACGTTCTCGATCACATAGGGGACGCCGGCGGCCTGCAGGAGGGCCCGGGTCTGAGGGATCAGGTTGAGGTGGCGGCTCTTGTCGCTGTTGAGCTCGGTCCCGAACTGGCAGGGCGGCGAGGCGTGCGCGAGATCGAACTGACGGATGAACCGCGGGTCCATCGTGGTCCCGTCGGCCAGCAGGAAGCCGAACGGGTATCGAGGCTGCTTGGAGAGGTCGACGCCCACGATCAGGGTTGCGCCGGCCTGGCGGTAGCCCTCGGCCGCGCCGCCTTCGCCGCAATACAGGTCGATGACCGAGAAGCTCACGAAACCCACCCTTCCGGCAGATCGCCCGCCGCCCGCTGTTCCGCCGCGAGCCGTTGCAGCGCCGATTGCACGGCTGCGACGGTCATGGGGAAGCCGCCGGTCTCGCAGAGGGCCATCAGGACCCCGTCGAGCCTGGCGCGTTCGATCAGGAGGGTGGTGGAGGTGGAGCGCATGGTTTCGATGGCGGCGGGGATCATGCGGACGGCTCCAACAGCGAAGGCTGCACGGCCTTAGCCGGCGGCTCCTCGAACAGGCGGGGTTGGCGATGGGCGGCCTCGATGCGGCGGCAGGCCAAGTCGAACCAGCGCTCATCCTTCTCGATGCCGATGAAGGTGCGGCCCAGTTGCAGGCAGGCGACTCCGGTCGTGCCCGACCCCATGAACCCGTCGCACACGACTTGGCCGGGCGAGGTGAAGTCCGACACCAGTTCCAGCATCAGCGAGACGGGCTTCTCGGTCGGGTGTTCGCCTTGACGGCCGGCATTGACGCTGTGGGTGTAGACGCCGCGCTTTCCGCCAGCGTTCCACTTCGCGAAGCCGCTGCCGGCCCAGGCGCAGACGAAGTGCTCCGCGCCCTGCGCCGGGCCTTGGCCGTTCATCTGCGGCGTGCTGTCGGGCTTCACCCAGACGCAGGCCCGCTTATATTTCATGGGGCTCGGATTGATCTCGTCAGCCCAGCGGCCGACGCCTTCGGAGGTGCAGAAGGCGATGAACCAGCCGTCGGTGATGTCCCCGAAGACGCGGACCACTTCAGCGCGCACCTCGTCGATGGATTCGAAGCCGAGGGGCTTCCAGTGGTGGGAGCCGTCCGGGCGGACGAGGCCCTTCATGTTGTCTTTGGACGCGTGCATGATCGCCTCGTAAGGCGGGTCCATCATGGTGTGATCGACCCGGCCGAGGGTCGGCGCGATCTCCAGGCAGTCGCCCAGGTGCAGCGTCGCGGAACCGATGGTTTCGGTGCGGTGGGTCATTCCGCCCCTCCCGCCGAGAACACCGCCTCAGCCTCCGCCAGCACCCCTTGGCGCCCATCCCGGTACGCCGGGACCAGATCAATCCCCGCCCCGTTCAGCACCCCCAGGGCGCGGCCAGCGTCGCCCTTGTCTTCCACCACCATCGCCAACGCCCGAATGGTCATGCGGGCGGCTGCGATGACGAACTCCGGGTGCTTGTCTCCGCACTCGGTGTGGAAGGCGCGCATGAAGCGCAGGGCGGATTCATTGGCCGCGCGACGACGGTAGCGGGTGGCTTCGCCGGAGGGGCCGCGAAGCTTCGTGTGGGTGATGATGGGGCGGGTCAAATCGACCTCCGCTGGCGTGAAGCTTCAAGGCGCGCGTCGACGGCGCGGGGGTCTGTCGGTTGGGGAGCGCGGCGGGCGGTCCTGGCGAACATGCTGTCGCGGTGGGCGCGGCAGTATTCCTCGCCGGGGTTCGCGACGGCCCCGCAGTAGAGTTGCGGCCGCGCGTCGCCGGTCGGCCAATGGCACTGATCGCGGCGCAGGTTCATGAGGGTGCAGGGCCCGAAGCCGGGCGGACTGTCGGAGGCGATGGCGAGTGCGGAAAGGTCAATCTCGCGAGGCTCAGGCGCTGCGACGGGCGCCTCGGGCTCAGGCGGGCGGACGCGCTCGACGACGGCGGCCGGGACGTTGGCGACCCAAGTCTCCGCGGCCTTTCGGGGTGCGGGCTCAGGGGGATGGGGCTGCGCGGGCCCGCTCAGGCGGTAGGTGTTCGGCGGCTTGCGACCGAAGATGCGCTCGGCCACGATGATCTCCACCAAACCAGCATCGCGAAGACGCCCGGCGATGAAGGTGACGCTGCCCTTCGGAACGTCAGCCTCGGCGGCCAGGGCGCTCAGCGAGATCGTGACCTCGCCCTTGTCGCCAATCAGGCGCCGCAGGGTCGCCAGCACGGCGTCGTCCTGGCTGTGCGCGATGGGTCGGTCGGCGGGCGCCGGTGATGCGACGCGGGAGGTCGGCGCGGCGGGCGCGGCCGGCTCCGGCGTGACAGCGACGGTCGGCTTGGCCTCCACCACCACAGGCCAGCGCATCTCGTAGACGAAGCGCCAGTGGGCGTCGGTCCAGGGCCAGCGAACGTCGGCCCATTCAATGACGTCGACCGGCTCAGCGACGGGGGCAGGAGCGGCGACTTCCTCGGCACCTTCGGCCGCGCCCAGGATCGCATCGTTCTTCGCGTAGAGGTCACCAGCCAGCAGCTTCTTGATCGCCTCCTCCGCGACCTCGGCCTCGGCCAGCAGGAGGCGGGCGGTCTGAAGCTGGTCGGTCAGGTCGAGCACCCATCCGGCCTGCTCCTCGCGCTCCGTTGTCAGGCGAGCCAGGGCGAACTTGAGGATTTCCTCGGCGCAGGCCCCGGCCTCTAGCGTATGGTCCTCACGCATAGCGGCGCAGGCTCCGGGCGAGTTGCCCCGGCTTGGCGTCGCGCGGCTGGCGGGGCGCCCGGGCGATGGCCCGATGGGTCGAGCAGTACCCGCCATGCTCCACCGGGAGGCAGCAGCGCATCGTCCCCTCGATCTCGCCCTCGACCTCGACGGGCCAGTTGCAGTCGCTCAAGCGCCGCGTCTCGAACGGGCGGGGCTTGCTGTCGGGCAGCGGCCTCCAGACATCCGCGCGGGTCAGGACCAAGGGCGGGCGCTGGGGGTGCTCGATGACGGTGTTGTTCCCGACGACGGTCAGGCGAGCCTTGGGCGGGGCGTTGCGGGTGGATGACCCCAGCCGTACCGTAGGCGTCGCGGCCTTCGCCAGGCGCATCGGCGGGGACGCGGCGGCGGGCTGGGTGAAGCCCATCCTCGTCGCCTTGCCGATGCAGGCGTTCCTCGTGCAGCCCAGCTCGCGGGCGAGAACCGACATGAAGCGGCCGGCGGCGATCCCGTCCTTCAGGACCGCGACCCGCTCCGGGGTCCAGAAAGCATTCTTGGCAGTCGGCACGCCGGTCGGGCGGCGGCCCAGCTCCATGAACCCCGCCTTGACCCGGCACGACTGCCAGGACCGCTGCATCGTCTCGGCGACGTCTTCGGCGGACTTCGATGGGTCGGCCCAGAGGGATCGCAGCACGGTTTCATGCGCGGGGGTCCAGGGGGCGTTCTGCAGGGTCAAGGCGCTCATGCGGCGCTCCGTGAGGTGGGGGTTGGGAAGGGCGGCTGGACATCCAAGGCTTCGATCCGGACATCGACGCCCGGCTGCTCGGCATAGATTTTGGTGACGAAGAGGCGGACGATCTGGGCGTCGTCCAAGAACACGATGCGGGCTTGGTTGACGTCGACTGCAACGCCAGCCCGGCGCAGCTTGAGCAGCTTCCGCCGCATCACGGCGTCGACCGCCATTCCGTCCAGACAAGCCTTGGTGGCGTTGTCGAGGTCTGGCTTCGAGGTCGGCGCGATCTCGCCGGCCAGCATCGCCGCGCGGCGGGTCTTGCTGATGGATTTCGGGATTGGCAGGCGGAAGCGAAGGGAGACTGACGTGGCGCCGATTATCGGCGGGCGCCCCGCCATGATCTTGCGCGAAAGCTCCGAGATGCTCCGCTCGTAGTCGATGGTCTTTTGGTCGGTGTGGATGCGCGGGAAGGCGCCGCGCGTATCCACGCGCGGTCGCCCTTTCCCACGGGGCTCGCCGTTAAGACTGAAGGCGAGCACCTCCATCACGCGTCCGCCGTCTCGAAGGACTTCTCTTCCGGAGTCGGCTCGGCCCATCCGGCCTTCTTCAGCGCCTTCGCGGCGTCGTCGATCTCCTCGTCGGGATCGGCCTCTTCTTCGTCGGGGTCTTCACCGGCCTGCAGCTTGCCCGCGTTCTGCGCGGCCTTGGCGGCGGCCTGGCGCGCAGCGAGAAGCGCCCCGCCCTTGTCCAGGCGCATGCAGAGCTCGGACTGGCCGGCGTGGTAGCCCTCCATCCAGTCCTGAACCATCACGCCGGAGATGTAGGTCGGCGGGGTCGGGTCGGCGCCGCGGAGGCCGGCGCGCTTGCCATCGGCCCGTGCAATGACCTGATCGTCCACCGTGTCGGCGGCGAACATGTCCTGCTGGGCGCCGACCGGCATCCCGTGGCGACGGTAGCGGGCCATCTCCTTCTCGAACTCGGCGGCGAACTCGGCCTCGCTCAAGTCCTGCTTGGCCATGAAGGCCTCGAAGTCCTTGCGGCTGGTCCGCAGTTCGGCCTTCACCAGGGCGAAGTTGTCGTTGATGACCTGCCGCTTGCCGTCGGCGACCGCCTTGGCTTCGAGGAATTCCTTCTCGGCGGCGCGGATCTTCTGGGAGAACAGCGCCTCCAGGGCGGCGATCTCGTCTTCGGTCAGGGGCTCACCGGAATTGTGGCCGGGGCCGGGGTTCTTCTTGGCGCGGGCCATGCCCACCTCCGTCGCTCGACCGCCCCGGACCCCCGGCGGTCTTGGGGGTCTATTTCTTGAGGGCGCGCAGCTTCTTCCGCGCCCAAGTCTCGAGGTTCATGCCGGCGCTAAACATCGGCGCTCCGATGCTCGACAGCGCCCATCCGGCGCCCAGCGCGAGCCACAGAAGCGGCTTGGCGATCGTCCGCACGCAGGCGCTCCAGGCGTTCACGGCGGGCGGCGAGTTCGGCTTTTTCGCGTTCAAGCTCTCGCTCCCTTTTCGACGGGCCAGAGCCCCAGAGGTCGCCCCAGACCGCATCACCGAAGATCGGCCCGAAGTAGGCCGCGCAGGCGTCCTCCAGGGCGTGTCCGACGCTGCGGTCTCTGAGGAGGCGTTGAAGGTCTCGCTTGTCGGCCCGCAGGCGGAACGCGAGTTCGGAGATCGACAGACCCCCGTGGTGTTTCAGGTAGTCCTCGACGAAGGCGGCGACACGCTCGCCCCTGCCGGGAAGGTTGCTCTTTTGGTCATAGGACCCGGCCATCTGCGCCCTCATGGTTTGAACCGTGAGGCAGGCAGCGGCAGGGAGCCGAGCGAGTGCAGGAGGCTTGGGACGACGTAGACGACGGACTGATCTTGGCGATCATCAGCGCGGCGGCTCTGGCTGGGGCGTACCGAGAACTGGCGAGAGAACGCCCCCATGGCCGTGTGAACTTCACGGCGGCGGCGGATAGACATGCGGCTCGGGTTGCAGCCCTGGCCGACGAAATTCTCGAACGGGACCGGGAGATACGCACCCGGCCCCGCTCTACCGCGCCATGACCTGGAGAGGGCATCAGGCAGGGATCGAAGCGCAGCAAGGGCCGAAGTCATCAGACCTCGGCCCCGCGCACGTGTCAGCGGTCCGGGGGGAGGCCCCGCTGACGTGTCTGAAATGGTGATGGAGCCCCCCGACATGGTCTCAGGTCACGCGGTACGGGCGGCTTCGCGAACAACGGCGTTGTGCAGGAGGTCCAGCCGCAGAGCCTCAGCGATGCACTCGTCACCCTTGCGACGCATAAACTTGCGGGCATCGTCCAGGAGGTCCGGCTCGGCGATCAGGCGTGCCACCGGCACTTGCTCGCCAAGGGCCTCCACGAAATACGCGGCGCTCTTAAGCTCAGCGACCAGGGGTTCAAACGCGGAGTCGATCTCAGAGAAATCGCCTTGGGCGTGGGACACAGCCCCGCCGCGCAGCATGGGCTTCACGGCGTCAATGAGCCCGACGCGCAACATCCGGTCGGCACCCTCGATCATGGCTTCGGCCAAGGTTCGGGGAAACACGTCCTTGATGATGCGGTCGGCGACCTTGGCGGGGTTCATCCCCACCTTGGCGACGGCATCCCACACGGCGTCTGAGAGATCGGGGACGCGCTTATTCAGCATCGGTTTGCTCCATGAAGGTCCCGAGGGTGGCGATGGCCGCCGCAATGTTTTCGAGGAAAAGGTCCCGCTCATCGGGCGAGTAGAAGCTCGCCAGGATGGCCGTGCGGCCCGCTGTCTTCGTATTGGTGACGATCTGCTTCGCGCAGTCGGAGATGCGCGCCATCGCGTCGCGCGTGGGGTTTGGCTGATAGTCGGGGTTCCTGCGGCTGGGTGCCGTCTCGCGGCCTCCGGTGCGAAGCCCGCGCATGGCGGCGTCAATGACAACCTCGCGCAGCGCGGCCTTGGTGGGCTCGCGCCCAGCGTCAAGGCGTTCGTCAATGGCGCGACGGATCACGCCGGGCTCTGCGGTCTCGGCGTCGCGGATTTGGCGGGCCTCGTGGATGTCCTTGTGGGTCAGGCCAAGGTCGGAGACCGAAACCTTCTTCTCGGCTGGAAGAAGGTTTTGATCCGCGCGAGTTGCGACCTCCCCCCGCTCCTGGGCGGCGTCGTACTCGTCGGCCAGACGACGCTTTGCCATTGCCTCGATTTCAAGGGCGTCGGCCTGGGCGCGGTAGACCGCAGCGATAACGTCGTCATGGGCGGATTTGGCGCGGGCGAACCGGGCCGCAGACTTTGCTGCGTCGTAAGCGGTGCGGGCGAGGTCGCGGGCGTCCAGAACTTCAGCCGCGCTTGTGGCGCTGGCGAGTTGGTCGGCGGCGCGGCGAATGATCGGGGCCAGCGACGACGTGTCGTGAGGCGCGACAACGGCCAGGGCGGTCACGCGGCGGCGTCCTGGGACGTGTCACGGTCGGACGCCGCAGCGGTCGCCAACTCATCGAGGCTCGCATAGCCAGCCTCGGCAATCGCTTTCCAGTGCCCGCCGGGGATGCTGTCGCGGTGAATCCAAGACCGCACCGTGTAGATGCTGACGCCGGTCACTTGCCGAATAGCGTCGGGGCCAGCGCGTCGGATTATGTCTCTGTGATGCTCCATGCACAGAGTAGTGCATAATGCATCCGGTTCTGGCAAGTGCCAAACGCATAGGCAATGCAGATAACCTATGGAGGATGGACTCACCTGCGGATAGGCTTAAGCGCGCCAGAGAGGCGGCGGGGTATGCCAGCGCGTCCTCTGCGGCGGAGGCGATAGGCGTCGCGCCTGCGACCTACGCCCAACACGAAAACGGCACGCGGGGGTTCCCCGCAACAAAGGCAGACCGTTACGCCCGGTTTTTTCGGACCTCGCCTGAGTGGTTGATCTATGGGCGCGGCGCCGCTCCTGGTGACCGCGCTGGCTCGCGCGAGCCCCACATCGGCAACACACCCGACCATCCCGAGGTTGACCCGGCGCAAGCGTATGTGAGCGTGGAAATCCTCCCGACCTTCGCCGGGATGGGCGGCGGGGGAACGGGTGACGGCGACCGCGAGACCGCGCTGATTTCCCGGCGCCTGGTGGAGGACGAACTACGCGCCCACCCCGCCGATCTCCTGGTCATCAATGTGCGCGGCAACAGCATGGAGCCGATGTTCCACCACGGCGACCAACTCATCATCGACCGCCGCGATAAGAGCCCCACACAGCCCGGCCCGTTCGCCCTGCTCTATGAGGACGGCTACGTCGTGAAGAATGTCGCCTGGGTCGAGCGGCGGACCAAGCTTCGCGTCTCGTCGAGCAATCCCGAGTTCGGGCCGGAGGACTTCGACCCCAACGAGGTTCACATCATGGGGCGGCCAGTGTGGTTTGCGCGGAGGCTATGACCCATGGATGACGACTTCGAGCGCCTGGTTACCGAGGTCAAACGGCTTGCCGATAGCGTCGAGCGAACGCAACGCTCGCTGCGATCGATTTGCGAGACGCTTGGCGCCAGTCGAGACCTTGGCGGCGGCGATAACGATGCCCTGCCGTGGTTGAATGAAATCCCCGCCCGGCTCTTGGCGAACGCACCCATGCCGAACATGAAGGGCGTCGGAAATGTCGTCCGCGAGATAGGCGACCGGCTCTATGACGGCCTGTCGGACTTGCGCGTGGTGAAAGCGCGCATAGACCAAATCTACAACAGTCGCCCAGCAAGCGCAGACCTCGCGGAGCGAATGCGCCGCCACAATGACGATGAGGAGCGGCGCTAGATACTCGCCTCGGCCCGGCGCCGACGAACCGTCGCCAAGGTGTCTTCGAGAAGCGCGGTCGGGGGGACGGCCCGCAGCACCTCAGGAACGGCGATCTCATCTTGGCGACGACCGCTCGCGATCATGTCGGCGAGAATGGCCTCGAATAGGTCGAGGGACTCGCTGATGCGCCCTCGCGGGTCGGGATCGGCTCCGATAGGCGACGCATCGACATCTGACATCTGACCTTGAAGTTCTGTGTAACGAACTCCTCGACCGCTGACCCATCCCGACATTCCGACCTCCTCACCCCGCCATGCGCGGGGTTTTTCATGGGCGGAGTATAGCGCGGAAATGTGCTCTATGCATTTTCAGTGCGTTTTGCACTTGACCGGCTTTGATGCATTTTGCATAGTCTCCTCCATCAGCACGGCAACACGCCGCACCGATGGAGCCCACCGCAGATGTCCCTCTCCGCCACCCAGGCCGCCCCCGAACACCCCGTCGCCGCACTGATCCGCCGCCAGGGCGTGATCGCCGCCGAGATCGCCACGGCCACCGGCTGCGACGCCGAGACGGCCTCCTGCGCCGCCGGGTCCTACCTCACCTTCCCGACTGATCCCCGCCACGGCTTTGGGGACATCTGGTCCGAGAAGGCTGAGGTGCGCGCCCTTCATGCTCGGGCGGAAGCCGCGCTTAAGGGCTGGCTCGCTGCGGCTCCCGTCCTCCAGGCGGCGGAGTGAGCGGGATGAACGCCTTCCACCCCTGGGAACTGACCGACGGCGCCAAGCCGGTCCCGGTCGCCACCGGCCTCGCCATCGCCGCGAAGGCCGAGGAAATCCGCCTCTTCGCGCTCAACGACCTCGACGCCTGCATCCAGCAGCACGAGGACGCCGTGACCTTCGTCTCGAAGGGCCGAGGCCTTCCCCGCTACGCCGACCCGGAGAGCGCCATCGCCGACGTGATCCGGCTGCACCTGCTCGATCTCAAGCGGGACCTCGAACCGATGATCCTGCGGCTGGCGGCTGAGGAGGTCGCGAAGGCTGAGGCCGACGCTGCGGACGATCTGGCCGACGCCGAAGAGGGGAACGACCGGCGCCGCGACAATCCCCTTGAACCCGATTTTCAGAGGCTCGGACAATGACGGCTCAACACACCCCGGCGCCGTGGTTCTGGGCGCTCGACGGCAAGGACCAGCCCACTTCTCTGATGCGCTCGGGAACCGGCGACTATGTCGCAAGCCCGCAAGCTGACATCGGCGACTACGGCCTTTCGGTGGACCGCTGGATCGACGTGTCGGAGGCCGACGCCCTCCTGATCGCCGCCGCTCCCGAGTTGCTGGCGGCCCTGACCGAGATCATCGGCGCCTACAGCTTCTACTTCAAGGAGAGCAACCCGTGGGGCGACAAAGCCCGCGCCGCCATCGCCAAGGCGACCGGCCAATGAGCGCCGCCTCCGATCCCGGCCGCGCCATCGCGAAGATCGCCCTCGAAGACACCTTCGGACAGCCCGGCCAGATGCTGGAGGAGGTGATCCGCTACGCCTTCGATCAGCTCTGCTGGGCGCGGACGACGCCGCAACTCGAGGCCTTCGTGGAAGGCCTGAAAGCCCTCATGGATGGAGACGCCTGATGACCTACCCGACTCCCGCCCGCGAGGGCCACTGGTGGGCAAAGCTGCGGCTCGCCGACCAGCCGGAGGGCGAGGACTGGAACTCTCCCGACTGGGAGGTTGTCCAGGTCTACGACAACAACGGCGAGGGCGATGAGGCCATGATGGCTTTCGTGCCCGGCGTCGACCGGCCGCAGCTTCTCGACGCCTTCGTCTGGGGCCCGGCGGTCGCCAAGCCGGAGGGTCTGAAATGACCTCCCGCCTGATCTCCTACGCCCTGCGCCGCGGCCTCCACGACACCTTCGCCGCCGCCGTCCTGATCGCCGGTCTCTGGACCGTGATGACCTGGGCGCAAGTCCTGGCCGAAGTCGCCCGCGCGAGGATCGGCTGATGCGCTTGCCCCTCATCCCCGAACGCTCCGGCCTCTGGGTCCTGATTCTCGCTCTTGCCGCCTACGTGCTGCTTGGGGTGCTGGTCATGGGGGCCGGTTGGGCGCTGACGCACATGCCTGAGGCGGTGAAGCTGTGAACGCGCTCGCGCACCTCGCCACCGCCTCGGCCCTGCGTCAGCACATCGACGCCGCCGAAGACCTCCACGCCGCCGTGTTCAAGTCCCACGTCTTCGAAGGCGAGGGAGCGTTCAGCGCCATGCGCGCCGCGACGGACTGGCTGGGGTCGATGGGCTTCTCGGTCGGGCGGATGCAGGCACGGTCGCCGCAGGGAATCCTGTTCGGCGATTTCGACATTCAGAAGTGGCGCAACCTCAACCCCGCCCAGCGCGCGGTCCTCCACGGCCAGATGATCGCCGGTCGGGCTTCCGCCTCCGTCCACTTCTCCCACAACCTGCCCCCCGAGGCCGTCGAGGCGGTCAAGGCGGGGATCATCCGGCGGCTTGCCGCTGAAACGGCGCTGCGATGCGCCATGCCCGAGGACGCCTGACATGACCGACACCACCATCCCGAAGGCCCGCCCGAAGGGGTTCGCCGCGATGGACCCGGCAAAGCGCCTGGAGATCGCCCGAAAAGGGGGAGCCAGCGTGCCGAGCGAGAAACGCTCCTTCGCCAAGAACCGCGACCTCGCCGCATCTGCCGGCCGCAAGGGTGGGGAAGCCTACCGCCCGACCCAAGACAAGGCGGAGGGCTGAGCATGGCCCAGACCGTGACCCCCATCCGCCCCGACGACACGCTCCGCAGCCGCGAGACCGTCGGCGACCGGGTGCGCCGTCTAGAAGCCGAGGCCCGCGAGGTCGCCTTCGAGGCCCGCGCAACCCTGCACGCCGATCTTGTCGACATCGCCGGGCGCCTGGCCGAGGCCGCCGAACTGACCTCGCTGCCGGCGGGCCAGCGCGACGTCTACCTCAGGCTCTCCAACACCATCGAGACGAACCTGACGACGGCTCAGGCCATCGGGGCGCGGGTGGCCTGATGGCGATCACCATCCACCACGATCTCGTCCAAGGCACCGAGCAATGGTTCGCGGCCCGCCTGGGTCTGCTGACGGCGTCGGAAATGTCGAAGATCGTCACGCCGACGGCCAAGGCCGCCAGCAACGACAAGGAGCGCGCGCACGTCTACGAGCTCGCGGCGCAACGGATCTCCGGCCACATCGAGGCCACCTACCTCGGCGACGAGATGTTGCGCGGCCATGAAGACGAGTTCGACGCCCGCGACCTCTACAGCCGGCACTACGCAGAGGTCGAACAGGTCGGCTTCATCACCAACGACCGCTGGGGCTTTACGCTCGGCTGCTCACCGGACGGCCTGGTCGGGGAAGACGGCGGGATCGAGTCCAAGTCCCGGCGCCAGCGTTTCCAGATCGAGACCATCGCCAAGGGCGTCATCCCGGTCGAACACGTCATTCAGGTGCAAACCTGCCTTCTCGTGACTGAGCGCAAGTGGTGGGACTTCCTGTCCTATAGCGCAGGCCTCCCGATGGCCGTGATCCGCGCCGAGCCGATCCCCGAAATCCAAGACGCCATCCTTACCGCCGCCGCCGCCTTCGAGGCCCGCGTGGTCGAGGTGACGGCCGCCTACCACGACCAACTCATGAAGAACGGCTTCCGCTCCACGGAACGCCGCCCTGAACGGGATGAAATTCAGATATGACCAACCTCTCCAAAACCATCATCGCTAAGTCCGACCAGCTAAATTCCGACGACCTGATCGGCGGCTCGATCACCATCACTATTACCGACGTGCGCGGTTGCGATGAGGGCGAGCAGCCCATCGCGGTCCACTTCGAAGGCGATGACCGCAAGCCCTACAAGCCCTGCAAATCAATGCGCCGGGTTCTGGTCTTTGCGTGGGGGCCCGAGGGCAAGGACTACATCGGAAAGCGGATGACGCTTTTCCGCGACGAGGGCGTTCAGTTCGGCGGGATCAAGGTGGGCGGGATCCGCATCTCGCACATGAGCCACATCCCGCGCGACACGACGTGGCCGCTCGCCGTCAAGCGCGGACAGAAACAGGCCTATACCGTGAAGGCGCTCCGCGCGCCGGTCGAGCCGCTTGACCAAGCCCGACGCTCCCCGCCGCGCGAAGAGGTTGAGCAGCACGACGTGGACGATGGCGGCTTCCCTGGCGATCGCGTTAAGGCCGACGACTACGATCCGGCGGTCTGGGCTTCGGAGCAGAACCGCCTGCTGGAAACCTTCCGCAGTGTCGCGGAGATCGATGCCCACACGAACGGGCCCGGCATGGCTGAGTCCTTCGGGCGGCTGCATGAGGCGTCGCCCGGCCTCGCCAATAGCCTCAACGCAGCGTTCCGCGGGCGCCGCAAGGCCCTAGCGAGCCGGGAGCAGGGCTGATGACCTACAGCGTCAACGGTCGCGGCCACCAAATGCTTCGCATCCTCGCCGAGCGCCCGGCCACCATCCTCGAACTGGCCGACGCGATCGGCATGTTCCTTCCGATGCGGCGCCGCCAGGTCTGGAACATCGGCCAGACCATGCTCACCGACGGCCTGGTCGTGGATCGCCGCGGCGTCCTCCACATCCTGCCCCAGGGCCGCGACGGGCTGAAGGTGCTCGAAGGCGGCGAGGACTTGGTGATCTGGCAGGCCGCGCCGACGGTTCGGATCTTCGGGAGGGCTGCGTAGTGCTCCATAGACCCCGAACCATCCGCCGCCCCACCAGGGCCGACGTAATCCGCATCGCCACCGAGGAAGCCCGCAAGGCCGGGGCATCCGTCGAGGCCGTGATGGGGCTCAACCGCGTCGAAGGGTTCGACCGCGGCGCCGCCAACATCGCCGCCCGTCACCGTGCCTGGGCCAGGATCATCCGCGAGACCGGGTGTTCGCAATACGGCCTGTCCCTGGTCTTCGGGTGCGACCGCCAGTCGATCCGGTGGGCGCTCTCGCGGGCGGGCCATGTGGCCGGCGCGGCTGCGGCTGGTGAACAGCGGAGGGCGGCATGAGGGCCTGCGAGAACTGCGCTTGGGGTCGGGGGCCGGACGGCGCTGAGCCGCCCATCGGCGCCGCCAACCTGGAATGTCGCGAGGGGCCGATGACGGTTCAGGTCTTCCGCCACCACTGGTGCGGCCGGTTCCGCGTCGCTGAGCGGCTGACCGGCGGGCGGGATGTGCGGGGGAAATCCTGATGGCCCGCAGCGTCCCCGAGTGGCGGGGCAAGACCCACGACACCCCCATCCCGCCCCGCGTGCGCCTGCGCGTGTTCGAGCGGCACGGCGGCATCTGCCACCTGTCAGGCCGGAAGATCCGAGCCGGCGAGGAATGGGACTGCGACCACATCGTGGCCCTGATCAACGGCGGAGAGCATCGCGAGAGCAACCTTGCCCCGGCCCTGCGCGACAAGCACCGCGAGAAGACCGCCGAGGACGTTGAGGAGAAATCCCACGTCTACCGGATGCGGGCCAAGCACCTCGGGATTTGGCCGAAGTCCAAACAGAAAATCCAGTCGCGGGGCTTCCGATGAGAACGCCAACCGAACGCGCCTTCCTCTCCGAACTCGCCGCCCGCACCAAGGGCCGCTGCGGCTACAGCCCCGAGGACTACGAGAAGGCCCTGCCCCACCTTCAAGGGCTGATCGACGACGGGCTGATCGTTCCTCGCCGCCTGGGCCTTAACCCCGGCTTCCAGATCCTTCCGGCCGGCAGGGCCTACCTCAATCCGACAGGTGACCAATGAAAGACCTCATCATCGCATCGCAGCCTTATGTCGCCGCAGCTCTTGCCGGGCTCCTGTTCGCAATGTGGAAGTCGGACACCTTGCTCAACATCAGCCTGAAGTTGGCGTTGGCGCTGCTCTCCATCATGAGCCTTTTCACCATTTTCTGGGGGCTTTCATGACCCCTACAGAACAAGCCGCAGATAGGGTTAAGGCCCTGGAGCAAGAGTAATGCGTGAAAACAATGACTTGGCCTCCCGCTCCCAGCCTTGCGCGGAACGGGGCCCCAACCCCGTCCTGACTTTGCCGCAGCACTCCGATGGAGGGCGGGGCTGATGGGCGAGTTCACCCTCAAACTAACGGCTTCGGAAGCCGCGCACCTTGACGGGCTCGTGAGCGCGGAGGCGCAGGCCGTCGTGGACCGGGCCAAGGATACGCTTGCTCTGTCGTTGTCGGGGCTCTCCGAAAAGGAAGCCGCGATGGTGGCGACGATTGTGGCGACAGCGCGCGAGAAGGGACGTTTGACCCTGAGCCGCACTCGCGTCTCATCTTGCCCGTGCTGCGGTCGCAAGGACGGCTATTTCGTTTATCCCCGAGCGGGCAAGTATCACCGCAAGGGAGCGCCGAACTACAGCGCGCCGAAGACCTTCGCGGCATTCGACCTAAACCAGGGCTTCGTCACCGTACAGAACCACATCGGCGTGGGATTCTGCGAGACCTGCCGCCCGCGCGTTGAGCCTGTCCTCCTGCCGCTCCTCGCCCCGCTTGAAGCGGAGTTTCCTGCCCATTGGGATGCGGCTCCGCACAAATGGAGGCGATACGACAACAAGGTTTGTAAGGCCTGCGGCTGGGAGGGCCACGAGGGGGAAATGCGCCCCATGCGCACCCTGATGGGCAACGGCAGCTATCCTGGCGGCTGTCCGAACTGCGAGGCGGCGAACCAACCCCTAGGCCGGACGGTGATTGATCGGCGGGAGGGCTTCACGCTGGTCCCTATCGTCAGGGCCGCCCCTCCAGCAGAAACCGACCTCTCGGGGCCGCAGCGCAGCGAGGCAGCACTCTCGGCAACGGACGAACCCCTTCTCCTCGCCTCCCAGAACAAGGACGCTGACCATGACCTATGAGGAAGCTGAAACGCTCGCGCTGAAAGCGATCCACGACGGCGGTCGGGGCATGATCGGGGCCGGGCGGAACCATCTGCACCAACGCGTCGCCCGCGCGATCCTCGACGCCGCCCGCTCCGAAGCCCAACCGTCTGGATATGACGGATCAAAGAGCCTGGGGGAGAGGCTGTTCGATGCCGTCGCCGCTGCCGAACCGGGCTCCAAAGTCGTGCCCTGGAGCGAACTAGATCCTGACGTTCAGACGAAGATGGAGAAGGCCGCTCTCACCTTCACCGCCAGCCTATCGGATGCCTCCCCCAAACCTGCTGAAGGTGATGCGTGATGGGCCGCACGAGCAGCCCCTATCGGTTCATCTGCGCGCATTGCGGGCGCCAGTGGGACACCAAGGGACGCAGCCGGTCCAGCGATCCGGCCAGGGCTGGGAAGTCGAACGTGACCGGCTTCATCGCATCTGCGAGCGATAACCATCAGTTTCATTGCGGCTTCAAAACTCCCGCAATGCGGCGAGCGGCAAACGCCCGAGACGAAGCCCGGTGGCTCCGAGACCCGCCCCGCGCATCCCGCATCTGGAATGACCCGGCGCACCCCGGCTTGCTGGATGCCTCCCCCTCTAGTGGAGATGAATGATGGAAAACATCGCCCGCGACGCCCTTGAACACGGAGACATCTGACATGACCGCGCGCAGAACCGACATGCCGACCCGCCCCGTAATCTTCCACCGCAAGGAGATGTTCTACCCGATCATGGTCTATGCGGATGACACGCGGGAACTGCTTGGAGAGCACGCCGCGCTCAACCCTGGCACGCTGAAGATCACCGACGCGGTGACCGGCGAAACGCTGTGGTCGCTCCAATGACCTCTAACCCACCCGAAGAGACGGGGAGGCTGACGAAGGCGTGGGACGCGGCTGTCAGCCAATGGAGCATGGACCCTTGCACCGACATCATCGCGACCATGAAGCTTGGCGAGAAGATGATGTATGCGGCCACGGACCTGATCAGCCACTTGGAGGGTCTCGCCTCCCCGGTCTCCGCTCCTGGGCTGTCACTCGCCGCCCGTCTGATGAGCATCGCCAGCGACGATGATGTCCGTCTCGCCGTAGCGGGCGAACTGTCAGACCGGGAAATCCCCTGCTATCCGAAGTATCTGGACGACGTGTTCGGGACCTATCTCGACCACCCCGCGATGCGGAAGGCCCTCTCCACCGGGCAAGAGGTCACTTCGCCTGCCGATGGCTCGCAAGTCGAGCCAGGCACGACTGGATCGGGCCGCCATAATCCTTCAACTCCCCCCTTCATCCAATGGAACGGAGGAGAGAACCCAGCGCCGGGGAAGGTGGTGGACTATGAGCTTCGGGGCGGGCGTCGGGGGCGGGCTCCCTCTGAAAATCTCGGGTGGGTCCACGCGCCCATAAATGACTACGCCTACGACATCATCGCCTACCGCATAATCCCGGCCAACCCCTCGGATACTGGAAAGCGCGAGCCTCCCGGCCTGGTCAACTGCACGCACGTCTTAAGGCGCGACGGTAACGCGTATCCCCGGACCTGTGCTCGCTGCGGTTTGGGGCCGTGCCCGTTCTACAACAAGGACGGAACGGTGAAGCCATGACCCCTCCAGATCGCAACGCCTCTCGGGTGGCGGGGGCAGGGTCCCGCGCCACTAAGGCCAGCTCGTGCGGCCATATTCCTTCAAACTCCATCCCTACTGATGATCAGGGAGGGGAAGGGACATGAGCGAGTTGGCCGAAACCTACGAACACGAGGGGCCGAAATGTCCCTACTGCGCCCGCCAGTACACCGCCGACGAGCCCCACTATTACGACGAGATGAACTTCACCGACATGGAGTGCGACGGCTGCGGGAAGACCTTCAATGTCGAAGTCTACACCAGCACGTCTTGGACCTGCACGGCGCTTCCTGATGAAAACACCCCCTCCCATCGACAAGGGGGAGAGACGACATGACCGAGAAGCTCTCCTTCACCATCGAGGAAGCCGCCTCAGCCATCGGCGTCAGTCGGGCGCAGGTCTATCGGCTGATCCGCGCCGGCCAGTTGGAGAAGTTCACCTGGGCGGGCCGGTCGCTGATCCGCGCCGACGTGCTGCGCCAGGCGCTGGACAAGGCGTCAGGACGCATCGCGGCGTGAGCCGGACATGGGGATGACCTTCCCCGTCCGACCCGCGCAGAACCCCGCCCAGGCCTCCATCAGCTTGCGCCGCTTCAACAGCGCGTCGCCGCGGCGATAGGCCCGCTCCGTCTCGTCCCCGACTTGGTGCGCCAGGGCCGCCTCGATGGTCCCGTCCGCGAAGTTGGTGCAGTCGCCCGCCCAGTCTCTGAACGTCGATCTCATGCCATGTACTGTCGCCTCGGATTTCTCCAGGCGCAGGATCTTGTCCATCGACATGTTCGACAGCGGCTCGCCCGCCTTCCATCCGGGGAAAATGTAGCCCGGCCCCTTGATCTCGACCTCTGGCGGCGGCCGCAGTCCGTCGAGGATGTCGAGCACGGCCTGGGTCAGCGGGACCCGGTGCGTCCGCCCGGCCTTCATCCGCTCAGCCGGAACCGTCCAGACATCGCCCTCGACCTCGCCCCATGTCGCGAACCGGACCTCCGATGTCCGCGCTGCGGTGAGGATCGCGAACTCCAGCGCCCGCGCGCTCACCGATGGCCTGGCCCTGATCTTCGCCATGAAGTCGGCCATCTCGGCATAGGGGAGCGCGGGGTGGTGGCGGACCTGCACGTCCGGGCGGGGCAACAGGAGCGCCAGGTGGCCCTTCCAGCGGGCGGGGTTCTCCCAAGGCCCCGAGATATGCCCGGCGGCCCTGGCGGCGTCCAGAACCCGCTCTGTGCGGCCCCTGATGCGTTCCGCCGTCTCATGGATGCGCTTCCAATGGGGTCGCAGGGCGGTAAGCACATCCTGGGTGGTGATCTGGTCCACCGGCAGGGCCTGGAGGTTCGGCTGGTAGGTGGTGAGGGTCTTCTCCCACTGGTCGCGGTGCTTGGCGTTCTTGAGCGGCAGGCCCGCCACGATCTCCTTGGCGAAGACCCCGAACAGCGGGACGGCCGGCGGTGGCGTCGCCTCCCGCTCCCGGCGCCGTTCCTCGATCGGGTTCTTGCCCTCGGAGACCAGCTTGCGGGCCGCGTCCCTCAGATCACGGGCGACCTTCACGTCGATGAACTCCACCGACCCTAGGCCCATCTCCTTGCGCTTGCCCTGCCATTGGAAGACGAAGACCCAGCGTTTCGCCCCGACCTTGTCCGGCTTGCCCTCCTGAACGTCGCTCGGATCGACTTGCAGGTAGAGGCCCAGGCCATCGGCGTGGCGGCCAGCCTCCTTGATCGTCTGCACCTCGCGGTGGGTCAGTCGGTTGGCCTGGCGTCGCGCCATCCTTGAAATTACCCTCAAAGCGGGCTGCGCTTCCTGGGTTGGAGGTGCACCGGCCTGAGACACCCTCGCCTCGTCAGGGCCTTGCGCGCAAGGGTTTCTGCGCCATCCATGCACAGGGAGCGACGCGGGTTCGGGGGATGCTCCGGGAGCCGTTGGAACCGCCTCAATCCCTTGTGTGGTAGGGATTTCGCGAAGGTCCTAGAGGCCGCGTCCTTGAAGTCGTCCTAAATTGAGATCCAGAAGACTTGACGACCGCGCGGGTGGGCGTAGGTTTCGGGTTCCAGATCGGCCCACAAGCCACCTGTGACGGACCCAGGAGGACGCCATGCACCCCGGCGGCTAAAGCCCGCTCCCCCAGTGAAGCACCTTCAAAGGCCCCGGCTTACGTGCGGGGCCTTTTGCTTGTCCGGCTGAGAGCCAGATACACGAAACCCGCCGCTTTGGTGGGCGGCGGGCTCGGTTCGGAAGTCGGTGATCGGCAGGAGCCCTAGGAAGGTCCCCACCATACCCGATCCCCCTGGAATCGCAAGCTTTCGGGCTAACCCTTGGGCTTGGCCTTCTCGCGGCGCTTAAGTTCGGCCTCGATGGCGGCGCGGATGAAGTCGGTGCGCGCCTCGCCCGGAGCCAGCGTCTTGTCGATCTCGGCAGGCATCCCCTCGGGAAGCTTCACGAGCACAGGCTTTCCCCAGAGTTTCGGACGCCCCATGCGCGGGCTTGTTGCGGATATCTGAATTTCCGTCAAGGCGCGCTCTTTTCGTATATTCGTTATTGACACTCCGAGCAGGGTAACGGATATTCGTTATCAGAGCAACCGGAGACGCCACCATGATCACCCGCACCAAGCAAGACTGGACCCCCGGCGCTTCCGTCAAGGTCGGCTTCCTGACCCTGGAAGTGGT